GTCCTGGATTATCGCAATTATGTCTTGCTCTAAAACTCTTACGTGCTTTTGGATTGCTTTTGCGTATACGCATTGTTGGACGTTTAGCACTTGTGCCGCCATGACCAAAGTTAACTTTTTTTACTTTGTCGCCATCTTTTACATATACTTTAAACTTTTTAACATCGCCACGCATTGGCTTGTTTAATTTAACTTTACGTCCTTGATACTCTGCTTCGAATAAATCATTTTCACATATACTATATGCCAAATATCCAAACTCTTCGTGGAAGTCTTGATTGTCTTCTAGAGTAATTTCAGTCTGTTCGACTATTTGTGTAACTTCATTTATTTTCATAAAAACGCCCTCAGTAATACTATTATAAAGTATTTATCTAAGGGCGTTAGTTAGTTTAATTATGCGTCATCTGTGAAATCGTCGTCGTCTGAGCCAACTTCAATATCGTCATCACCAGCTTCTTCAACTTGTGCTGCGCCATCTGCTACAGATGTTGCAAAGTTCCATGGAACACTTTTGCCATCATAAGCATTACTGCCTGTTGAGCTCGGTGCTGATAGCGTAACTTTACGTCCAGCAATTTTACTTACTGTGTATGTTTCCGCATCATCCATTTTGAATGAAATAGCCATTTCACCTGCTACTAGTGCCGCTGGTAGTTTACCAGTTGCTAGTGTACATGTGTGTTCAGTATCATCTGTGCCCAGTGCTGAGCATACGAATCTTTTAGATCCTTTTTGTCTCACAATAAAGCCTTCTTTTACTCCAGATCCATTGTGAAAACTTACTTTAATTTCTTCACCTGCCGCTGTTGGTCCTACATCAGCTTTAGCAAAGAATCTTTTGTTTAGTGGTCTTCCCATTTGTTTTCTCCTTGACGTTCTAAGTCTACGGGGTTGAATCCCCATAAAGTCCTCCGTGGACTAGTAGTATTTATCGGATATCTACGTATTCCTATCGCCCGAGATGGATTGTACAAATCATAACGCACTTGGTTGGCTTGATTACCACCAAGTATAACCCACTTACCATTGGCTGTTTTTCCATAATAAAAGCCAACATGACCTTGCCAACCCTGATTACCCCTTGGAAACACAACAACATCTCCACGTTGTATATCTCCAGGTTCTACACGATCGCCCCAATATAAAAAACTTCTAGCCATGAGCGGAGGATACTTGGTTTGATCGTTTAGATTAGGTATGCTGTCTATTTCTAGTACAGCATTAACAAATGCCGCACACCATTCTGTACGTACAGGATCTACATCTAATAGTTCTTTAAGTTCGTTACGATGTACTCGTTCCTGTAAGCCAATATAAGGCTGTGCTGACATTACACTGTTGTTATTTTCTGCGATACCAACACTGCAAGCACCAAGTACTAGTACAGTACAAATTGAATATAATGATTTCATGTGGATATTTAGTTATCTATAAAGAAATTTTCAATCTTAATATAAGGCGTAGAGTCATCAATGTTACATAATATTTTACTAGTAACAACATTAATTTCTATACCATTATTAATACGGGTTTCAAACATTTCTATAAATGGATTATGCTTTGTGTGTACCCATACTTTTACAGCACCATATTCACTAGCACAAATGTACCAACGAATTTGTTTATGAGTGTACGCATAAACACTACGTACAAGCAGTTTACGATTTTCATAATCCTTGGGGTCTTTAAGTTTTGCTTCAATGTTACTAGTAAAATAACTGACATAGTTATTAAATGGCACTGTACCTTGAATACGTCTTGACGCTTTTTCTAGTCGTTGTCTGTCCCAACTTTCACTAAGTTGATCAATCGCAGTGTCTACATTGTATTGTAGCTCAAGCCAACGTGCTAGTCCAATGTAACGATTGATGTCTTCTGTTCTACGAGTACTAGAATAACTATTACTGACGTTAGGTTGACTATCAAATGATGATATAGCGTCACTTTGGTATGGTTTATTCTCAATAAATTTTTGTAGTGTTTTACGAAAACTAGATAACCCTTCGCCAGTTAGTTTAGCATTAATGAATAATGTACGATAATATTCCCAAATAGATTCAGCTTTGGTATCAGTAAGGTGTTGGTTAGTTAATCTAAAAACATTAAAGTTACTTGTTTCCTTGGGAATACACTTAAACTTAAACGTAGACGTATACGATTCGAACACCGTTACATCGTTATCAGTTAGTTCAGGGTCTCTCATGCCGCAATCTTTCCAGTAAACGCATCAGTATTCATAAAGTGACGTTGTAGTAGTTGGTTACTTGCTAAGTTTTTACATTTTGCTTCTACCATAATATCAGCCCACTGCCAATGTGAGAGTGCCCAGTCATTTACAGCATCATTCCACAAATAGTCTGAATGCGCTCTTAGTTTTCCCTTCTTAAAGCCTTGCTCTTCAAGTTCTGGAAAGTCTGGCTTGTGTGTTCTAGAGTGTTCAAGCAATAAATCTTCACGACTAACACTGTAGTGCATCGCAGGACGAACACCACGCCAACTATCAATAATACGTTTTACTCTGTCATCGTCGGGTCTAATATATTCACCGCCACTGTTCACCCAATGATGATGGATATCGAGTACAAGAGCAACATCTTTTTCTAGTTCTAGCGTTGCGTCGAGTCCCCAGGCGTTTTCTTCGTTTTCGATAGTGATACAGTTTCTTGCTTCTGTAGACAGTCTTGGAAGGATGGCTTTGATACCGGCTGGACCTTGTCTACCGGAGATGTGGACGTTACACTTGAAGTCTTGCCACTTCTGACCGTAACCCATCCACCTGATGATATCCGCATGGTATTCAAACTCCTCTAAACTACGCTCAACAACATCTGGATTATCGGAAGCAAGAACGGTAAACTGACCAGGATGCATAGACAAGCGTACATCAAGCTCACGTGCAATTTCGCCAACACTCGAGTATGCTCGCTCGAGCCGTGCTTGGAGACTTGGCTCCCTATAGAAATAAGCCCAATCACCATGAGTATAAGCAGGCAACAAATTTGACCCGATACGTACCATACGTAATTGTTCTGGTAAATTTCCAACATATCTAATTAACCTTTCTAAGTTAGTAACGTTATCAAAAGCAATCTCATATAAGCGTTGCTCTGCTACCTCACGAGTTTGTCGGTTAAGCCATGTGATAGTTGTACTACGCTCTGTATACTTAGACTGTATTTCTTTAAGTATCTTTGGCTTTTGCGTTTGGTCCGGGTGCATGTATTTACACGCAAACCCGATACGATTTAGATTTTGATTAAACATTTTGCGTTACTTTATTATAAAATTTGCGGTGAGCAGCAATAAACTGCGGAGAATTCATTTTAGGTAGCAAGTTGTGGATAAATTCTTTTGACTGTGTAAATTGCGCATACAATGTATTATACAATGATTCTGAGAAAGGCGCAACAACAAATGCTTGCTTACCCCAAATTTCTTGGGCAGACGCATATTCTTGTTTTGTTAACACTTTGCTGGTGTGCAATCCGGTTAAGCAAGGGTTAGTGACAATGTAGGCTGGCATATTGTTTGACATAAGATTCTCCTGAATGTATATGTCCTTACTATACAGTAAGCCGTCTTGGTTGTCAAGTAAATTGTGATTTATTTTTTGCGTAAAAGTCTACAAGCTCTTTATCTTTTACAGCCATCCGTTGTTGATAGCTTTCTGGTAGGTCATCCCAAGGACGCATTGCTGGGTGTGTTTTTTCTGTTAAGTCTAAATTAAGACCAAAGCGCCATCCATTTTGCTGACGCTCTTGTATCCAACTATTGTGGTGTTGGCGTGCCATTGAGTTATATAATGTTAGTCTAGCATCTTCTTCGATATTAATATCGTATTCAAATGGGTGTCCAAAATCAGCATCCGCACGATATACGTTGCTGGTTTCTATTTCAAAGTCATGTTCAGTAACACGCATATATCCTTCAACAATACGTTCTGCTTCATTGCCAGTAAGATGTCTTACCAATGGTAGTATGTATACATATTGTTCATCTTGCATACCTAGCATTAAGTTTGTTGTTGTGTCGTCATCACCAGCCATAATGCCTTCTGGACCAAGCATCTCAATAGTATAAAACCATTTTTTTGCTTGTTCACTGTTTAGTGCTGTAGGTGTACGTTGAAGGATATAAAAGTCTTGCATGTGTTATCTTTTCTTACTACTTGATTTACCAGCATATGCTTGTCCACCAAAGAACGCAGCAACGATAGCGGCAACTGATACAAAGTATGTAGCGGCCATATTACCTAACACTGTAGCAGCTTGATCTAAGTTTGCTAGTACTGCTAATACAACAGCAAAAGGATATAGTAACATCCCCATTAAAGCAAACCAAGCCATTTTACGTTGCGCATCACGCATCGCATCTGCGTCTTCAAATTCTTTACGTTTGAACTCTAAGTGCATTGCTAGTTCTTCATCAGATACTTTACCGTCTCCGTTAGTGTCTGCTGGATGATAAACACCTGGTGCTTGTGCTACTGGTGCTTGTACTGGTATTACCGGTGCTGTTGCTACTGGTGTTGGTGCTACTGGAGCAGGTGCTACCGGTGTTGGTGTTGGAGCAGGTGTTGCTCCAGCTGATTTGAGTTGCTCAGGTTTTTTTCTTGGCATTTAAATTTCCTCTGTCTCTCTCACTGATTTAAAATGTAAAGTCTGCTACTGTAGCGCCTGAACAGTCGTAGTTGTTTACACCTACTGTTGCGCCTAGTCCTTGTAGTTCAGTTTGTAAATTTCCTGCTGACCAAGCATTGTTTTCAATTGCTACACGAAACGCACCAGTTAATTCTGCTCCCATGGCTAAAATTGTACCTTTACGAGCAATAAGTTCTACAATAGCTTCTACTGCTTCGCCTGGATTAGTTTCTGTTGCTAATGAAGCACCTGTATCAATAGTAAAGTATGATACTGGAGCACCCCATTCTTGTGTATTAAATTCGATTTTGTTTGTTGAATTTCTTGTTACCATAATAATAACTCCTATGTTTGTATACACGTATTTATATAAAAAAAGCCCCGCTAATGATAGCGAGGCTTTTAATCTCTGTCAGTTAACTAAGTAACTTATGCGTCTGCTTCAAAAGTAACTACTGCACTAAGTGCTTGTCCTTTTACTGTAGCTGAGTAAGCTGAAACGTCTGGTCCGCCTTGTACTGCGAAGTGCATAACACCGCCGCCGTTTGCTGTTCCTGCGATACCTGCTACTGTTCCGCCGTCTACTGTTAGTGCCGCTTCAATTGCTGCCGCTCCAGCTGCGTCTGCTACTGCTGCGTCTGTTACTAGTACTGTTGTTCTTGAACCTAAGCCGTTGCCTGCTTTTGTTGTTGCTGTTGTTGTTAAAGCCATTGCTTTTCTCCTAAAAAATTAGTGCGGTTATATATCCGCCTACATTTATTTATCCGATTAGAATGAAATACTTGTAGTTTTAACAAAGGCAACCCAACGAATATTCGTTGCCGCCTCGCCAGTTACTGTTATAGTTAGACTTTCACCTGTTGGTGCTGCTGTGGCGACCCAACTTTCTTCATCTTCTGCTAAAATAGTTTCTGTTACTGTATTAACTAAAGTAGCAGTACCACCAGGATTATCAATAACACCAGTGATCTTATAACTACAATGTGTTGTACCGCCAGTTTGTCTTCCAACAATAGTTGCTTCAAACTGCATTGTAGTATTAATTGCAATTGCTATTTTAGATACGCCCACACTTAGATTTAACTGAGTTGGTGTTGCGTCTGTAGTTGCTGCGTATAGTACATACATAGTATGATCTACATTAGCACTAAGTTGGTTACCAACACCAATTTTACCAGTTGTAAAAGCTACACCAGCACCAGTTACACTTAAATCTGTGCCATCCCAAGTAAGGTTAGTATCGTCTTCAATGATGCCATTGGCACCAGAAATTAGTATTCTATTATCAGTTAGTGTACTGCTTTTGATACCAGCAAACCGTACATTAGCATCAAAAGTAATTAACGTTCCAGTTGAAGAGCCGTTAAATGTCCCAGTACCAACAGTAAATTCATTTGATGTTTCATCCCAACCAACAAACACGTTGTCTTCTGGTCCACGGTTAATAACAATACCACTGTCAGCAGACATTGGCGGACCAGCATAACCTTGATTAAGTTCAATTAGCTGATCAGTTACAACAGTATTAGTTGTGTTTACAGTTGTAGTTTCACCTGAAATTACTAAGTTTCCAGTAATACCTACATTTCCACCTACTAGTAAATTAGTGTTAGCACCAAGAGTTAAATCTGTGCCATCGAATGTTAGATTAGCGTCGTCTTCAATGGCGCCATCTACTCCCGCAATAACAATGCGGTTGTCGGTTAAGTCACTTACTGTGGCACTTGTTAGTGTTGTTTCTCCAGCACCAAGTACACCAAGTGTACTAATTCCAGTAACATCAAGTGTGCCGTTGAGTGCCGTGTTGCCGTCTACTGTTAAATCACTATCTGCTTCAATATCACCAGCCACTGTTATAGTTTGTTCAAATATTGTAGTGTTGGCAAATGTCTTTTTGCCAGTGATTGTCTGAGTAGTGTCTATTGTAACTATATTAGTTGGGGCGATAACAATAGCACCATCAAAATGTATTGCTTTTTTGTTATCTATTTTTAAGAAGACTGGTGATGGTTTTTGCCCAACTGGTATTGTTTGTGTTAATTTGCCAGGATTAGCTGTATCCCAGTAGTAATATAAGTTGCCACTTCCATCATCTGGCAAATCAATATCAATTGTATCACCAAATGGGTTAATTCTAAATGCGTTTGGAACAGGATTAGCAGTCTCAACCACAACACCACAAGCTGTATCAGTTGCAGTTAGTAGTTTCCAAAGATTAGTAGTATCGTCCCATGTAACAATGTCACCAACAGCCAGTCCTAGTGCTATGCTACCTGCTTGCTCAATGCTTATTAATTTGTCTTGACGTAAGTAGGAAAACTTACTAATAATCTCAGCAGCCGCTGTTTTAATAAATCCAACAATTGATTCACTGTATTGCGTGTATGGAAAAAGGATTGGACGTCCTTCACTAACTTCAAATACAATGCCTTCACTACTAGGAATGTATCCTTGTGAGTTACCACTTGTGTCTTGTTGTTGGTTTAATCTTAGTTCATCTTCTGCGATAATAGTCGCATTTTGACTTGTTTGTGCCGTAATGTCGACAACTTTGAGTATCTTACCGCCGCCATTAGTACTTACATAGTCACCAACATTTAAGTCAGTTAAGTTGTAAAAACTACCTTGTGTACTATCACTGTGTGTTTGTGGATTAATAAGTGATAGTGACGCATTATAGCGATACTCCCGCCCTGCAGCGTCGGGATCCGCAATGCTAATTAAATTGAAGCGGATTGGTAATAACTTGGGTGGCTTAATTAAGCTCATATTAGAAGATCACATTTATTTTTGCTGTACTACTCGTATCGGCTCCTGCCACACTAGCGTTAAGGTCAACAATAAACTTACTATTCTCTGAACCAACTGGCACAGTAGCTTGGAAACCAGCGTTTGGAAAACGTAGCTGCCATCCCAGTGTGGCATCTTTGCCCCAATAAGTTATGTTTTTAACCATCTTGTTTTCAGTGTGTGTTATAGTTGCTTTGTTACCAACAACTGCGCTTGTCCATCCTGCTGGCAAATCACTAATTGATTGTAAGTTACCATTACCGTCAAATGCTGCTGTAATTTGGTAAGCAGATGAATCTTGTATCTGTGCTTGACTGTTAATAGTAACTTCATTAGCATCACTTGTGACTGTTATGTTATTACCAGCTATAATACTTTTAAACTCTAAATCAGCTCCGGTTTTCGCAGCAAATAATGTTGCGCCGCCGCCTCTGTTACTGGCAGTATTAATTTCAGCAGTGTTAACAAATCTTATTTCATTAGCAACAGTTGATACAGTAAAGTTAATATTACCTATACCTTCGTTTATCGTTCTAAACTGAAAGTCTCCAGCAACCTTGCTGCTGAATACTTCTTGACCTGCGCCTAAATTACTGGCAGTATCAAGCACCCCCGTAGAGCTAATTTCTACATCGTTGGCATTAGCCACTAATGTGATACCAGCACCCGCTGTAATTGATTTAAATTCTAAATTTTGAAGAGTCTTTTGTTTGAATACCGTAGCACCTGTGCCAACATTACTTGCTGTAGTAATGACGGCGGCGCCACCGCTGGATAGCGGTTTGTTTTCAAACTTTCCCGTAGTAGAGTTGTATTGCAGGAGGTCTTCATTTGCAATCGTTGTTTGATCGATGTCTACTAAAGGAATCAATAATGATCGTAATGTTGAGCTTTGTGCATATATTGGCATTGATCGTTCCTAAACTGTTAATTGTATTATATACTATTTATAGGTTTAGGAGAATCTTATCCACTGTACCATGTAGTGCAACGTCATAAGTTGGGGCTGGATCAATATAACTACGATCAACACGGGCTCTAATCCAAAGTAAATTTGAACGGAACGTCCATGCTTCTGTAGTTGTATCTCCTAGGTTGTTTACTCCACTTGGTGCAGCTAAAACTGGATACTGTCTGTAGCTTTGTCCACTAGTTAAGTAAATTGGAAACCAATCAGTATTGGTAGGGTCAGTTGCTAAACTGCCCTCCAAATAAATCCTGCCTACAAAGTTTGTTACTCTTGCCGAGATTGTGTGTAGCCCATCAGTTTGGCCATAATAACCATCTGCTTTGACTTTATCACCAGTGTAGCTTAAAACTGCCTGGCTTGGTAATATATTAATACTTGTTGTACTCATTCTTTTATAATTTCTACTACTTTACCTGCACCCGCTAATTCCTGGATGACTTGCTCAATACTATTTATTGTTTCCTCATCAAGAATTGTATGTGCTTCTTGGTTATCTCGTAGTAGTTCACTTACTTTTACAACAAAGTGTGTTTCATTTAAGTGTGCCATTTTAATACTCCTGTTATAGTAGTATTTATTAGAAACGGGGTTAACTTGTTTGAATCACAATCTCATCATCAACAATCTCTAGGTGTACTTTAGTAATGTCGTTACCAAATAGTAATGTTTTAGCAAGTGGCTTTTTAATCTTTTCATTAATTAAACGTGCCATTGGTCTTGCTCCCATACTAGGAGTAAATCCATTATCAGTTAACCAATCAAGAACTTGTGTACTATGCGACATTGCCACACCACGTGGTGTTAACATATCACGCAACTCTTTAATAAACTTATTAGTAACTTGTTTCATTAATGTCTTATCTAGTTTATTAAACTGTACAACTGCGTCTAAGCGGTTACGAAACTCTGGACTAAAGAAACGTTTAACTGCTTCATTACTTGCTGTTGTATTATCGTTATCACCAAACCCAATTGTATTACGTTCAGCATCTCTAGCACCTAAGTTACTGGTTAAGATAACAATCGCATTACGTGCGCTAACACTTTTGCCTTCACTATTTGTAATCATACCATTGTCCATAAGTTGTAGCAATACATTACTTACATCTGGGTGTGCCTTTTCAATCTCATCTAGCAACAAGATACAGTTTGGATTTTCTTCTAGTTTGTTTACCAGCAACCCACTGCCTTGTCCACCTTCGCCATAACCTACGTATCCTGGAGGCGCACCAATTAGTTTAGCAACTGTATGACGCTCTTGGTATTCACTCATATCAAAACGTACAAGTGGCATACTCATAGCATCACTAAGTTGTTTTGCTGTTTCTGTTTTACCTACACCTGTTGGTCCTGTAAACAAGTAACTGCCAACTGGTTTGTTTGGATCTTTAAGTCCTGCTTTAGCAATGTAGATACTATCTGCTAGTCTTGTAATAGCTTCGTCTTGTCCAAATACTTTTGATGTAACAATACGTTCAATATCAACTGGCTTTTCAGTTTTGTACTCACTGTCTTTTGTTAGCACTAATTGATCTACTGGAATGCGTGTTAGTTTAGCAACCTCATAACGGATGTCATCAAGCTCTAGTACACTCTTACGATCTTCTATTGGTAGTAATGCTTGTCTTGCCGCCGCCGCATCCAGAGCATCAAATGCTTTATCTGGTAACTGACGGTTGTGCCAGTATTGGTGTGTTAAGTCAACAGCACCATCCAATGCCTTTTGGTCGTATGCTAGTTCATGATATAATTCATATGCTGGAATAGCAGCACGTACAATACGTTTAGCATCCCCCACTGTGGGCTCTGGAATATCTACTTTATAAAAACGACGATTAAGTGCTTTGTCTTTTTCAAAGGTTTCACGATACTCGTCATATGTTGTACTACCAATACAACGTAGTTTGCCTTTTTGTAATGCTGGCTTTAGTAAGTTAGCAACGTCCATTGCTCCTTGTCCAGCACTGCCTGCTCCCATAATCATATGAATCTCATCAATAAACAAGATAGCATCGTCACGGCGCTCTAGTACATCCAAAACTTCTTTAAGACGTTCTTCAAAGTCACCTCTAAACTTAGTACCTGCTAGTAGTGAACCAATATCCAAACTATAGATAGTATTGTCTTTAATAACATCCGGAACACGATCTTCATTAATTAGATGTGCTAGTCCTTCAGCAATAGCAGTTTTACCAACACCACTTTCGCCTACTAGGATAACGTTGTTCTTTTTACGTCTAGCAATAGTTTGTACAAGTTGCTCAAGCTCAGTTTCTCGACCAATCATAGGATCAATTTCACCATTATTAGCTAACATATTTAGATTGTCACAAAACTTTTCTAGTATACGTTCTTGCTTTAATGGTTTATCACGAGTATTAGCTTCTGCTTCTTCAGTTGCTTCATTAGTTAGATATGAGATTAAGTCTTCTCTAGTAATGTCAAGTTGATTTAGCAATACAACAGATGGCGATTGCTCTTCTGTTAAGATACTAATAAGCAAGTCACGTGGGTCAAGTTTCTGTCTACCATTAAACATTGCTTGTGTAAACGCACGATTAAACACACGCTCTAGCATAACTGTCTTTTGTGGTTGAAACTCTTCCTTGTCAATACTATCAACTTCAGTTTCTAGATAAGTGATAACTAGATCTCTAGTTACCTTTGGATCTTTGTCAATATCATAGAAAATATCCTGTACTTCTTCTGTTTCCAGCAATATAGCTAGTAGATGTTCTAGTGTAACATATTCATGTTTGTACCCTCGAGTCAATTGAAATAGGCGTTCTACTAGTGCTTCTATTTTTGGGTCGTTTTGTGACATTTATAATCCTTTTATCTTTATTAATATTAATATAGTGTATCTTACGTCAGATGTCAACAGCTAGATTACATCTTTAAGCAATTTATTTAAGTCTTGTTCAGTTAGTTTTGGAATATCTACCATTATTTCTACATACAAATTTCCATTGGAATTTCCACGACGTGGCAGTCCACACTCTGGTATTCGTAATCGTGTTTTAGATTGTGTACCTGGGTTAATCTTTAGTTTTATACTTCTGTTATCAAGTGTTGTAATAATCTTTTCTGTTCCTAACATCGCTTCTCTTATACTAATATTTAACTGTTTTGTTAAATTAAACTCTTCTACGACAAATATTGGATGTCTTTTTAAACGATATCGTACAATTAGATTTCCTGGAATACCTGGTTGTGATATTTGTCCAAATCCAGTATACTTTACTTCAACACCATCATATATACCAGCAGGTATAGTTATAGTTAAGTTGCGAACTTCATTGTTGTGTTTTACTTCAATATCTTTTGGAGTATTGCTGATTAGTTCTTCTAGTGTTACATGGTATGTAATATGTATGTCTTGATTACGTGGTTGTCGCTGTGTAAAGTTAAAGTGTTGTTTAAATAGATCCTCAAATCCACGCATATCATTTTGGTTATGAAACCCTTGAGATCGATCTTGTTGTGGGGGATTTTTGATATTATCGTAAGCCTCGTTAATAGTCTTAAACTTTTCTTCATCGCCGCCACGGTCAGGGTGATGTTGTTTAGCTAATTTACGATATGCTTGTTTGATTTCATCTTCGGACGCAGTTTGGCTGACACCCAAGACACTATAAGGATTAGTCATCTACTGTTTGATTATGTTCCGCTATTGCCGCATCTGATTCTTTGTAATAGCCTTCGTATGCCGCAATGATTGCTTGCTGTTGTTGTACTAGCGCACGAATGTCACTAAAGTTTAATCCAAGATTAGCATAGCCATCACCAGTAAGTCCATAGATAGCAAATGGCTTTCCGCTCTGTGCTAGTGTAGCTATTACTGAATCCAAATTATCTTCGTTAATAACAACCCAGTTGACTTCTTTTAAATTGAGTTCATCAACTGCTGGCAATGTTAGCTCAGGTCGTTGGATTGGTTTTGCGCTTATCTCAATCGTTTGTTGGGGCTGAGAACACGCTGTTAGGAGTATGACCAGGCCAAAGCCAAGGGCACTCTTTGTTAAAACTGATTTCATTTTCTGCATTCTTTTCTTTTTCGGTTAGTGGGCTTCCACTCAAGATTTCAAAACATCTTCCTGCGTTTTCAGTCCCACGGTTAACAGCACGTTCAATACCTTCAGGATTAGCAAGTGCCGCAGCTGTTAGGTCTATCTTTTCTAACTTGTTTGCTAGCTCTTGATTCTGTCTACGTATTTGTGTATATGCTTCATTTATTTGAGACAACTCTGTATTGACTCTAGCATAATCTGCTTGTAAACTTTCCAGTGCTTGTTCGTTAGTTTGTACTGCTATTTCTAGTTTGGCGTTATTCTCTTGTAGTACGGCCATGCGAGCTTGAGTATCAGTATAATACCAATACCCTATACCGCCCATTACAGCGATAACAATTAATAACAATCCTGCTAGTCTCATTACTTATACCTATTCCAGTTACAGTCCGGCGAGGCTACGAACTCTTTCAAGTGACTCATCAATTTCTGGTGCTGGAGGATACTTTAGTACATATTTTTCTGAATTATTAACCACTGTACTAGATAAGTTATCTTCTGTTAAATCAATTGCGCTATCACCTTTGTAGTAATTATATTTCCACTCTGTAATACCAGTTACTTGACTAGCAACTTTAACAATATTCATAATTTTTTCATATAGTCCTGAGTCACGATTAAATTCAACAAACACCATTGTGTTTCCTTGACCGTTTGGACCTTCACTAACGTCTACATCTAGATGTTCAGTTACGTCAGTTTCAATTAAGTTACTTAGATCTCTTGCTGGTTGCTCAAATTTAACTTCAAACGCAACAACAACTGTTTCATTTGATTCGCCAATCTTGGGAGTATACTGGTCAATACTAATTGTTGGAGTTACTAAGTTCTCCATTTCACCATATTTTACTGTCATTCTAAACCACCTGTTAAATCTTCTTTATTAGGAGCAATGTCATTATCGTAATCAGTGTCATAAGCACTATCAACATCGCTCATATCAATATCAACGCCATTAATTGTAACTTTACTACTATCAAACTCACTAACAAAGTCACGTGGCATTTCAATTGTCACTAACCAAATTGGTGTAGTTTTTTTCTTTGGCTTACGTTTACCTGTGTCAGTATCTATTTCGCCAAGATCATCTGGTGATGTAATTTTAACTGGTTCAATAAGTTCATCCTTTTTGTAATAAACTTTTGCTCCGTGTTTGATTAATCTTAATGCCGCATCAGGGTCAGGCATTAAGTTTTTTGGATACATTAGTGTTACTGTAATCCAATATCTACTTACGTCTGGTCCTGCTATTACTTCACCATATTCCCAGTTCTTATAACTGTACATATGTAAATTATCCAAAACTTCCTCGAATTCAATCAACACATTTAAGCTGTTAGTTGAATCTATAATACCATCTAGGGTATTCTTTAATTGTTCAATATCTGTACTCATCTTAGTATTATTTATGCTCCTTTAATAAATACTCTTGTGGACACATTGGGCTCAGCTTTAACCAATGGAGCACTACATGTCAAGAAGAGCGAGAAAACAAAATAGCAAGGCAAATTTTAACAATATGGTTGTAGAACTACAGACATATCGCAAAAAGAAGATAACTATTTTACCACGTAATGTACATCAGGAAGATTACATTGCGATATTAGACGACACCCAAACACCAATAGCATTTGCAACTGGTCCTGCTGGAACAGGTAAAACCATGCTGGCTGTCCAAATGGGCATTCAGAAGTTTGAGTCGGGTGAGATTAGTAAAATAGTAATCACACGTCCTGCTGTAAGCGTTGACGAACAACACGGGTTCCTACCCGGCAGTCTTAAAGATAAGATGGCACCCTGGACACGACCAATATTCGACGTATTAGAAGAACATTGGGATCCAAAGCAAGTGGAAAAGATGATCGAGAACAAAGAGATCGAGATCGCCCCACTAGCTTATATGCGTGGTAGAACATTCAAACAGTGCTGGATTGTAGCAGACGAAATGCAAAATGCTACACCAGAACAAATGAAAATGTTACTAACACGTATTGGTACTGGTTCTAAAATCGTTGTTACAGGAGACTTAGCACAACATGATAGAGGATATGATAATAATGGTCTAAAAGACTTTACAACCAAACTAACCGACAAACACAATACAATCAAATGCGTACATTTTACAAAACAAGATGTTGAAAGACATCCTGCTGTTGTAGATGTACTAAACATTTATGGCGAATAATTAAGATTTAACAATAGTATTATACACCTGAGCCCATGTGTCTACTTTCTTAACACCGTCATAATCGAACCAAGCATTGTGTTCGTGTCGTATCAACAAACTCTTTAAGCCAAGGTCTGCACCTAATTTGGCATTCTCAGGCTTGTCTTCAATCCAAAACAGTCCACTATCTTTATAAGGTAGTAGAGCTTCGTCTTTATCTGCTCCAGTATCTAGACATGTAACAAAGTCGAATACATCACCAAACAAGTTAACCAAGTTCTGTGTACGAAGTTCCTTAGCATAAGGATCTAAGCTCAAACTAGTAATGGCTCCAAAACGATAACCTGCTTTAACAAGTTGCTCAACACCATATTGTACATCACGTAATGGCTTTAAGCAACACATCCAAGCACTATTGTTAAACTCTGAGATCAATGCTTTGATATGGTTACGCTTTTGCCCATATACAACATGCATGTCATACGTAGCAATACTATTACGTTGGAAGCCTTTGCTTTCCATCCAATCATGAAACGCAGCCTCCCAATCAAGCATTACACCATCGATATCTGTTAGTACTATATTCTTATTCATATTATTAATCTTTCTTCTTAATTTACTCTTATACTATACAGTAAGACGCCTTGGTTGTCAAGTGCTAATTTTAGGAAAAAGCATATTATTACAAAAAAGTTCTACATCTTCTTCTGGCAATCCAAGTGACTTCATTACATTAGCAGTGTGTGGATTTAGCTTCTGATTATCACAATAATAGTTTTGTGCCTTAATTACCGCTGGGTCACGTTCGCCTGCTGTATATTCGCCAACCTCGCTTAAATATGCTGTTAAATTATCTGTAGCAATACGAATAATTTCATCTACTTCAGCTTCATCAGTAACGTTACCAGCGGCAAGCATTTTACTTGTAAAGATATTACGAGCCCACTCAGGCAGTTCACGTTGCTTTTTGGGTACAAAGTGATCAACACTGTCAAAATACCCTTGTATCATATTATGCTCTCGATTACTACTAGGAGAGAAATCATGGAACGCTCCAGTTATCTTACGTTTACCAGCAATAACATCAAAGCCATAGATAGGAGCATCGTTGTTTAGGACTGGAAATATACATACGTGCATCATCCAAAGTCCTCGACTCTCTCTAGCATCTACAACGTCAATATGGGCTCTACGAATATTATCGTTAGCCCATACACGGTTTACCCAGCCGTCTCTATTAAAATAGTCTAGCCCTGGTTCATTATCTTCATGGCAGTGTGCATCGAGGACGTCCACTATCTGTTTCTGGCACAGGGCCAGTTTGTCCCATATCATTCCATTTCTCCTGTTCATTTTCCATTGTTTTCTTACATTGAATAATAAGTTGCTTTTCAATACGAGTAAAATCGTTCCAACGTTTAGCAAAGACAGTAGTACCAAATGTTTCTAGTTCATCTGATATACGGCTTAGCATATTTGCTAGCTCAAGATTTTCTGTTGTTCTATAAGACAAATCGCTCATGTAACGTCCAACTGCTGCTGCATCAATCATATTCTTACTTCCACTTCTTTGTATGTTTTATTAAAACGGTTAACTGTACCACATAGTGCGTGGTGATTATCTTTATCAATGGCATAAACCATTGCGGCTCTAACTTTATTTTCATCTGATACAATGTTTGTACCATATTCAATTGCTTCACTAATAGTATCAAAGCTCTTGCCAATACGACTGTTTGTTACTGGCTGAAACAATACTACATTATAGTGATGTGGATTGTCTCGGATGCTCTTTTCAAAAACATCCATGTCATTAACACGTTTAGTCATTATGATGTTGCCATTTCAAAACGTGCTTCTGACTCAGCTTCTTCACGCATTTCAGCAATTATAACGTTTACAATTTCATCAAATGCGGCGTAAAAAGCCTTTGTGCCGTCAAACAATTTATTACACTCATCAAACGCATCTGCGTCAACAAAACTCCAGTTAATGCTACCATCAGCGTTCCAGTTATCTGAATCGAAAGTTGCAGTGTTAATTGATTCTTGTAATGTTGCGTAATTTGACATATTGTAATCTTTCTGTTTAACTAACTTATATACATGTTCTAGCAGTTCTAGACCAAGATGTCAACAGAAAACAGAACAAATGTTTTCAATGAAAACAACAGGTTATAAAATAATTCAAATTAATTTAAATTAAAGTCCTAAAATACGCTCGGGTTTCTCTTGTAAACCTTTATGTGGATTACGAGTTAGGTACTCACTAACTTGTTCAAAGTAGAAAGCACAATCTTCTTCGCCATTTGCGTCTAGCTTTCGTGCGCTTTCCTTAAAAAAGTTAATTAATTCTCGGTAACCGATACGTCCATCATTCTGTGTCATTGATTAGGGTACTCCATGTTTTAAGTTTTTCACGTTTAATTTGACTGCGTTGGTAGATTTCAGCTTCTCCAACTAGTCCATGATCAATTAACAAATCAATCATACAGTAAACATCGCCTACTTCTTCAAGTAGTTTTTGACGATATTTGTCATCAATCTGTTCAATATTCTCGTAACGCCTCAAATACTTCATGCATACTTGGGTCAATTCTCCGCACTCTTCGGCGGTTATTGCCATCAGTTGTTGTAGTGTGTTGATTGGTGTTTCCGTCTGTTTCAAAGTTCTCTTCCTCGATCATTTGAAATGCTCTCTCGAACATTGGGTGATTATAGTTTTGTAGAATCTCGCTAATTTTAACGCCGTCGATATCCTGGATTTTCATTATTGATGCTGCTTTCAAGTTTGTTGATAATTTTATGTTCACGTCTATTTTTTATGAGGTTTTCTTCCTCTGTACTATATGTACTACAACGTTCTAGTTTATCTTCTAGATACCATAATAGTTCATATAAATCTTTTTTACATCTCCACGTTACAAAACCATCCATACGTGGGTCTGATTCGGCCCATGCGATTTTATCTACATGAGCCTTTACTTCATCTATGGACCAATCAATGATCATACATCAGATATTTTATTAATAATATCACGTTCACGACGAGCTTCAGCCTTTACTTTGGATTTAGCACTGCTGATTGCTATACTAATACCAATATAAGCAAACCAAATAATTAGTGTGCCGTAGATAATAAACTCAGGATTTGAACTATATGTGTTCACAGCATCTACTGCTAGTGTAATTGTGCCAATAAACAGCATAAATCCTAGTACATAGCTGAACGCATATACATAAATGCGAGTATTATCTGATAGATTACGAATTAAATTTAGCATGGGAGGTTCCTTTACATTTCCATTTCAATTTGATAACCAGGTGCGTTCCGTTCGAACTCATCTAGCTCTGCTTGCTTACGTACAAGCATACTGCGAAGTGATTGGCGAGCCATTCTCTTCTCGTCTGATGCGCCTTCCTCCCAGGCGATAAGAACATTTTGGATTGTTTCAATATCAAAAACTACATCAGTCATTTTATTTTCCTTTTATTAATTATTAACAGTTACTGATACAACTTTGTATCCAGAATATTGATTCTCAAGAAGTGCTCGAGAATTATAATCATTCTGTTCTATATAAATCTTAGTCTCTAATGGACCAGCTTGATTAAAGTCAGTTTTTACGAGCGTTGCTACATAGTTAGACATTTTATTTTCCTTTTAATTGAATTAATATCAACAGCATAACAAATAAATGCTATGCTGTCAACTGTTTTTCTTCCAGTGCCCAACGAGCATCTAGGTATATTGGTGTGTCTTTAACACGAACCATTTCGTCCAACAACAGTGACATTTCACGACGGTAAACTCTCCAGAAACTAGGATCGTTATCAGCGATGTCATATGCGTTGTCTATAATGTCAGCACACTTTATGAACTGCGAGTCAGCTGTCGCATTTGCGGTGTGTTGCCTGTCTATGGTTTTACGTGCTTCACGGTTACCATCGCCAGGCTTACTGACGTCTGTGAGATCATCAACATATTTTGCAACAATACTGCCGAACAGGCTAGTGATAACATCCATAGTAACATCTGTGTCCTCCACAACATCGTGTAAGTATGCGGCGGCTATCATAGTATCAGTACCGCCGTATTGTTTGACAAGATTCGCAACACGAGTAGGGTGAACAATATAGTCAGCACCATCATACTTGCGCTTTTGTCCAACAGCAGCATGAGCCGCCGTTGCAAAAGTATATGCTTTCTCTACAATAGTCATTTAAGACTCCTTAGTTCAAGTAATGTGGACCAGTCTTCATATCGTTGATACATTACAAACACTCCATTGGATTGTGTTGATTTTCATCGTTCAGCAACCATTGCCAAAATTCAGCAACAGTTACCTGTGCAGTTGCAATGTCGTTGCTTACTTGCTGTTCCAGCGTTGGCAAGTCAATAATATCCATAGTCATTTCTACTGTAGGTACCATACGCTTATTAAACTCTTCTTCTGTTAAGCGTTTACCATTTAACCACCAATACTTCTTACCACTACTATGCTCAATGGCTGGTCCATCTTCACGATGGAGTTCATCATTTAAGTAATAAAACTTAGAACCATTAGCATCAACTTCGCATTTAATATAATCAGTCATTATGTAAAGTACTGGTGTCATTTGCGACTCCTTAGTTCAAGTAATGTGGACCAGTCCAAGCAACACTGAATGAATCAGCAAAAATGTTACCACGTGCTTTGTTACGAGCAGGTGTATTGTAACCAGCCGCTTTCAAAATATCACCTTTTTGGAACAGTTTATCATTATCAGTTTTAACAATAAAGCCCCAAACACCACCATCACGGACAAGTTTAATATATTTGCTGCCTTCTTTGATCTCAAAACTATTTTCAAAGTTAGCAAGTGTTTTACCAAAGTAACTATCTGGATCTGGCATACCACGTCCACCGGACATTACAAACTTAGTGTAATCTTCTTTAGCTTTTTGGATTAGTTTTTGAATTTCATTTTGCATCTTGGTTCTCACTCCGTATTTGCTTAACTTATACATATACTATACAGTAAGACGTCTTGGTTGTCAAGCCCTAATTTACTTTTTTTTCGGTTTTTTTCTTAATTTTCCGTCTTTAGTAAAGTAAGTTTCTCTAAGACTATTAAGACCACCTTCTACACGACTTGGATACTTGCCCAAGAAAGTGCCTGCTTCTAAGTCGCCCTTACTAATATGTTCTTTGTGGAAGTGTTCAATGTCGTCCCAAACAGCCAACATTGTCTTGCCCATTTCGTCAAAGAAGCCATCCGACAAAATAGCATCATCCTCTTTGTAGTAAGCATATGATGCCATGAGATACCAAGGCACCATCATGTTTATGTTTTCAGCAAACTTTTCTGCGGCATGATCATCTAGCATGTTTCCTATAGAACCTTTATATAGTGAGCATCTAAATCGTCACGATACTCTATTGCGTCACAAATGTCATTAAAGACTTTGCGAACTATTCTATCAGGAAAGAAGCCAGTAATTATGTACATTTTATTCCAATATCTGATAACATTTTACGAGCATCGCTAACGTTTTCTTCAGCAGGCATTGTTAGCATTTCGTCAAGTATCATTTCCTGAAGTGTGACTGCCATAAAAAAATCTTCTTTGCTGAGTGTGTTCATCCATTCCAACACATCATCAGTGGTATCACAAGTCCAAAGTTTATCTAGCATCTGGACTTGCTTATCATTTAATCCGTCGATTTGGATTTTCATGATCCCATCCAAAGTTCATATGATCCATCTTCACGAACTTCACAATCTTCAATGAAGACATGCCAATCACCAAGTTGTTTTGCTTGTTGGTAACAAGACTCAGCAGCACGCCATATATCACGAACACTACCACTTGGAGCAAATGCGCTCACTTCAATTTCTTTAGCAGTGTTGTTTTGTAGTTCTTCAACAGTTGATGCTTGATCATAAAATCTATAGCAAATACGCTTAACACCCTCGTTGAAAATGTTTTGGTCAATATCTGAAAACTCCCACATGGACCATACAGTCTCATATCCTAGTTCAGTTTGCATGTCGTTCCAATACTCCATTGATAGTGTATCAGCATCTACGTCTGTAAATACAACATCTTCCATTGCGATTGTTTCTGCGCTTACATCTTCAAATTTTACAGTTTGATCAAACATATTAATTTCCTCTTTGTTACCATTATAATATAGCACCAAAACGTCTTGGTGTCAACAGGAAAAGGCAAAAAAGTTTTCTGCCTTTTCAATAGTTTATAATTTTATACTGCTATACGTGGTGTCAGTGTATCGCCATTAATAACTGTCTTAATACTGTGGCAACGACTGCACAGTGTTTGTAAGTTTTCAGGCGCATTGTTCAAATGATTGCCATCAATATGATCTACATGCAATACATAACGAATAATCTGATTGCGCATTTTAAGATCTTCTACTGCTTGAATCTGTTCATCGTTATATGGTGTGTAACCACAACTTTCACAATGTGTCTCACGACTGTGGCTGTATACTTTTTTAGTAGTTGCCATACCGCCGTAATCAGATAAGTTTTTCTGATGTTCACGACACAGTGTATCACTACCTGGTCCTTGGTATGCTGTTAAAAAGTTGTTACAGCCATCAATCGTGCAACGAGTCTTTCTTGCCTTCCGGAGAGATAACCCCTCCTTTAGCATATCCATTTTGGGATCACGTAAACTCATATTACACCCCCAATTCTTTTGCATTAAACTCGTATGCATACTTGCCAATAAACACTGGCAATTCGAATGGGAAGCCTGCAGCCTCTATTGCTTGACACAACCAAGTTGGCGCAACTTCTGTTTGGTTACAACGTGTATTGTAGTTCTCACGAATACGATAATGCTGACGCTTTAACCAACCCTGGTAAGCATCCATAATCATTTTGTGTTTCCGGTTGCGAGTTTGGTTATAGCCTTTTGCCCAAGTATTGTTTGTTACAACACCTAAGTATTTTACAACAGCCTTAACATAATCATCATCAACTACAATGCCCTGTTGATCACAAGCACGGAAGATGTGTGCCATGTTGTCAATTTCTAGGGGTTCAACTGGCGCATCTGGATTGCTTAGTGTATGATACTGGAATACTCGACGTAGTACACTGCTTTTCCATTTGTTAACATCACGTCCTGTAGGGAAGATTTCTGAAGGACGGCTAATAGCACCTGGCTGTCCAGTGTCACCAAACTTGTTGTGTGTAAAGAAGCAATTAAACTCTTCCATTGCAGTTTGAATCTCTTCAAAACGCATTGACCAAGGATCAGTATCTCCGTTGTTACGTACTGCCCATACATACTGCATGTACAAGTCAATCTTGTCAAGAGGTTTAGTCATTGTGTTGTCGTGTACACCAATAAAACGTTGGCGTAGTTTAGCAACTCGCTTGCCTGGATAGATAGCAACTGGTACTTCAAGTTCCATTGCTTCTTCCCATGACATGCCAAATGCATACATAGCTAAACAAATTAGTGTATATGTTGTGTGTGCACCATCCCAAATAAGATACTTGTCATTTTGTTCACTAGGGTAGATACGGATGATGTTTACAAAGAACGGGTCAAATTTGCCGAGAATATCTACAATCCAGTCAATGTCTGTTTCTCGCTGGATAGTAGCATTAATTAGTAGTTGCCCAAGTGTAATACGGTCCTTTTTGTTAGGAGCCATCTGTACCATATCTGGGTACATGTCTGTAAACTTTTCATATTGGGGGTAACGATCCCGGAATTCTTGTAACATTCCTGTTAGCCATTCAGCTAAATCTGGATCTTTTGCCATTAGTGATTCTGTGAATCGTTTTTCTAATGTTAGGATGTCATCTTTGTCTGTATTAAACTTGTCGTTGACACCTGCGGCGTATGTCGCATTTTCTGTGCGTGTTGATTGCATAAATTGCATAGTTAGTATATCCTTTTACGGTTTATGTTATATTGCTCTGGAATGAGCATCTGTAACTATCATTAGCTACAATTACAATATACGATATAAAGGATTAGTTGTCAACCGGTTTTTTAAGATTAATCGAAGATTTTTCTAAATTTTTTGGCACCTTTAGATACATTTTGCTTCCAGGCTTTACCTGGATCTAAGTCATTATTTGTATCGCTGATATATTTAAAACAATAAAACTCTGGAATACCAAAGTGTTCACACACTCTGCCAATGGCATATGCTTCCATGTCTACAATATGATATGGTAAATTTGGTCTAGCAAAGCTATCACCAGTACCACATATAATACTTGTTTGACGATTACTAGTGTAAAAATGTTGTTCTTGATCTTTTTCAGTTACATATAACGGAAGTCCAAGCGCCGTGATATCCATATCTCGTTCTATTAAACTACATACTCCTAGTAGCTCGCCTGCTACACTATCATCACTAGCACCTGCTGTTCCATAATTATAAACAGCCGTAACATGTGGATTAGCAGTCAAGTATTGTGTTACTGCTAGCGTAGCGTTAACTTTACCGATACCAGTATACACAACGTTAAAACCTTTGGGAGCCATTTTGCGAGGAAATTCTTCAGCTAGGGCAACAAAGATTACTTTATTCATATCATTTGCAGTTCAATTAATGTAGCACTCAGATTAATTTCAACATCTGCTACACTCATATGTTTAACTAGTCCATTACGAATAACAATAACAGCTTCATCTTGTTTATCTGGAGTGTCACCAAACCAGTCTATATTCTCATATAGCTTTCTAAAGATGCCTTCGTAGTCAGTTGGTCTAGCATTAGCAATAATTAATTTACGGGCACTGCGTATATCGCCACTCTTAAACAAGTCTACCATTTTAATTAACCAAGCACTGTCGTCACCACCTTCTTCAGGCTGTGTTAGTACACCATCCATAACATTTGATTGTAGGTTATTGATAGTTTTACGCATGTCTGGCTGTGTAGCTACAACAAACGATCCCAACATATAAGGATCATATGTAACACCTTCAGCATCAAGTATGGTTACCATGCGATTAAAAAACTCTGTCTCGTCTTGTTTCTGGATCTGAAATACTTGACAACGACTTTTAAGTGCTGGAATAATTTTATTATCATAATTACATGTAAGTATAAAACGTACACTCTGATGGTTTTGTTCCATTACACCACGTAACGCCGCTTGTGCTTCTGGAGACAAGTAATCAGCCTCGTCTAGTAGTACAACCTTAAAGTCTCCCCAAGGCATTGTATCACCAAAGTTAGTAATCTTGTTGCGTACATATTCAATACCGTTATCACGACTAGCGTTGATATACAATACATCTGCTGGTTGTACACCTAGTTCATTAATAAGGACTTTTGCTAGTGTAGTTTTACCTGTACCAGCACTTCCAGCAAACATTAAATGTGGAATACTTTTGTCAGTTACCCAACCATTAATAAGATTCTTTTGACCATCATTCTTGAATACATATTCAGACAAAGTCTTGGGACGATACTTTTCTACCCATAATTCTTTCATTTACTTTTCCACTTTTTCTTTTACTATAACATTATTTTTAGGTTTGTCGAGCGTAAAATACGACCCGTCTATATTATGTGTGCCACTGTTACTAAATGCCCATTGAAAACATTTCCACCTGGTGTAGTATCTAGGATATCCATACAATCTCAGACCTTCAGCACGTAAATGTACATACCAAAGTTTAAAATTATTATATCTCTTCTTCAAGTTTAATACTTCCTTTAGCACCGCACTTTGGACAATACCAATGTCCTCTGTCGATTTTAAACTTCTTTTGCATCACTGCGTAACTAAAGTAACACTTGCAATGATTACAAGTAATATGAAAGATGTATTCTAAATGTGCGCTAAAACTACTCATTTTGTTTTATTGCCTTTATAATTATTGCCGCTGGAAATACTTTTAGTAATATATCAATTGCTCTATTATCATTTAACGCATCAACAATCGCTGTACCGTATTGTCCATCTATTTCAATTTGACAGTTATCAGATTTAGTTTTATTCATATGTAGTATTTTATCTTCAGGTAGTTCAAACAGTACTTTAAATTCAAACCCTGTTGGAAAATCTATAATATTACTCATATCTATTCAATGTTACTAACATCTCCATGATACACACCCATGATATCTTTGGCGTCTAGTGCGTATAGTTTTCTATTATCAGTATCGTCGACATTAAATCCACGACTCCAACGTCCGTGTGCTACACAGACAATATCACCTTTTTTAACATCGTTAGCAACTTCTGTTCTACTACCAACATCATGTACTTCAAAGTATCTTGATTTAATACCACGAGTTTCACCATCATCATTCAAGATAATTAGTCCACTATTAAGTGTATGTTGTCCTGGAGGGTTTACAAAAAATCCTAATACACTTGTTGCTGTTGCTCTTACTTGTCTCATTTATTCCTCATCTAATTCTAATGTTTCAATTGAACCGTCATCGTATTCAATCTCTGCGTATTTTGAACCATCATCTCTTGTTCTAGTAATTTTACTTACTGCTTCTGGTTCAGGTTCTACTACTGGTTCTAGTACTGTTTCTTCTACTGGCGCTGGCTCTGGCGCTGGAGTAGACATAATTGGTTTTGGATCACTAATTGGTGTTGTTGTAGCTGGTGTCCGTTGGGCCGCATCTGCTTGAGCAATCTCCTGAGCAGTATACTTTACAGTACCGTCACTATTTAATCTATCACCTCTGGCATTCATTAATACGTTGCCAACTGATCTAGCAGTCTCATTTTTTGCGGCAAGAGCAGCCATGTCAATCATTCTACCTCTTGCAGTTTTTACACTTCTCATCTAAAGAATTCCCTATAATCTAAGTTGTATTTAATACTATCTATCTTGTGTACACCAAGAAGATATAACACATAACTAGCAACACTTGATCCACGTCCTACACCCATTACAACATCGTTTTCACGCATTAACTCAACAAAATACATCATATACTGTAATAGTGACAGCAACCCACGTTCTTCAAACTCTGTAAGTTCTGTAACAACACGTTGATACTCAGCTTCATTTTTTGTTTTACTTAGTAAGTGATCAATTATGTTAATTTTTTTGTATTCGTCAGGCATAAACCAATTATCAACTAGCTCTTTATTATACTTATCTAATCCATTATTTGGCAATTCTACGTTTATGTTTTCATCAATTAGAAACAAACTACAAAACTGATTGTATCTATCAACACTTACTGTATTTTCCATTGTCACCGTGTGTACTTGTTTACCCTGTAGAAATAATTCTACAAGTTTATCTTCATTAATAATGATTTCGTTATCGCTATTCAACATCGCCAATATTCATTACATTGTCAGCATCGGGATCTCTGCCATCTTCAACAGCACGTTCACGTTTCAACTTTTCAGCATCACTTGCTATTCGAGATTGATACTCAACCATTAATACATCCAACATATTTTGCATTTGTCCAATTATACCTGGACTCATGCCACTTTGATGTGCTTGCGCTACTTTACGCTTTAGCTCAATTTGTTTTTCCAGCATCTGATCAACAGTCATGCCGTCATAATTTACAAACATTAGTCTCTCCTTATACTTTTATTATACTCTACAGCATTACGGATCAAAGTCAAGTCTGTATTATACTTTTCACCTGTTTTAATAATGGCGCTTGTGTCTTTAGGAAAACAATGACCACCAAAACCACGCTGTTCTGTTACTTCTGTGTGACTACTACCTATGCGAGTATCTTCACCTACAAGATGTAGTACCATGTTTGCGTTTACACCAGTTGCCTCGCATAGATCGTGTATCTGATTAAAGAAGGATACCTTAGTTGCTAAGTACGCATTACGGAAACATTTTGTTAATATGAGTTCTTCCACATCAACATGTATCGTAGTAAATTTATCATCTTTAAATGCTATAGAGAACAATGTGTGCCAGAATGATTTTCTATCACCGCCCATGTAAATCTCTCTAGTATTATAGAAGTCTTCGTCAGCAGTTGCGGCACGTAAGAACTCTGGACTAAACGCAATTAAATGATTAGGATACATAAACTTAATTTTACGCCAACCTTCTAAACTTAGTGTACTTTTAATTAAGATTGGTGTCATTTCAGATAACAGACTAATCACATCACAAACATTACTTACATCACAACTGCCATCATCAGCAGGAGGTGTACTTACACTAATGATACACGCATCCACTGGATTATCTGTCCATGGATAATTTTTATGTGGATCATATATTCTAACTGAGTGTGTTTCACTCAATAGTTTTTTATGAGCATGTCCTACAAATCCGTAGCCTGCGATTAAAATGTTCATAGATTCTCCTAATATTTAACTAACAGTATATACACTTTTTTGGCATTTGTCAATAAATATTTGTAGTGAGAGGGAAACTATTATGATTACAGACATGAATTTTGAACAACGTAGTCTACTATTTGCTAAACTAGCAAGTATAGCATACAGTGATGATACAAAACAAGTTAAAAAAGATGCAAAAGCATTAGGTTTTACTACTATAGAATTTTACAACAATGGCGGTGCTCAAGCATATCGCTTTATGAACAAAGCAGACATTGTTATCGCTTGTCGTGGAACACAACCAAATGAGTTTAACGATATTAAAGCAGACTTAAAAGCAGCTCCAGTAATGGCAGAAACTGTTGGCCGTGTACACGTTGGCTTTAAAACAGAAGTAGACGAACTATGGCCAATGGTTATGGAAGATTTACGTGAGTGTGGTAAGAAACGTACAGCATGGTTTTGTGGACACAGTTTAGGTGCCGCAATGACAACTATTATGGCTAGCCGTTGTGAAGACGATCCACTTATGCCAAACATTGCTGAAGTGTATACATACGGATCACCACGTACAGGTTGGAGAAAGTTTATCAAGAGTTTAAACTGTAAACACCAACGTTGGGTTAATAACAATGATATTGTTACCCGTGTACCACTTGCTATTATGGGTTACAAACATGATGGTTGTGAACACTACATAGATTCAAATGGCGACTATAAGCCAAATCTTAAAGGAACCCGCCGTGTTAAAGATCGCTGGCGTGGAATGTGGATGGGCCTAAAGCAAGGCGGTATCGATAACTTTAGTGACCACAGTATGACAAATTATATTGCTAACTTAGAAAAGTTACAGTAAGTCAAAAAAATAGGGCGGGATTAAATCCGCCCTATCTTAATTTAGTTTATGTTGTTAATTATTATCCTGCAGAACCATAATAGACAAATTCGCCTGTTGTTGGATTGTAAGCAACTTGCTTAAATCCTGATGGCAATGCGGCTGCATTACTATAGTTTCTAACTGGTTTAACCATAAACTGACCTGTTTGGGCTGTTTCTAACTCTGAGCCTGAGGCTGCAATTACAATTGAGTTGTTGTGCTGGTTGTTCACGCCTGCGAGATTACCTATTGCTATCGCACTTGATCCTTGGTTTACTTTACCTGCATTTTTACCAATTGCTACTGAACTTTCTCCTTGTGTAGTTTGGCCTGCTAGTGCGCCAATTGCCACTCCATGCTGTGATTGTGTTGTTTCACCTGCACTATCACCAATTGCTACTGTACTGTTTCCTTGTGTGGTTTCACCAGCTCGATATCCAATTCCTACTGCTTTTGTGCCTTGAGTTATTTCACCTGCTTCGAAACCAATTGCTACTGAGTCTTCGCCTTGATTTGTAACACCTGCGGCAAAGCCAACTGCTACTGCTTTTGTACTTTGATTTGTAAAACCTGCTCCACCCCCAATTGCTATTGCTTGTTGGCCTTGAGTTGTTGTACCTGCATTCGCACCAATTGCCACCGATAAGGTGCCTTGAGTATTCGAAGCTGCTACATCGCCAATTGCTACAGAACTTGCGCCTTGGTCGGTTGCGCCTGCGTTGTTACCCAATGCATACGAGTTGTTACCTTGATTGGTTTTACCTGCATCGTCACCAATTGCTACAGTTTCGGTACCTTGGTTTACACTGCCGGCGTTTCGTCCAATGGCAACTTTTCCTGGTCCGTTAGCATTATTAATGTCAGTAATAGCTGCCCAAGTTGTAGCACCGCCACCACCGCCACCACCTGCTAAATCAACACCGCCTGGTGTTGTTCCGTCACTTATCTTCATCTTGTTTGTGACTGTGTCTACCCACAGTTCACCATCTTTACCAATGTACTGTGTACTATCAGCCGAAATATTCTTTGAAATTATTTGTTTTGTGCCCATTATATAAATGCCCCTATCTGCTACTATTTAGCGATAGGGACATTATCTTGTTTTATTTTATAGTCCGTTTGGTACTAACACATAATGTATTGTTAGAACAATAGCCACTGAGGCACCTAGACCAATCATCATCTTCTGAAAGTCTCTTGCTACTAGCGGAAATACACTCTTGAACTTACGCTTACCTGTGAAGCTGGCAATAGCAAGTTCACGTCCTGCTAACATACCAACAAACACCCAAGTAGTTGACATTGGTATATCGTTCAGCTCTTTGAAGAAGTACAAGCACAACCAATAGAATAGATCAATCAGCGTTGCTGACCTTACGTATCTGGTGTTGTGTTTTTCTAATACAATCTCTTGTATCTTACCGCCACGTTCTCTAAACATAAAGAACAAGCCGCCAACAAATACAAAGCTGATTAATACCATAAGGTCTACTGGTACTTCACGTGGAAGGAATACAGCAATGTTGGCCATGTCATGTGACAACCAAGTCCACCATAATCCGCCTGTTGCTACCCACTGTGCTATGCGCCAGTAATTTTTATTCTTTTCAGCAACTGGTGCTGTTTCGTCCATCCATCTGCTAATAAAGTACCAAGCAAAGTATGCGAACATTGCCGCAATACCATAACCCATTATACTTTTCATAAGCATCTTCTCTAATACAAATGTACTTGCGAAAGCACTTAGTACTAGGAAGCTAGTTGATACAGGTACACCTTTGCGTGTTAGTAATACAAGTATGCCCGGTGCCGCAGCATGATACCATTGTACTTCTTGCCATGGGATCTTGTTTAGTCTGCCGTAACTGATGTCTCCACCATTTACATGCCAGCCATACCAGAGTGTAGCAAGTAATACTGCGCTTGCGGCTCCCCATAATACTTTATAACTAAATCTCTCATTGTTTGATGCCATCCATGTACCGAGAGTCTGTACTGAATCGTTTGCTATCACAGCATAAGCTGCGAATAAGAAGCCAACAAGGCTCCATAAAGTGAGTGCGTCCATAATAATCTCCTTTGCTTGACGGCTTTACCCCGTCGCTCACAAATATAATACTGTTGTATTACAAAAATTATTTATTACTCAACAAACCTATACAATACCTAATAGAGATGCAATAACAGAACCCGCAATAACACCAACTAATCCCCAAGCTAATACACCTAGTTCACCTTCAGTTTTAGTTGTATCAACTACTTTAGTTCCAATAAGGCCACCTATAAATGCGCCTGTAGCTACTGATGCAAAAAACATTATATTTCCTTTTTTATTTGATAAACTGTGCTAGTTGTGGTGCTTGCCAACCTTCTGGCTTTAGCACTTCTAACCTGTTCTTTTTTATCTTTTGTATAAATATAAGTGTAGTTCGCGAGCGGCAACTCCAACTACTCTAATACTAACAAGGAGTATCAGCAAATGTATTTAACTAAATTTTATGTCTATGCGTATATTCGTGATGACGGCACACCGTATTATATAGGCAAAGGCTGCGGCAAAAGGGCGTGGGCTAAAACAGATAGAACTGTCTTTCCAAAAAAAGACTTTTCTAACATTATCATTTTAGAATCTAATCTAACAGATGTAGGTGCGTTAGCGTTAGAAAGACGTCTAATAAAATGGCACGGACGCATAGATAACGGCACTGGCATATTGCGCAATAAAACAGATGGCGGCGATGGCAATGCAGGATGGATAATGCCAGAGGAAGCGAAGAATAAAATTTCTATCGCCAACAAAGGCAGACTAAAAGGATACAAATTTAGTCAAGAGCAACTAGAAAACAGAGTAGGCGAGAATCACTGGAATTACGGTAATACTACTTCTAAAGAAGTTTCTAAAAAAATATCAGAAGGTGTAAAGCGTAGAAACAAAGAAAGACAGTTAGATGTTAAAGAATATACGCTATTAGATACGCATACTAATAGCACTATTAAATTTAATATATACAACTTTGAAGAAAAAATAAGCCCCTTGGGAATAAATCGCAAAGGGCTATTTTGGGCTGTTAGATATAATACTAACAAATTATATAAAAATAGATATACTATTATTTGATAAATTGTGCTAAGTTAGGCGGAGACCAATTTGACGGTTTTAACACCTTCCCATCAGCACGTTTGATCACTTTGTTTGTAGTTGGATCAATCTTAGCAAAGTTTGTATCCATTACTTCTTTCCAGGCTGCTTCTCCGTCCCAACCTGCGGCACGTACTGCGCCCATAGTAACAACTAAGATGTCAATAAGTGCGTCAAGTTGTTCGACTTTGTCGTTGTCTTGGATAGCTTCTTCTAGCTCGTCTGTTTCCTCACGGATTAGATCGAGATACATTTTGTAGTTTGCTTCACTTGGTGGTTGGTCACATGCTGTACCAAATGTTTCGATGTCTTTGAATGGATTTGTCATTTATTTGCCTCTGTTATCATTTTAATGTTCTGCTTAATCTTAGCATTAAACTCAGCGTCTGTCAAGTGATAGTTTAAACCTTCACTCAATGCTCTCGAAAAACTAGCAGTAACGTCTGCGTTAGCGCCTAACCTACGACATGCTTCTTGTGTAGCATATCCGCCACTTAGGAACACAACACGTTCTACATTAGGAAATACTGTAAGGTTGTGATACAAGTTGGGTACTTCTGGTGGTGTTAGTTTAAGAATACATTTACCTGGAAACTCATCCAGAAACTCTTGTAAGTGATACATAAGAGCTGATTCAACTTTAGCTTTAACAGGATTGTCGATAGGTACTTCGGGCTCAATGATTGGTACAAGCCCATGCTCCCAAATAGTACGAGCAAGTGTAAACTGTTGTTTGAGTACAGGATGTACCATACTTCCCCCTTTAACAATGCTACGCATCTTTGTACCATAAATCTTAGGACCAATACCGTTTGTAGCCCACTCTAACATTTGTTTTACTGGAAACTGTTTAAGCATACCACTTTCTTCACAGCCACTGTCAATCTTTAGGAACGTGTCAATACCTTTTTCATCCAGGACATTTACCATGCCACGAGTAACTGTGTCTTGGTATAGTATTGCCGCCCAAATGTTTTTATCGTTGAAGTCAGGTGAGTTAACCATACGCATACGCATTTCGTGTACACGTTCCATTTTGTTATCTTCTGTGTACTCACGTCCATAACGTTCTAGTACACCACCTGTTGAACCACCACTGTGATCCATTGCCGCTATAAATCTATGATCCATAATTCTATCCTTGTGTTAAGTCGTACTTGAAGTTTTGTGTAGTAGTGTTGATAGCAATTTGTTTTGCTCCATTACGTATATGAAAATGTGTAGCCATAGGTGTTAGTGGACTTAGTGTTACTAAATTTTGTACATTAGTTGATTGCTTCATCATGTCGCCAACTTTGCCTATGATCTCTTTACCAGCGCCACGTTTGCGACTCCATACTGTATAAGCAATTGCTGTGTCAGCATCTTTTTTAAAGTGTGCGTTTTGACTCATTAAGTCTAGCTCTTTAACACTTGAAGGAACATCATTAGTATACGCAATACATATAATACCTTCAATCTCGTCTTGGTATTTTAATCCGTATATTTTACGTCCATAACTTGTGCGCCATTCTACATCAAGCTCTGGACGTACTGGATCTTCGCTAACGTCAATCTCGTCAAGTTCCACTAGCTCAGTAACTTTTACCCAGCCAAAGAAGTTATCAATTTTACTACGAAACTTCTGTACTTTACTCATCGTCTGCCTCCCAATACCTACAATAGAAATGTTTGCCACAAGCATCAATCTCTGCCTGTGGGTAACCTTCGCTCAACAACCACGGAAAGATACTTTCGTCTTCTCCCAAGGTGCTTGGCATTGGTTTGGGAAATCCATACTTCCAACCGCTGGGCGGATCACACATTAATACTTTACTCATTTCATATCCTCTTCCATTGTGCTTTTTAATGTAGCCAAGACGTTTTCAAGTTTGATCAACATATCAGTACGTACACAAACTATTTGAACTGGTCGGTGTACTCTACCTTCGTCAGTTTCCTCAGTAGCGTCAAGAAGACTAAACAACTCTCTAACACTATCTTTCAAGCCAGTCAACTTCTTCTCACCAGATAAGGCTCTTTCAGCCCATTCTTCTTTAGAGGCGGCTTCGATCTTATAGCTCATTTAATAATCCAATCCATATTCATCCAGTCTGTATCTTCTGGCATCATCTCAACTTTGTCGCCGTGAATTTGCTGAAGCTGATCCCAAATACCAGCATTGTTCATTCTCAGTGTGTACGCCGCTGATGTAAAGTTACAACAACGATATCGAGACCCACTAGAACCAGAGAAGTAATAGAATGCTTCGTCCTCTTCTACCTTTGTAATGCCACTGTTCATACGCCAACTGTCGCCATCTAAGTAACCACCGGATGTTCCAACAAGAAGACGATAGTGAGGATCATCGCCTTTCATCTTAATAACTACCCAGTTGTCGCATGTGTAATCACTCATAAGATTCGCCTGTACTACGAAAGAAGTTTTCACTCCAAAACGCTTTGTCGTCAATCCAAATATCATAGTTTTCTTTTTCGCCAACACTTAGTTCATGGTGCTTTGCACCCCAGTTTATTAATTGATCTTTAGTTAAATCATAATAATCAATTTTGCTCACACAACCTCGTGCTGTCATATATTTAATAGTATGTCCTGCATCATACAATGCGTTTACTTTTGCAATACGATCCAGCATAGGAATATGTTTAGCGTAGTCTTTCTTTCCACCAGTGCCAGGTATAATCACTTCTTTACAGATGGTGCCGTCGATATCAATTACATATTTCATTGGAATAAACTACTCACACTTTCTTCATTTGTAATACGGCGCATTGCTTCGCCAAATAATGGTGCTAAACTTACTTGTCTAACTTTTGTACTTTTGCCATCATAAGGAATACTATCACTGATAACTAATTCTTCTAGTTTACTAGCTTCAATCTTTTTACTAGCACCATTGCTTAGTACACCATGTGTAATGTATGCTCTAACACTTAGTGCGCCAGCATCCAAGATAGCTTCTGCGGCTTTACATAGTGTGCCTCCACTATCAACAATATCATCTACTAGGATAGCATGTTTACCTTTAACATCACCAATCAGTGCCATTACTTCACTAACACCTGCTCGAGGTCTACGTTTGTCTACAATAGCAATATCGCCATGGAACATATCAGCAAACTTACGAGCTCTTACAGCACCGCCTGCGTCTGGTGAAACAAATACTGTCTCTACAGTATTGATGTCACTGCCGTCTTTGTAAAATTGTTTTTTAATGTCTTTAGCAAACACTACACGGCTTGTTAAATCGTCCACTGGAATATCAAAAAAGCCTTGAATCTGTCCTGCGTGTAAATCCATTGTGAGTACACGATCTGCACCTGCTGTAGTTAGTAAGTCAGCAACTAGTTTGGCAGTAATGGGTGTTCTTGAAGCACTTTTACGATCTTGGCGTGCGTACCCAAAGTAAGGGATAACTGCCGTAATACGACTAGCACTACTACGCTTGGCAGTATCAATCATTATCAGCATTTCCATTAAACTATCGTTAACTGGTGTACAAGTGCTATTCACTAAAAAAACATCCGCACCACGAATGTTCTCATGTACTTCTACACATATTTCTCCATCACTAAACCGATTTAGTTCTGCTGGAACTAACTCAGTGAAGCAATGATCAGCAACCGCTTTAGCAAAAGCAGTATTGCTACTTCCTGTAATTATTTTCATATTTTCCTCGTTTATTAAACTGCGAACGATTCGCCACAGCCGCAACTAGCAGTTGCGTTAGGGTTAACAACAGTAAGGTAACTGCCGCCTAATTCTTGTACATAGTCAACTGTACATCCAAATAAAAACATCTCAGCCATTACATCAATAACTAAAATATCGTCAATTAAATTGCCCGATACTTCATCACTGAAGTTCCATTCATATCGAAAGCCACTACAACCGCCGCCTTTAACATCTAGTGTAACATAGCGTTTGTTTTCGTTTTCAATCATCTTATTAAGATATTGTTTTGCTGAGTCTGATATAGTTAATTTCATAATGTTATTTATTTTAAGAACCTTCTCCAGGATTTTCACTAAAGTGTTCCCATTTACCTTCAACGCCATCCCATTTTTCAGCATCAGGTAATGGATCTTTTTGCTCAAAAATTACTGGCCAGATGTCAGCATACTTTTGATTAGTCTCAACCCAAGCGGCGGCGCCATGTGCTGTATCAGGTTGAATCGCATCTGCTGGGCATTCTGGCTCACAAACGCCGCAATCAATACATTCTTCTGGATTAATTACAAGCATGTTTTCACCTTCATAAAAACAGTCTACTGGACAAACTTCTACACAGTCTGTATACTTACACATAATACATGCGTCATTGACAATATACGTCATATACTATTTTGCTTTCTTTTGTGTGGCTATAAATTCAACGATCATTTTATCTTTAGTTAAACGGCGATCTAATTCTACACCAAACTTTTCTTTAGCTAGGTCGTCAATATCTTTCTTTGTCATTTTTCCTAATGATGCTTTTGTTTCGCCTTTAGGTTTTTGTGTTGTTGGCTTCTTAGGTTTTACTGTAACAGTTGTAATTTTTTCAGCATTTTTAATTTTTTGTTTTGCTTCAGATGCATCAGTTATTACTGGTTCTGGTCCACCTGATAATGGATATGCTATACCCATTAGTTTTTTTAATTTATCAAACATTTTTACTCCTTAAAATATTCCTAGTATTAGTTTACAATCTTCACTCATCATTTCAGGACCCCATTGTGGATCAAATGTAATGTTTACATCAACATCGTCAACACCGTCTACTGAATTTGAGGCGCTTTGTACATCTGCAATAATATCGTCTGCCGCAGGGCAAAACGCACTTGTTAAGCTCATTGTAATTTTACATAGCTGATTATTTATATCAATATTATATATTAATCCTAGATCGTAGATATTAACAGGAATCTCCGGATCATAAACTTCTTTTAAGTTTGCTACTATTTTATCGTGTATTAGGGTTTTGTCAACATCTTGAATGTCAACATGTCCTGTTTCTTCTTGAACCAAATTTCTACTCCATTTGTACTATCATTATATCTAAAACCTCCATAGTTAGTACCAAAGAGTTCATCAAGTAAAAGATGAACTCCTCTTGGTTTACTATATCGGCTGTTGTCTCTAAGTATTACAGTACAATAATATCCATGTTCTGTTTTCCAATTAGCACACCATTCTAACTCAGCCAGGTCGATAGATAGCACTGTTTGCTCCATGCTCACTACACTCTGCTTCTACACAATAGCAACGATTATCTGTTGCTTCTCTAATAAGTTTGTTTGCGAAGTTAAATGCGTGTTCAGCAAACTTCTCTGCTCCAACCCCATCTAGTACTGTAATTTCTGCTAGTCCCATGTTCTCAAGTTCTGCGAACTTATACAAGAATGGATCTTCACGATCAATTACTGTCTTGTGATCAAATGTATCTTCTAACCATTTCTTTAGTGGCTTTAGTCCACCAAAGTCTACAGCCCAATTACGATGATCTAGTTCATCACAACCAAATGTAAACTTAAATCCCAAACTGTATCCATGTAAGAATCTACAGTGTGAATGATCTGCGTGTGGCTGACGGAACACCGCTGATAGTCCGATGTTGTGTCCGTATGTTTTTGTGCTTAAATGCGGCATATTCTTCTCCTATATTACAAGGACGGAGTATTTAGAGTGGGGCGATCCTGTGAAGTCCACTATACTTACTTATCTTTGTTCAATTACACGATCAGCTAGACCGTAGTCAACTGCTTCTTGTGCTGTTAAAAATGTATCACGATCCATGTCACGTTCAAAATCTTCATATGTCTTACCACTAGTATTATGCTTAACATACAGATTTGTCAACTGTTTTTTCATGTGTGTAATCTCTTTGTACTGGATCTCAATATCACTTTGCATGCCTCTGGCACCACCGCTTGGTTGATGGATCATTGTACGACTATTTGGTAATACCATACGCTTACCAGTTGCTCCAGCCTGTGCTAGGAAACTTCCCATACTACATGCTTGACCGTTTACAACTGTTACTACGTCTGGTTTAATGTACTGCATTGTATCATAAATGCTCATGCCACTAGTAATAACACCACCAGGGCTGTTAATATACAATGTAATGTCAGCATCTGGATTTTCACTTTCCAGAAACAATAACTGACTTACAATTAAATTAGCCATATAGTCTTCTACTTGACCATTAAGCATTACTACACGGTCTTTTAACAAGCGACTGTAGATATCATAACTACGTTCACCTGCACTTGTTTTATCAATTACGATGGGCACTAATGCCATGTGTTGTTCTCCATTTGTTTTCTATATTCACAATAATAATCTCTCCAGCCTACCCATAATCCATATGCTAGTACTGCGTCAATAACAGGTATGTTAAAAAATTTAAATAAGATGGAATATGCCAAGCATATGCTAGCTACATAATCATACCATCTTATCATCTAAATACTCCTAGATCTTTTAGTGCAATCTGAATTGCTTTTGATTGATAATAAGCATCATCATCTGCTTTATGTAAGTTTGTTTGAAATTGCTTACGTGGATCTTCACGTAACATTTGTATTAATGTACGTGAGTCCAATACTTGCCAGAAGTACCAAGGCACATTACGTCCACTAGCACGATACATATTCTCAAGTATGGTATAATCAAAGCCATAGCCTTGACCCCAAAATGTATCTACACCAACAATCCATTTATTAAGTGCGGCTAAGAACTCTGTAACTGTGACAGCACCAGTTTGATCAAATGCTTCATTCATTGCGACAGGGTCTTGTTTGCCCCACCATTCAACTGTATCGTCACTAGCAGTACGACCTAATTTGTCTTGATCATCAACTAAGATTTTCATGTAAAATCTATCATATGGATCATCACTACTGTCTGGACGAAACTTAACACCGCCTACACTTAGTACTGTAGCACTAGGTAGGGTGTCAAGTGTTTCTAAATCAATAGTAGCATGTATACCTGGTCTAATCATTTATCGTCTCATACTCGCTATATCTTTGGCGTCTTCTTTCCTATCGGCGAAGATAGGAACCATATTACTTTTGTGCATTGTAGCAATACCAACTAACTGACGCTCTCCACTGTAGGTCATACTTTCTCGAGCAGGCCCATGTCCAGCAACCTTATTGCTGAGTTCAACTGTATCCTTGGTTGAATAGTCTGGAATAGTATTTGTATTACGAGCTTTTGTTTTACCAACACCTATTGACTTGAGCCATTTCTCATGTTCAGCGTGTGCTTTTGTTAGTTTAGCATTAGGCTTTTTCTGTTTACGATTATACTTTGTTGTGGTCATATGTGGACCAACTAAATGCATTGTCATACTATTACCTCCGATTAAACTTTACAGACTCTTTTGGGCCATCTGTTGTAAATTCCATACCACTAACATTACCTACATATACTTTGCCATTCCAACGCATTGGTATTTTGTTAGTGGCAATAAAGGCATCCAAGTATTGTTCAAATTTAAAGTTATCAATCTCAGCTACAACTTCTGTACCAGTACGTGTACTAGTGATAGTAGCTTCATTCGCATATACAACTTTGTTATTCATATTACTCTCCAGCGTAAATTATTGTTTCTTACGTTATAGCGTATATTGACACAGATGTCAATTTAAAAGTTGATAATTTACACGGAAATCTTTACGTTGTCCAACATAAGCATTTTGCCCAACAGCACGATTAACTCGTACAGTGATTCGTTGGCCATCTACACGATATACAATGTCGTACTCGTTAATAATTGACTTAGAAGAATTACGATAAGTTGTAGTACACTGATACTCTGTACGATATCCAGTAATTCGACGTTGTCCTTGTGAATTATTAGCGCCTACAACACCACCAAGGATAGCACCAGCTGCAGCACCTCCGTCGTTACCGCCCAGTACTTTACCTAGTACACCGCCGATAATCATACCACCCAAGGCACCTTCACCAGCATTGCCGCCAGTGCGTCCATAAATTGGTACTTCAATATCACGACATTTTTCTACTGGTGTCTGTTGATTTACTTTTGTATATACTGGTACAATTTCAATAATTTTTCCTTGTACTCTGTAGCTGTTAGCATTTGCGGTTGTCGCAAATAGGGCAATAATTCCTGCAATAATTAGTTTATTCATTTTCTTGATTCCTCATGTTCTGTCATTTTAATCCAAATTTCCCAGTATTGTTCTTTAGTTAATATAGGGTCTTTATAAAGTTCACGCTCTTTACAATTTTCATAATACGTTTCTATAAAGTTTGCGGGTAGCTTCTTTGGTAATGACATATGAATTTCTCCTTGTTTACTACCATAGTATATAGTAAGACGTATTACTTGTCAAGTGTTTTCTTACACCATTTAGAAAGATCTGTGCCAGTAACATCATCACACGGGTCATCAGACGGTGTGGGCGTAGGCGTATTTGGAGTTTTCTCGCTCATACTTTATTTAATACTTTCTTTCATAAATAACAGTAGCATTTAACTGTGAGGGTGAAATGGAATGGAAATATTCGGACTAATTGCAGAGGTAGGGTTTCCAATCGTTGGCGCACTAGCTGCTGGTTACTTTGTGTTTTTAACATTGAAGTTTATACTAGCAGGTGTTACTGGAAGTGTCAATGGTTTAAAGGGTATCATTATGGGCCTAGACAATCGTGTACAAACAATGAATCATGATGTCATACGTATTGATACACTAATGAGTAATGCTCTAGGGTTGCGACCAGACGTGGATAGGATTGCACGGGCTGATGGCAAAAATGACGCAAGGAAAGACTAATGATGTGGAAAGACCTATTACTAATGAAATTTCAAAACGGATTTCGTATTCTTAAAGACAAAGACCCTGATGACAAATTTTTTGTTATTGATGACGTAGAACTAAAAATTGGAGATACATATCGTGTAGGACCCAATGGTTACTTTGAACTAATCGGTGAACAATAATGATGTGGGTAGATTACACAATTAACCAAGCAGGCGATAGTTTTACTGTTGTTGGCGATACTCCCACAGAAGTAATGGATAAAGGCTTGTATAAACCAGGCGACATTTTTCGTGTTAACGAAAATGGATGGCTTACCAAAATTGGTGAAGATAGAGACGATATAGCATAACATCCAACACCACTGCCAGACAAAGTAAAAAGATAAATAAGTGTATGAAACATAAACATCATATTATTCCAAAACATGCTGGCGGGTCTGATGATCCAGCTAACTTAATAGAACTAACTGTAGAAGAACACGCACAAGCACATCGAGAACTATACGAAACATATGGTAGAACTCAAGATAAACTTGCGTGGAAGGGGTTAGCTGGATTAATAGGACATGATGAAATTATGTATGAACTAATGTCAATGCCAAAAAGTGAAGAGCATAAGCGCAAAATTAGCGAAGCACATAAAGGCATGAGCAAACCTTGGGTAGTAGGATCTAATGTAGGTGCCAAAAAAGGTGTGTCTAAAACAGACGAGCATAGACAAAACATTTCTAAAAGTAAGTTAGGTAAACCAAATCCAAAACTAATAGGTAATTCCAATGCTTGTGGGGTTCGTCCAAAGACTGAAGCACACCAAGCTGCGGTGACAGAGGCGTTGAATCGTCCTGAAGTTAAAGCTAAGTTGGCGGCGGCTCGTGCTGCCAAACCTATTGTAACTTGCCCACATTGTGGTAAACAAGGTAAACAAGGACACAATATGAAACGTTATCACTTTGGTAATTGTAGGGAGATGTAATGGGAAATATTGCTGAATTAATTAGTCAATATGGGTTTCCTATTGTTGCCGCTATGGGCCTTGGATATTTCATATTCTTTATCTGGAAATGGGTAACAGAAACTATCGACCCAGTTATTGGACAAGCACAAGGTGTTCTTATTGGGCTAATTGATCGTATACGTATGTTAGATAACGATCTAATCCGTCTTAACCAAAAACTAAATGTAGTTTTAACATTAAAAGAACAACAAGAGATAAACCAAAACAAGATTGCTGAACTTCGTGAAATAATTAAAGAAGCTGGACTTAGTGAAACTGATAATGAAAAATTACACTCACTAGAAGATCTTAAAAAAATATATAAAGAAGAACAAAATAAATGACAGCACTAACATTCTTTTTCCTACTAACAGTAAAACATGCCATAGCAGATTTATTCCTTCAGGCTGAACTTACTGATGATAAACACGGAACAAAGACACAATTAACTAAACCTAGACTATGGATACATTGTTCGCACCATGCAGTGCTAACATTTTTTGTAGCACTACTGCTAGTAGGTGTTGGCAAGGCACTATGGCTTGCCTTACTAGATTTTGTGTTACATTTTATTATCGACTATACTAAACATTGGATAGCAGAACGTAATAAAGTTACACATAGAAATAAAAAGTATTGGAAGTATGCTACTATAGATCAAATAGCACACTATACCACTTACTTTATCCTGGTATTAGCCATGTAGCACCAAAGTATAAAAGGGCTAACCAAATTAGCCCCTTTATAAAGAAAAATGCAAACGCTAGTATACCTAGTTTTTTAATCACTTATTTTTCATCTTCTCAACTGCGGCATCGTATGCTTCTTGAGTTACAATACCTTCGTTTAGCAAACGTACACGGTTTACTTGGTGTGCGGCTTGTGTTTCTTCTTTACTTCCACCAAAGTAAGGAACGCAATGTCCTTCTGCTTCCATGATCTCAGTAACTTTTTTCATCTCACCATTGTAGTCTACTTTAAAGTCTCCAAGGATACGCCCAAACTTACCCTTCATGTCTTCGCCATGCTTATCTTCTGTAGTAATAAGTTTGCCGCCGTGTTTCATAAGTTCTTTAAGTCTTGCTTTAGCTGCTTCGCCAAACAAATCTTCTACTCTATCACTGGTGCGTGACTCGGGCGTATCAATGCCCATAATTCTCACACGCTCGTCTTTTAAACAAACACCAAACCCTAGATCAATATCTACGTCTACTGTATCGCCATCCACTACTTTAATTACGACTACGTCATATTCATTATTCTGCATCATGTATCCTCTCACAAATAACTATAGTTTTATTTATTTAGAAGTTGCTACAAAAAGTTACTTGGTTTGGGCAAAAAACACGCCATTCCAATCTTTAGGTAAGTCTTGTGTCTTTTGGAATTCACAACGCTCAATCCACATATCATAGTAGCCAGCCATTTGTCCGTCAAAGTGATCATGTAACATCTTACACTTGTCTATTGCGTCATCAAATCTTTGCGCCAGATAGTCTTCATACATATCTTGGTGTTTCTTTTGTGCTTTACGCCAAGCTGGACGCTTCTGATCTAATACTGTCCATATACCAACACCAACACTCTTGCCTTTAACTGCTAAGTCATCTATCTTTAAGTAAAAGAAGTCTGACTTAGTTGTTTGGTATGTAGCATCGCCTACTAGTAGTAAACATCCGTACTCTTTACATTTTGATTCAATACGTGCGGCAGTACTTACTGCGTCTCCCAAAACATCATAACTGTGTCTAGCTGTTGATCCCATCTCACCAATATAACCAAGTCCTGTATTGATACCTGCGCCCATGCCTACTGCTGGTCTACCTTGTGGAATAATAACTTCTTCATTAAATTTATCCACTGCCGCTAACATATCTAATCCACATTGTACTGCGGTTCTTGGATGGTGACGATCATCTATAGGCGCATTGTGTATGTGCATACTAGCATCGCCTATATACTTAATAATCATTCCATCACTGTCTAATACAGGCTGTGTAATACTATCCATGTAGCCATTCATTATTTTAGTTAGGCCTTTTACATCGTCACCAAAACTCTCACCTAGTGGAGTAAAGCCACGCAAGTCACTAAACACGATACTAACTTCTTTCTTTACACCATCTTTAATGAGTGCTGGATTTTCTTGTAGTAGTTTAACAACTGTAGGTGATGCGTATCCGCCAAACTGTTTCTTAATTTCTTGTTTTTGTAGGAATTCATCTACAAATTTAACTATATACCTAGTCATGCCCACTAGTATTAAAAAGGCACTAGATGTAGCGCCATCAATCAAATAGTTATAGTTATTAAAACTATATATGCTATAAAATATTGAACCACCTACTGCGACTACAAATACTATAATGCCAGCATAAGTCCAACGTGCTAGTACAATAACAAAAAGTCCTACTAATAAGAAGCCTAACATTTCAGCATCAAAAGCCCAAGCAGGTCGTTCAATATTACTTTTGTTAAACACTGTGCCAAGTATAGTGGCATGTATTTCGTGTGGGTATATACTGCCCGCCGCTGTTGCTACTGGCTGTGAAACACCTGCCGCTGTTGGGCCAACAAATACTATGCCGCCATCAAAGTCGTCTGGTAAGTTTGTTGTGCTATAACTTTTATTCTTTTGACTCCAGTCAATCCAAACACGCCCAAGTCCATCTGTTTGTATAATACCAAACTGTGGTATGCGTAGTTTGTCAACACCAAATTCATTTAACTTAATCTGAAAACTAGGATCTCCAGCAATAACTCGTAATACTTCCATTGTAACACTTGGATAAAGTGTGCCTTGGCTTTCTATAACCATTGGCATACGTCTTGTTACACCATCAGCTTCTGGGAATGTATCTACGATGCCACTGCCAACTGATGAAAATTCTATGTCTGGTACGTTTGCTATAACACCTTCACGGCTGGGTATAAGGTACATAAAGTCACTATTAACAATAGTAGCACCAGGATTAATTGCTTCGTTTTTATTCTCATCTGCGCCCAGCATGTTTAGGATAACTGGTAACTGTTGCATTGTTAATGCTAAATCTTGATCCTCTCCTGCTCGATCAGTTTCAGCCATTAGTACATTAAACACAACTAAGCCAGCACCACGGTCATATAAGTCTATAATTAACTCACTATAGTCTCCACGTGGCCAGGGCCATTGTCCTTTTTCTTCTAAACTTGCTTCGTCTATGTTAACAGTGTATATGTTATTTTCAATTGGCTCTTGATTTACTATTAGTTGGTCAAAGTATCTCAACCTTAAACTATCTAGAAATACTGGGTTACTACTATACACCCAAGTAAGAAGTAGTAGTACAAGCACACTCCATATTGGAGAGAATAATATCTTACGCATAATTAATCCTTAATGCTGGTGGTCTGATAACTGTGTTTTTATTTCGTCATCTACTAATTCAAGCTCGTCTATCCAAACCTCATGTGTTGTGAATGTAGTTTGTAATTCACCAATTAGGTCTGCCAATCTACGGTCAATATATTCACCTAGTCTATTGTCTTCACTAATACGCATGTTATCAATCTCTAAAATACCGTCAAGTGTTTTTGCTTTAAGGTCATCTAAATCCTTACGTAACTGCTTTACATCGTTAATTAATGTAACTTCTTTTTCAACTTCTGTTCTTGCTGTAAGTTCTGCCATCTCTGATTCGAGTTGACTAATTGTCTGTGCTTGTTGTGCTGTCCACCATACAAACGCACTAACTTGTAGTACTATTGTAATTACAACACCTATACTAAATTTAGTATTCATGTTTTTTCCTCATTAGTTTTGCTTTAATGTGTTCCATTTCAGCATTTCTTGTATTCTTTTCTATGACGGCTTTATTGGCTTTTGATAATAGTCTGGGTTCTTAACCCCTGGTATAAATTCCACTACTGGACAATACTTTGGACGATTTATCTTCTTGCCTGGCCGGTGACGATGAATGTAAACTTTTTCTAACTTTAGCAATTCTTCGTCTGCGGTCAATTTTCTGCTGTTGGGTGTATCGTTCAATCGTGTTGTCATGCTGACTTTGATTTAATTTGAGTGAATATATATTTTAAATCAGACTTTGAAAGTTGAGACACTTCAATATCAGAAGTAACACAAGCATCAATAGTATTAACAATTGCGTTAAACATCTGTAATGGGTTTTGAGACTCTATTGAAATAGTTAATGTTTCTAATAATACCTTTTGCTCTTCTGCAAGAAAGGGCCTGTAAGATATCTTTTGTTCTGTAGATGGTATTGTTAGTTCGTAGTTTGGCAGTGCCATAATTTATCATCCTTATATTTTCTCCCAGTATTTATTATATAAACACCCATATACAAAACGTACATATGGCTGCGAGCATTATACACAGCCATAGCCAGTCTGTTGGGTCCATGGGATTTTGGTTATGCGACATTTTGCCCCTCTCACTGGATCTGTAGTAAGTTTATTTACTTAAAAATTCAATTCCAATAACTATACCGATATTGTTTTCTCCAAATGATTCCAAAGCTGGTGCGACGAATACACTATTGTCTTGATAAATTTCTTTGCCTACTCTAATGTATGGACTAATATTACTGTTATTGTATCCAGTAACTAGTGCGCCCTCTACCCAAAAATTGTCATAATCAAACTTCACACCACCATATACACTGATATCATTCATACTGTTAACATATATACCTGTAATAAATTGATTGTCTTGTAGTCTAACGTGTGGGTGTGATAAGTTGTAATCACCAGCTAACCCCAAGTGTGCTGATAATGCTATTCCATATAATATTTCCATTTAATTTTGTGTTACGCTAATAGCGCATCCTATTGTGTTTGTACAGATCCCTGTTAAACTGTATGATTGATTAGTTGTGCTGTCTTGTGTTGTATTTACAGTATACGCCCCACCACCATTGGTGAGGTCTAAAGTCATACTATGAGATCCAGTACCTTCCTGTGAACTCGTCACATCATGGTCGTTACCCGTTAGTACCAGTCTACCAAAGTTATATTGTCCACCTTGATATCCATCTATTGTATTATCATTTCCAACAACCTTCGCCTGAGCTTGATTGTATTGTGATCCATCTTGTACAAGTGTAATGTTATTTCTATCACCAGTTATTGGTGTGTTGCCATACCCATGTACTATATGATTGTTACCATCTTGGTCTACAGTAATAGTATTATCATCACCGTTTGCTTCTACTTTTGCAAAGTTGTAATTACCATCTTGATCAACAATAATAGTTTGATTATAATCACCACCATTGCCTAGTTCGGCATATGCATAGTTATAGTTGCCATTTTGTTCAATATCAATAACACAATTATTACCATGGCAATCTAAACTTGCTGAGTTGTTATCGCCTATTTGCGACACATTGTTTATTCCATTACCAGAACTCATCCACGCCCACACTTGATTATTGTCACCTGTTTGCGCATATGTAGTGCTTGTGTTGTTACCACTTACTTGAGCTTTACCGCCCGAACCAGTTATCTTATTGTTAGCGCCATCTTGAGTGATAGTCATATCTATATTATCACCAACTTGTCTAATCCATATTTCATTTGCCCAACTAGTAGTTGTTTTGATTGATAACAATACTGTTAGAGGAACCAACACCCACTTTAAAACCGTATTCATAAAACCCTCCTTGAACAAAGTCTACATTGTAGCTGTGACTTTGGCTTAAATTTAATTGAAAGAAATGTTGATCTCCTTCTTTGCGACTTACTACAAAATAAGGATATTCCTCATCATAAAATATATTTGTATCTGGATCTAATCCAAAAAACTTATCCTGAAAAAACTCTACATTTTGTGTTCCTAGACTATCAAACCATTTTGATAGTATTTCAGCAAGTTGTTTTTCCAATTGATCTATAAACTCTGAATTTAGGTAAGTTGTGTTATCTAAATCAGTTACCCAAATATTTTTAATACCATCAACTAATGGATCACTGTCTAGTTCGTCAAACTCTAAAAAGTCAATGTCTAATATATCAGTAGGTGGTTTTTGTTTTATTATCTCTTCTGTGTAAGGTGATACTTTACGTACAATTAACATTGCTGTAAGCATATTTTCTGGTAAGTCTAGTACAACTCCTGGCTTTGGAACAGCACCACTGTGTGAAACTATAGTAGTTTGGAATGCTTGATTCATAATAACCATTCCCACATCGCTCTCAACACTAATCTCACCAGTTACACATAATCCACTTTCATCACAACTGGGCAATAGTGTTATCATACTGCCGCCTATCTCATCTACAATCATCATAAAGTCTGTACCACGCACTGTAACTTTAGCACTTGGCGTTCTTATGTTTACTCGTTGTCTTGAATTCTTTGCTATTTGTCCACTAGCATAACGTACTGCGCCTAGTGTTGCTTTCATACTAAGAGCACCTGTTCCACTAGCTGGATCGTATATAAACTCATCAATAGTCATACGACTATTTTCAGTAACATCTACTCTAGTATCGTCTACAAAGTCTAAACGCAATTTACCTTTACCAGTAGCAATATTATCGTTCATTTGTAAGCCAAGACCTACTTCGCCAGTGTATGCTTCTTTATCACGTTTAATTGTACTTGTGCCAGAAGATTCAGCAACCGCTCCAATAGGAGTTGCCCTAGCTATACTTACGTATGCTAGAGCAACAAATATTATACATATAAGTTTAATCGGATTGTGTAATATCAACTGTGTTACCGTCCCCAGTTGAAGTTATATCTACTAGGTTATCGTAGATACCACTTTGTGTAATAGTATATACACTACCACCACCTGTTATATCTAATGTTACAGTGTGTCCTAAAGTATCACCATTACCATCAATATTTAAATCAATAATGTTACCTGGAGAATTAGTACTTAGGTTAGTATCAGTTGCGCTTGTAATTGTTGATCCACTTGCTGTTGATGCGCTGTTGTCAATTTCTACAGTAACATTAGCATCAGTTCCATCCAAGTCCATTTGTATCAGGTTGTCATCACCATCAATTGTAAAGTTAACAGTGGCATCACCGCCATCAGTAGTTTCACCAATCTTAAAGTCATAGTTGTTGTCATCACCTGTTGTAGTAATATTTAATGTTACATTATCACAATTGCCACCACCAATTGTTGCTGTGCTGTCACATAATAGGTCAACATTGTTACTATTTCCAGTAAACACCCAGGTACCTGTATAACTGTCACCAGCAATAATTGCGTCAATAGTGTTTGTATCACCAGTTTGTGTTATACTAAACACCATATTATCGCCATAGAGCCCAGCGTCTGTAGTGCTGTCTCCAAATTCGTTGTTTTGTCCGTCTTGAGTGATATCTAAATCTAGACTATCCCCAATTTGTGTTATATATATTTCATTAGCCATTACTGATAACGATGCTAATGTTGTAAACACTATTGCCATTATGGCACTACTTAATAATTTTTTCTGCATATAGATCTCACTCTCACACTTATATTTAGTGAAATGTGGGTGAAATTGGGCAGATATACTAAAGTATATTAGTTATTATGGGTATCTGGATTTAACGCCTTATCTGTATTGGGGCCAACTTGTTGCCAAAATATTTGACTACGTGATTGTAATGTATGATATACTATACCACCTATTATAACTGCTAATGATATTAAAATCCATTTCATTTTAAGTTAATGCTCACCTTCTAGATGAGATTCGCTTTCTTCCCATTGCCATAAGCCCAATTCAACACCTTGACATATAATTTCTATCACTACTGCTTCAATAGCTTCCCTTACAGCATAGTTTACTGGCTCGTTTACGCTGTAACCACTTTCAACTTCCAATGCTTTAGTGCCAAGGTCTAAAAACTTAAATACATCTCCAGCTGTGCGATAACTAGCAATAGATTTTTCTGCGGCTACACTCACCAATACACGGCCGCTGCTTACGCTAACTAATCGCATACTAACTGTTACTGTATCAATACGATACTCTGCGGCTGATCCAAGACCAAAGTATCTAGCACCTGCTCCGCCTGTGGTAATATTTGAATCGTAGCCTACAATGCCACCCTCAACTAATATACCAGCAAACTTCATTGGCGGAAGTGGGGTAGCGTCTTCTGCTTCATAATTTTGCCTTGTGTTACGTATTAACTGACGTTCTTTAATAACGTTATCCATGCCTACACGTTCCACAACCTCAAACCAAGTGCCTTCGCCTGCTTGTAGCAACGCATCTATTACCCAAACTTCAGCACCCTGTGTTACTGCGCTAGATAAGTTAGCAATATTGTCTGCTGGCTTACGTTGTCCAGTTTTATCTGTAAAGCTATATACTCCAACAGTCATAACAGGACCATTTAATGGCTTTAACTGATTCAGTTCTGTTACTAGTGGGTTTTCCTGTAAGTTTGCTGGACGTTGTAATGGTTTAGGTAATTTTGGATTGTAATTACTACACCCAGCCAGAAATACAGTAAGTATTATTGTTGTTATTAGCTTCAAAAGTTAAACTCCCCAGATCCTGGAATAGTTATTTCTGTATAACCATCGGCGCCGTCAATAATTAGTGTAATACTGCCAGATGCCTCATCCTTGGTCCAAGAAATAGTAGCACCTTCAACTTCAGTCGTTCCACTATTAGCACAATCCGGTTGTCCTTCTTCACCACAAGCAGCAAACATATTGTCCACCATTTGTTTACTCAGTGTAGCATAGATTCTTGATTCTAAGTTTTTAATAAATTTATTGAGAGTAGTGTTTTCAAGTTCACGCTCAATACGATCAGCTTCACGTTGAGCTTCATCATCAATATCTTTTTGTCTATTGAATCCCAATTGCTCAATACTAAGTACGTGGGCACTATACCCAATGCCACTAAAACTAGGGTTTTTAAAACTGTGTGTTAAGTCGGCAGCCGCCGTACTTGGTACTAACATACTTAACCAAGTAAGGGATAACATGCCAATTACGTGTTGTATTTTCATGTAATGTTGTCTCCAACTATATTTAGTATAATAGCTCGATACCAACAACTGCTCCTGGTTTAATTTTGCCTTGTATTTTTTCAACAGCATTTCCGACAAACAATCTTACATTATTATGTACATCGTATGTGCCACGTACTTGGGGAACTATTAAACTAAGATATCCAGTTGTGGCTGTCAATTCAAATCCAAAGTTATCGTGTTCAAATCGTCTACCTGCATATAATGATATATTGTCTATACTATTTACAAATGCTCCAGCAATTACATTATCATTTTCATAACGTACATGTGGGTGTATTTCATTATACTCACCAGCAAGACCTAAATGAGCAGTCATTGCTAATCCAAATATTATATTTTCCATTAATTGTGTGTCCTTTTCTCACTCACCAATATTTATTGGTCGCAAGAAAAATGCTCTAGTGTTTCCACTAGAGCATTTTAATAATAAATTTTGTGTTTTACTTCTTATCTATCAATTCTTGTCATTAGGTATTACATTTTGAACTTATTAATTTTAGGACCTGCTACTACTTGGTCATTTTCATCAACAGCAAGAACACCCATTTTAAATAATGCTTCTACAGCGTTTTGCAAACCAGTTTGATTGCCCTTCCAGTAACCCATTCCGAAGAGTACAATTCCGATACCCACTGCAAATAGTCCTTGTGTTGTTTCCATGTCCATAACATTAGTCCTTTTAATTGGTTACACTTATAATATAGTACTTATCACGTTAATTGTCAAGTATATCTACGTTGATTACGTTTATAAACTTTATATGCTTGTGTAACTGTCATGTTTTCATCCATGCCTTGATCCATTGCTTCAATTAACCAATCAAATGTTTTACCATAAAACTGAACTCTGCGATTTAAAACAGTCATTGCGCCTTTGAGTTGCATTATGCTTCTCCGTTTTGTTTAACTTATACACTTAATATAGCACCAAAACGTCTTGGAGTCAAGCAAAAAGCGAAGGAAAAAATCCTTCGCTTTCAATAGGTTGTAATTTTTTTTTAGTTTTTAGAAACTAAATGATGCTGATACACTTGGTTTGAACTCTTCACTGTTCATGTTATATGATACTCCAGCACCAAGCTCAAGTCCGCTTGCGATAGTCATATCATATCCACCACCGATGTTTTGTAGTGCGTCTACGTTGTCACCGTTAATGTATGCTGTTAGTCCGCCAGTTGCTACTACACCTTCGTATCCCCATGCTTCTGAGTCTAGTCCGTATGTAAATGCGCCACTTGCCGTTGCAACACCCAAGTCAATACCGCCTAGGCTTGCACCAAGGATAGTTGTTTCACTGTCTAGGTTATAGTCAACTGCGCCTGTTAGTGATAGGTCATCTGCTACGCCCATTGTGTATGTTGCTTGTACGTTTGACAAGTCTGTTACATCTGCTGTTGCATCTGTCATACCTAGTGCTACTGTTGCATCACCAACTGATACTTTTAAACTATCGCCCATTGCTGGATCTGCGATAGTTTGTTCGCCTTCAGCACCAATCCAGTTGTTGCCTTGGTCGCCGTATGATACAGTTGCTAAACCTAAGTTAGCACCAATATGCCATTCGTCTAATGCTAGTTTGTCATCTGCTCCAGTAGCAAAATCTAGACCACCAAATGCGATGCCAGTTACACCAACATCTAAACCAAATGTTGTTGTTGCGCCGTATTTGTCAGCCGCTGTTTCTGCGATTGTAGTTTTGATTTCACCAGTTAAAGTAACTGGATTAGCTACTGCAACTTCTTCAGCCATTGCGTAGCCTGCTGTACTAAATACAGCTACAATTGATAAGATTGTATTTTTCATAATTATAATTCTCTTTCGTAACTTAGGGCACCTTAGTGGTGCCCTTTTTTTATTGTAAATTTTTGTGTGTGTATTTACTTATCTTAATATAACACAGGATACTATATTGTCAACGATATTAAGCAAAATAGTGTCGTACTTGTTACATTTATGTAACACTGTTATCCGCCACCATTTGCTCGACCATTATAAGCACCAAATACATTTGGCTTACGCTTGGCTGTTTCAAACGTTGCTACTGTAATTGCGATTGCAGCGAGTAGTAATACGTGTAGAAGCATACTAATAACGCCAGCCCACATGCTACCTACGATGATGGCAAATACGATACACCACATCCATGCTAATACTTGCATAATCATATGGCGTGTACTAAAGTCCGGAATATTACTTAGTGGATTACTTTCGTGATCCATTACTACATTCCAGCAATTAAATACCCATTCTCTCATTTTGTTGACCTTTCTGTGTCAGTATATAATATATATATATAGCACGCCAAGGCACATAAATTAATAGCGATGGCGTGCGTTAAAGTGTAGCAGCTGCTACTCTAAGTTATTATCGTTTACCGTTTACAAAGTTGTAAAACTTGTCTGCTGCTTCCAGTACAGCATCAGCACCTGGTACTTCTGGCATTGTAACAGTTGTCACAACTTCGCCAGTATCCTTATCACGTTTTACTGTTTGTTCAAACGCTCCCCATTTGGCATGGTAGTCTTGCCATACATTGTTTTGTGCCATCTCCAGTACTTTGGTACGGATCTCATAGCCATTTTTGTTTGACTTGATTGTTGGCATAGTTGGGGGTGTCATTTTACTGAATGCTTCAGTAAATTTTGCTGGATCTAGTCCAGTGTTTTTATAGATCTCGCTGAATTTTTCAGCCATGTCTGTCATTTGTTTTGTATCGAACATAATGTTCTCCTTTTCTGTGTGTGTGTGTATGCTATATTATAGCGTGGTATTTAGTATGTGTCAAGTACTTTGTGGCATAGTAAACAATGCTCTTACGTCATGTGACTCATTGCCTTCAATAGGCTTACGAGCAAATGCGCACCACTTGTATGCAAACATTGTTTGATTGTCTGTACAGAATTCTCTAAAACTTGTACCTGTAGTATATACATCATCCACAACCATCCAAGGATGATCGCCTGGTGTTACATATTTTTCCATAGCGTGTGCTAATGCCATTCCGCCACGTGGAATACCAACTACCTTACTAAAAGGTTCTGTTTGATAATCCATAATCATACGTGCTAATCCGTCCCACCACTCTGGGCGTATAGCATCGCACTCAATCTTCCATGCTAGTTTATTTCCTGCGTGACTTGTAAAGTCACCTACTTCAAATAAGTCTGCGCCTGTTCTAAATACCATTAGTTGCTTCTCCAATTCCATAATATATTCTGCAGCTTTCCAAGCATAGTGATCTGTACATTTTGTTTTCCATTCTTCACCTGCTTGGTTTTTTAATTTTACTACCCATTCAGTTTGTTCTACTCTTGCTTTAATTTCTGGATAGTCTTTATCAACAACATCATGTTCGTTTTCTTCTATCTCAAATCCATGTGTATTGTGTTGCATTAGTATTCAACACCTGTGTAAAATGGTATACCACGAGCTTTTACTAAGTCGCTTCCACCTAATTTAGGTAGGTCAATAACAGTTGCTACTGCCACAGTAAAAGCATTTAATTCTTGTACTAAATCCAATACTGCGCACATTGTGCCACCAGTTGCCATTAAGTCATCAATAATAAGGCAACGGTCTCCTGCTTCAATACTATCTGCTTGTATTTGTAATTTATTTGTTCCGTATTCTAAATCGTATTCTTTTTCAGCTATCTTACCAGGAAGTTTACCAGGTTTCCGTGCTAGTACTAGTGGGCCTCTTGTACGATGAGCAAACACACTAGCAAATATAAATCCACGAGCATCAATACCAATAATTTTATCTACAGGACAATATTTTAGTAAGTTACTGTATATAAAGTTATTTGCTTCTGCGTAACCATCTTGTGATGCGCATAAACTTGCTACATCCTTATAATCAATTCCATCAATTGGAAAGTTTTGGTAACTTGTTATGTATTGTTTCATTTTAATAACTCTGTGCTAGACGCCACATCAAATATTCTTTTGACTCAATGGGCTCATATTTTGATTGTTCGTCACGTAAGTTTTGTACTATTGTGCCGGGTGTTGGGTCTACAAAGTGTGGCATCGAATATCTTTGTTGATGTATATGACTGTTAACTACACGATGTTTAGTACTTTTAAAATAATCGTTAGTCCAACGCTGTAGTAAGTCACCAATGTTAACAACTACTCCATCATCCGCATACGGGACCGGGTGCCACTCTTCTTTGAGATCTTGGACTTGAAGCCCAGGAACATCATTAATCTGCCATAGTAATGTAATAGTGCCGTAGTCACTGTGTTCTCCTATACGCATTTGTTTATCTTGTACTGGTCCAGTATATGCTGGATAGTGAATAACTCTTGTTGTGTTAAATGGTTGTAAATGTGAATCTACTAGTGTAGTTCCACTATCTAAAATAGTATCAAACTTAGATAATATTTTCATAGTAAGTTTATCTGCAATGTCAATACTTTGTAAGGCTGTTGCTTTAAACTCTGGTAATTCTGTAGGCCAAAGGTCTTCTGGCATACGTGTATTGTTGTAGTTAAAACTTTCTTTGATATCTTTTGGTGCTGTAGGATCAACGTTTTCGTCGCCTACCATGCTATAACCCAAGTTAGTATCTGCGTTATAAGGATAACTTTGTTTTTTATCCATTGGCAGTTCAAAGAATGCTTTCATTTGTTCTTGCCAAGACTTGATGTCTTGTTGATGTGTTTCAGTTAACGCATTTGTAAACACTGCGAAGCCTACTGTTGTGTAGGCTTCGTCAATGCGATCTAAAGCGTCTGATGCTTGTAAATCAATTACTGGAATCATTAACCAGGTACCTTTGATGTAATGCCTTCGACATAGAACATCATAGTGTCTAGTTGCTGTCTAGTTGCTACTTCGCCTTCTTTCAGGAACACTGTTCCGTCTTGCTTGTTAATTGGACCTGTAAATCCAAATAACTCACCTGCGCTAATAGCATCTTTTACACGCTGTGCTTCTGCTTGTACGTCAGCTGGCATGTTAGCAAACGGTGCCATTTGTACAGCGTCTTCGTTCATGTGTCCAAAGTAATCGCCTGTTTCCCATGTACCGTCTAGTACTTGTCCTACTTTCTTAATATAGTAAGGACCCCAATTGTCAATAGTTGCTGTCAATTGTGCGTTAGGAGCAAACTTCATTTGATCACTTGCTTGTCCAAATCCAAGTACGCCTGCTTGTTCTGCTGATTGTAGTGGAGCAGGTGAGTCAGTATGCTGTGCTACAATGTCACAACCTTGGTCAATCAATGCTGTTGCCGCATCTTTTTCTTTACCTGGATCATACCATGTGTAAACCCACGCAATTGATAGTTCTACATCTGGATTGTACTTACGTGCACCCAAGAAGAACGTGTTAATCTCACGCATAACTTCTGGAATTGGGAATGAAGCAATATAACAAATTTTGTTTGTTTTTGTCATCATACCTGCTACAACACCTTGTACGTGTCTTGCTTGGTATAGTTTCAAACCATAGTTAGCAACGTTGTCAGATGATTTATAACCTGTAGCATGTTCAAACTTTACGTTTGGAAACTTCTTTGCTACGTTCATTATTGGATCCATATATCCAAATGATGTCGCAAAAATAATGTCTGCGCCCTGTAGTGCCATTTGTGTCATTACACGTTCAGCGTCAGCACCTTCTGCTACACTTTCAACAAATCGTGTTGTTACTCTGTCGCCGTATGCTTCTTCTACTTGCTGACGACCAATATCGTGACGGTATGTCCATCCGTGGTCACCAGTTGGTCCGACGTAAATAAATCCGACCGTGATGTTATCCTTAGGTGCATCTGCTTGTGCTGACACAGCTAAAGACCCCAACATTAATAATGTTGCGGAAAATAGTTTTAATAATTTCATTAATTAGGTTTCCTTTTGTGTTGGCTGTACTTTAACCTATGTTTCAGCCGTCATAGTGTAACGCTTCTGTTGCTAGGTGCGTTACAAACCCCCACTTACCTAATTAGGCAGCTAAAGCCATTTCTGGCGCTCTATTTGCGTTTGCATTTAGAAAGTTTATTCGCGGTAACGGCGCTTATATCCCGGTAACTCCACTCATCTATCCTACCTGTCGATCCTATTTCGACCCCATCAAAAACACACTAGCACTCTTATTCTTTACCCTATTTCTAGGTCCTCTATATCGAGTTATCATCTCGGGAAAGAGAGGTTATATTTCAAACCTAATGTGTTTATGGTGGAGTCGCCGGGTACCGCCCCCGGGTCCAGTATAGTCGTCAAATCACTTCAACGTTACAGTCTATTTATATACTAAACACAAGAGGATGTCAAGCCTTATTATAGAAAAGACTAAATAGACTGGATAGAAAAAACACACTCAAATTTTTTTGAGCTAATTTTTTTTAGGCTGAATTTCAGAAAAGGAAAAAAAGATGACGCAACTCATAAACCCACAAAAATTTACAGACACAGTTGGCCTTTTAAGGTCATTTTTTTTGGACAAAGGCTTCTTAGAAGTACATACCCAAAATAGACTAAGCATACTTGCCGCATGTGAAGATCCGTTCAATGTAGCAACATACAATTACGCAGACCAGGTTTGGCCATTACCGCAAACAGGCCAGATGTGGTTAGAACATGAATTATTAAGCAAGCCCGATAGTAAGGGCTTTTTTTGTGTGTCAACGTCCTATAGACAGGAACCAAACGCTATACCAGGCAGACACGACATTATCTTCCCAATGTTTGAGTTTGAGATGCCGGGCGATGTAGATGATCTTAAAAAGATGGAAATTGAACTATGTGATTACTTGGGCTTTGACCCACTAACAGAAAAAACATACAGCGACTGGCAAAAACACTTTGGTGTAAGTCAATCAACTGAAATGGACGCACAACACGAATTAGCAATGGATATGAACTTTGGTAGTTGTTTAATTACAGACTTCCCAGAACTAACATCACCTTTCTGGAACATGGCACGTAACGATGATGGCAATACTGCTAAGAAGATGGATGTTATCTTAGGTGGTATGGAAACTATTGGATCAGCAGAACGTAGTTGTGATGTTGATATGATGCGTGATACATTCCACAGTATTGTAGACGGAGACTATGCTGAGCTGCTGTTTAAATTGTTTGGTAAAGAACGTGTAGAAGCAGAACTAGAAGAGTTCCTCAAGTTTGACTTCTTCCAAAGAGTAGGTGGTGGCATTGGCATGACACGTATGATTGCCGCACTGGATAAACTACAAAGTTTAGACAAAGCCGCCTAAAAATTGATCTGGGGTGGTGAAAGTGGTAGACACGCACGACTGTTTATCGTGTGGTAGATGTTCGCAAAATATTTATCGTGTAGGTTCGAATCCTACCCCCAGAGCCAATTACCACTTAGTGGCTAATGTCTTTTTAAGTTGTTTTTGACTTCTAACTGCGCTTAGACAACTTAGTATTCTATTTTGTTTTCCATGTGGGAGTTGGTAATGGTTTTTTGATTTCCAAGTTTTTGCTTTTTCAGCTTCTTTACTAAACTCAGTTAGTAATAAATCTTCCATAAATGTTAGTTCATCTTCAGTTAGCTCTGTTATTCTATTGGCTACCATATTGCTGCTCCCACGCTTGGGTAAAGCCTTCTTCATGAAGGTAGTTCTCGTTGTTATTCCAAAGTCTTTGAAAATATGAATGATAAATTCTTTCAACTGTGGAGTCTGATTCGGACGAGTCAATAAGTTGACCTTTAATCATCCAGTTTAGTCTATTAGCTTCTTTACGCAATTCTGGTGAACACATATGTATCTCCTTGCCACATCGTATTTACACATTTGTGTTGACGCTGGCGCTAACATAATTACATATTTGGTATTTTTAAAATATTATTAGTCAATTGTGTGGCACTTAGTTCAATACTGCGTTCCCACTGATTACTTGGCATTGTTTGCCACATTAACTGATCAGTATAGTCTATTGACATCCAAGTACCAATGCCATTTGTACGGCTGCCAAGTATTTCGCTTTCTAGTTGTCCTGCTCCCCATGAACTTCTACCAACAATTACTCTCCAGTATTCAGGAAATTGTCCAATGTTCATTACGTTGACAATACTCTTGTCTTTTGTGATGCTTAGTGTATCATTAAGTTTTCTTGTACTAGGTAATTTTAAATCATTACTGTGTATAACAACAGCATTGTTTACGTCTACTGGACCACCAAAGTATAATGGTATGTCACGAGTAAGATTCATACCTTTGCGTAAACGTTGTGTTATTTTATCATCTAATTGTTTATTAACTATCCAACCAGACGCTCCATCGCCAGTGTGCTTATTCATAAGAACAACACTGCGATTAAATGTTCCAGTATTTACAGCTGGAATGCTGATTAAAAAATCACCTGATAAGTTCATTTATATTCCATCTCAGTAATAATATCAGTACCTTCTTTATCATTCGCAATGCCCAATGCCATTGCTTGTATATCATCTATAATATTTTGACAAGCTGCTTTGTCATAATCTTTATATGATATTTCACTAAACTCATTACGAACTCGATGTAACAGAATAGCTTTGTCTTTCATTACTTCAAGTCTTCTTAGAAGATCCTCAATAGAATGTTGCATATAGCCTCCGTGTGTTAACTATATTTATAGCACTGATAGTTAATTAGTCAAGAAAAAAGCACCTTGTGGTGCTTTACTCTGTTGTACTGCGGCTTACTTACCGCCTTTTTTCTTCTCGCCTTTTGGCTTTGTGTATGTGTGATCTGGATCTAACATTAACTTGTTTTATACATGTTATGTTTAAACTCTGAGATTTCATTGGCTTTATCATTCATACCCATGTCTCGTAGTTGCTTGATACTCATACAGTAACTTCTGTATTCCATTAGTTTCATAAATCTTGTAAACATATTATATTCCTCTTTGTTACATCTTTTTGCAGTCGAAGTAAGACTTTTCTAATTGTACTGGCACACCGCCTTTTGCGATACATACTTCTTTCCAGTTTGGTTCGTTAAATTTTTGAATAACAGCATAGAAACCAAAAGCTATACATATTACCATAAGTGAAGTCATAATTACAAACATATAGAAACCTAACTTCTGCACTACCTGTGCTGATATTTCAATGTGCTGATCACCTACCATTAGACAGCAAACATTAATAGCAGTGCTACTAAGAATGCAAATATTCCTAATGCTTCCGCAAATGCTACACCAACAAACATTGTGCCTGTGTCACTTTTCTTAGGCATTACTTTAAGTACACTACCTACAATCATTCCAACACCAATGGCTGCTCCGCCCATTCCAATTGTTGCTAACCCTGCGCCAATCATTGCGCCAAACGTTGCTATATCACCAGTCATTAATTATTCTCCGTCATTAATCTTCTTGCTTCTTCTACATACCCTTGACGGTATAATTCACTTGCTGCTCTTGCTCTTCCAGCTGACTCACCAAATGCCCATAAAAACATTCCAGTTGCTACAATTGCTTTTGAAAGAATGGCACATGTTTTACATGTAATTCCCCATGTGTTTGATTTCATTGTTGCTACAGTCATTATATAGATCCTCTCAAGTTTTCGTTAACTTCGATACCACGTTTGATTGTTCTATCACCACGTGCAATGTTTCTAATGTCGCCACGGCAAATGCCGATGTCGTTTAGTTCATAGTCGTTTAACTTGCTAAGTTCTTTATAAGTTTGTTTGTATGATGCTTTACGTTCTGCACGTAGTTTCATTGCTCTACGTAAGTCATTGAATCCTTCGATTGCATCTTGAATCCAACTTGACGCTTCTATTACATAATGTGCCATTAGAGATGTACTCCCATGTTAGGTGCTGAACCTGAATGATCTAGCATATATTGATAAGCAAACTGCCAATCTTTTCCGTATTCTGTTTTTGCGTATGTAAGCATCTCTTTTTCGAACTTCCGTGTTGGAAGTGGATTTCCAAGTAAACTTACAAGACCGTTGAATGTGTCGTTAAACATTTTGTTTTTCCTTGATTAAGTTTTAAAATGCTTGAGGAAAGCAATACCCCCCGTCTTTTCAGGGTGTCATTTCATAAAAAAAGTGTAAACACTATTTTGTGTTCACACTTATATTTAACATGGATTTCAGTGATTTACTACTGCATTTTGCGTAGACTCGATATGCGTTTAACGCAACTGTGCGTTATTGCGCAGCTACTATAACTTGGTGGTAGTAGACTCATACGTTTTATTAAACTGGTTGTTTACACGAATAAATGTTGTACATTTACTCAGTTGCTTTAGTGTATTGGCACCAACGTATGTACATGTACTGCGAACGCCGCCCAGAATGTTTTGCACAGTTCTAGCAATTTCACCACGATAAGGCACAAGCACTTCACGTCCTTCACTTGAACGATACTCTTTAAGTCCGCCAAAGTGTTTAGTGTTTGCCGCATCACTGCTCATTCCGTAGAACTTTATGAATTGTTTTTCTTCTACTTTATGTACACAATTGGCCAAATGCTCGCCAACTTGATATTCTAGTTCACTAGTTTCATAGTATCGGGTAATTACGTCACCACCACCTTCATCGTGTCCAGCAAGCATACCGCCTAGCATTACAAAGTCGGCCCCGCCCGCAAAAGCCTTAGCAATATCGCCAGGACAGGTACACCCACCGTCAGCAATAATATGACCACCAAGGCCATGAGCGGCATCAGCGCACTCAATAACGGCACTGAGCTGTGGATATCCCACACCAGTTTGAATACGAGTGGTACATACACTACCTGGTCCAATACCAACTTTAACTATGTCTGCTCCATTTAGTATTAACTCTTGCGTTTGATCTGCCGTAACCACATTACCAGCAATAATTACTACTTTAGGAAAGCGGAATTTAAATTCTCCCACAAACTCCACAAAACGTTGACTGTATCCGTTTGCCACATCAATACAAACGTATTTTAAATTTTCTTTACATACTGTATAAACTTTTTCAAATTTGTTTAAGTCACGATCCTGAATACCAATACTCATAGCAACATAGTCACTACGCTCAGGTAAATCAGATGTAAAGTATTTGATTAAATCTTGTTCACTATATGTTTTAACTAGACATGTAAAGATGTTGCCTTCAGCAAGTTTGTCTGCCATTTCAAATGTACCAACACCATCCATGTTGCTTGCCATAATTGGAACACCTTTCCAATCATATTCTCCAGACATAATGTCTTGTTTGTTATAATTACGGAATGTAAATTCACGTTCTAAGTTTACTTCTTTGCGTGAGCCTAATGTGCTACGCTTTGGACGAATCAAGACATCGCTGTAGTCCAACAGTACTTCATTTTCAATTCTCATATTATTCTTCCTCTACTTTAAGAGTTAATGGAAACCCAGCACTACGACTAATAGTTGTAGCTTCATGTGATTTCTGTTCAGCAACTTCATAATTAAAAATACCCGCAATACCTGAACCTGTATTGTGTACTGCTAGTGTAATTTGATGAGCTTCAGATTCTGATTTATTAAAAATACCAATAAGAATTTCTATAACAAAATCCATTGGAGTTAGATCATCATTTAGTAAAATAACTTTGTATTTTTTTGGATGTGCGAAAATCCATGATGTGTCGATCTTAGATGCTAGTTCTGTACTCATTGCTTTACCTAATTGTTATGTGGGGCGGCGTTAACCGCCCCTAGTGTTATAGTTTTATACTGCTGAAATTTCTATTTTTCTGGGTTTCTTTTCTTCTGGAATGATACGTTCAAGCTCTACATATAGCATGCCGTTCTCCATCCTCGCACCCTGTACCACTACATCATCAGCGAGTGTAAAACTGCGCTTAAATTTACGTTGCGCAATTCCACGATGTACCCAGCGTACTGATTCATTTGGTTCAACTTCAACCGGGTCATGTGTAATAGTTAATTCACCATCTGCGACTTCAATATCTATATCATCCATACGTACACCAGCTAATGCCATCTCAATTTGGAAACGGTTTTTCTCTTGTACAATATTGTATGGTGGGTACCCAGCATTTTGTGGATGTTCAGTGTACTTAAACATGTCGTTAAACATTCGTTCTAAGCCAACACTGTGAGGGGTAAGTTTATTCAAGTCAATCGTTGTTAATCTATTCATCTTATATCTCCTTTATTAAGCAAGATGTATTTTGTGGACCCATAATTGGCATCCACAGTTATTTATGTGTCGGTAGGCTAACTATCGCCCACCACGTGCTTATTTCGTAGCAACCCGTAGTTCTGTATATGTATTTCTTATCTTGCTCACTTGACGACTAGCGCATTGAGTGGCATTTCTTATCGTAATACTAATATAGTACATACGGTACTGATTGTCAAGCTATCTATTGGAGTTTTTTTGTTGTTCTTTTAGCCAGCGTTTACGTGCCGCTGCTTTAGCCTTTTTACGCTTTAGACTTGGCTTCTCAAAATATTCACGGTCACGAAGCTCTTTAAGCAAGCCTTCATTGTTTACCATTTTCTTTAGTTTACGTAGCGCACGAGCTATGTCGTTATTGTGTACGTCTACTTGTAGTCCTCTATTTTCTTTTTGTTCTCGTCTTCTTGGTTTTCTATTATCTCTATCCATTTTTTCCTCGTTTTAATATTCCTATTAGCCGATTACCATTTAAACTAGGCTTTGAATCCCATTCAACTTCCTCAAGTGTATCTACTACACGAGCAAGTATCTCAAATCCTACCTGTTTATTTGCGTTTTCTCGGCCTCTAAAACGCACCATTAGTTTTACTTTATTTCCTTTACTAAGGAATTTTTCAATATTTTTTAGTTTAGTGTCAAAATCATGATCACCAATATTAGGTTTAAACTGTATCTCTTTTACTTCAATACGGCTTTCACGTTGCCGTTTGGCTAGATCTTTTTCACGCCGCTTTTGTTCGTAGAGATATTTATTAGCATCTAAAATCTTAGCGATAGGAGGTTTGGCAGATTCAGTTATTACTACTAAATCTAATCCTCTACTCTCAGCAATTTTTAGTGCTTTTGACTTATGCATAACTCCAAGTTGACCTTGATCGTCAACTACTCTTAACTCACTGTAACGTATTTGTCCGTTAATAGGTGTTTTAGGTTCTGGTTTGCTAAATTTTTTCATTTGGGCCTATATATTGTTTGGTAATCATACTTTCTCCTTTATATGTATTCATTTGTAATCATCATCATATATTCATCAGTATCACTATATACTGTATATTCTTTCCGTATATTAAATAGTTTTAATATATCAGACTGACGATCTTCTTTACTAAAGTAAATTGTGTTAGATTCGTTTAGTATACTTGCTACTAATTCAGTTTGTGTAACAGTGTCCAAATCTACAAAAACATTGTCACTAAGTCTCATTGTACTAATTAGCCAGGCTATGTTGTTATCATTAATTGGTCCATTAGCATTATAAATTACAACAGGTACACTTTTGTACATTGCTTCATGTACTCGTTCAATGTCATCTAAAAATTTACTATTATTAGATAAAACTGTGACAACTGGACCAGCATCTAATAACTTCATGTCTGGCGGTGATATGTGGTATATACTGTTTTCCCTCATTGGGGTTTACTCATCCTCTTTATATGGTTTAGGTGGAGCCAACTTTCCATCATAATCATCAGGCCATATGACAGTTCTTGCGTTACGTTCACTAGGGCTTAATTTACTTGTTGGTCTTGTATCAGTATACGGGTCATATAGCGGTTTGTCAACCTTTTTATTATCTGGCTTAGGTTTAACAACTTTTGCCATAGGAGTCTTTACTGTGTTGTTAGTAACTTCTTGTAATTCTGGTAGTATGCTTTCCTGCTTTTCTTCCACTATTGGTTCAACTACAGGCTTAGGCTTTTTTACTGGTGGCGGATCTCTTGGCGGCAATCCTCGATCTGCTCTACGCCATTCAAATATATACTGTGCTGCAATTAGTAGTGCAACTGCTAATGGATCAAACACAAATATAATAATGAGTATTACCCAACGTACTGCATCTTCTAGTGTAGTGCGATCAGCATCCTCGTATATAAACTCTGCCAAATACTTAACAGGTCCTACTTCTGCTTCTAGCTTTCTAGCTTCTGCTTGTAGCGCAAACTTTTCATTTGTAATACGGTCAATATTATCGTTTGCTGTTTTAATTCTAGCTAACTGTGCGTCAGTTAATGTATCTAAATCTACATCATCGCCTATCTGAATTTCAGCACGTAATCTTTCAATAACACTTTGTGACTGTAAAATCTCTGCTTCTGCTAGTTCACGTAGTCTAGCCATTTCTGCTTGCGCATTTTCAATTTTACGATCTGGTGAGTTACGTAAATCAGTAATACTATCCTGTGCTAGTTTACGTTGCTCTCTAACAGCAGGTATGTCTGTATCAAGTACTATAGTAATTTTTGTTTGTATGTTATCACGTTGTGTTTGTAAACTACTTGACGCATCATTTCTAATACGATCAATTGTATCTAATAGTCCTTGCTTACGTGCTTGTACACTTTCTGTTTGTGATCCTCGTAGCCCTGTAACTAAGCCAGTTAAACGTTCACGCTCTGAACTAATAACTAATTGTGCTTGTGATCTTAGTTCTGTCTCTTGTGATTGTAATTGTGCGATGCGTTCTTGCTGTGCTGTTACCCAAGCATTTAGCGCACGAGTTGTATTACTGCCAAATAGTCCGTCACTAGTAACACCAATTACTGCCTGACCTTCTTGTATTTTAGCACGTTCTGTACTTTGTAGTTTGTTTGTGGTAATAACAATTGATTCCTCAATTGCTGTAATTTGTGCTTTTAGTGTATCAACTGCACTATAGTCTGGTACTAGTTCACTAATACGAGCTTCATAATCTGCCGCTTGGGTGTCTAGTCTAGTAATATCATTATCAAGTTGTGTAATTTGATCTCTATAAGGCTGTATTTGTTCCTCTACACTTGCTACACTTGTATTGGATAACTGTGTTCTAAGCTCTGATATTAATCCATTTAATCTTACTATTTCTGTATCTAAGCTAGCTATTTCATCTGAAAATACAGCAACTCTTCCATCAAGTGCTAGTTCAGCGGCACTAATAATATCAAGTTGCTCTTGTATGCTAGGTTGACGTCTTGTATATGCGCCATCAATACGTTGTTGTTCTTTATCTATTTTTTCTTGTATACCAACATCTTCTTTGTCAGCATCAGCTTCTCCTTTGGCAATACGTTCATTAGCTCTAGTAATAATCTCTTGTTCTCTGCCAATCTCCGCATCAAATCTTTCCAGTGTTGCCACTTGTTCATTAGCGGCGGCAGTTTGTTCAATATGTGCTTTAGATAAGAATCCAAAGATACCCATGCTTGTAATAAACATCAGTACTAGTACTGCTATACTAAGATATACTCTCAACCACCAGGCTGCTCGATCCCAATATTTGTGTAACCATACAGCCGCCACTAGTTTGCCAATTTCTAGTGCGCCGCCCATTATAATAATAGGAATACTTGCTGCTGCAAATATAGCAACTAGCCCTGCTACACTATAGTAAATCGCAACTCCACTGATAGTTAGTGCGACTAATAAAGTTAAAATACCAAATAACATGATTTAATCTCCGTACCGAGTGGCTAGGCCTTCGTTTATAAGAATCTGATTTACGTCAATACGGTTTTCATTAGCGTCCATAATATGGACATGTCCAAGAGTTCTACCAGCCTTGCCACGCTTATTCATAATTGTATGACAGTAAAATTCTTTTCCAACTAGCTCTGCTAGTCGATTACGTGCTTTTTGCGCACGTTCTTTTTCTTTTGGATCAGAGCTTTTAATATCAGGAGCATTTACTCCATGAAGTTTAATACGTTGTCGTACTAATACATTAAAGCCAAGATCGATTTCAGCATCTATCGTACTGCCGTCAATAACTCGCATTGTTAAACATTTATAATCGTACATTTTATTGTTCCTGATTAGGCTTTTGGGCAGCCAACCATTTTTGCGCACGCCGATCGTTAGGCGGCGTTGTTAAAAACTTTTGTACGTTTTTGAATACTTGATTAAAGTTCTGTTCACGAGCTGGGTTTTCTTGACCCCCGCTGTTATCAACTACATGGAAATCAGCGGCGCCAAAAACTTGCTGAAACTGCATTAGATTTTGTTGAACTTGGTTCCACATTTTGGAAACCATTTCAGCTGGAATACTTCTAGCACGTTGCTTATTACGTTCTTGTGCTACTTCTTCACTTGTGTTTACATACACCATCATTGTTTCGTATCCCAATGACTTTAGCGCATTACTATCTTTTTGTACTTTAGCAACATCTTTGCCTGTACCATCAATAACAAGACCTAGACGACCATCTAAATATTGAGTACGTCTTTTCTGTGTAAGCTCTTTGGCTTTATCACGTACTTCTTGACCTGCTTGACTACCAACAACTTCTGGATCTCCAAGATCCATATCTTGTTTCTGCGCCAAATATTCATAAATCTCATCACTATTAACAGATTTAAGGCCGCTAGATCCAAGCATCTTTCTAGCCACATAAGACTTTCCAGAACCTGGGCCACCGGCCATAAACACTGCTTTAAAAATATGAGGGTCGTTTGGACCTTCTTCAAGTGGTTGATTTATTACTTCGTTAATTTTCATACATATATTTATGTATTTTCATTCCCAACGATAAAAAATATGCGCACCAATACGTCCTACTAGCTGTAAGGATGACGCCCAATTAGGCTGTACATATGTAGCGTGGTAGTGTGTTGCGCCTTCTGTTAGTCCACGGTGCTTGCCGTTTTGAACTACGTTCCACGCAAGAGTTTGAGCATCTACCCAAAGATCTTGGTTTTGTGGGTTATCTGCTTTGCCGTCACAGTACCAACTAAATTGGCACTTGTTACGGCGCATGTTACCGTTATCATCTTGTAACCCCTGCTTGACTACTTCGCAGATTGTATCGGGATAACGTATATCGTTTACACGATTAAGAACTACATCAGCAACACCTGCTCTGTCTGCTAAATTACTTCCTCGTGCTTCGTAGTAGATGTTTAATGCCATACAGCGTACTTCAGGAAATTCTTCAATTAGCTTAAAGTCTGTTGCTGATGATACTGGAGTAAATGCGAAAAACATCATAACTGCCATAATAAGTTTTTTCATACTCTTTGCCTCATGTATAAGAGTTTATATAATCTGTCCAAATTTAATTTTCTGTCGGACAGTTCCTCGGTCATCGAGAAGTTTAACTTCGCCGTCTTTAATCTCACCTCGTTGTAGTAAGCCATGACGATCTTTAATTTTCTTTCTCATATGATTGATAGCTTCTTTTTTACTACCAAATAGTTCACATTCTTTTTTAACACTTCCGTGTCTGTTGTATTCAATTGTTTCAATTTCAAATGTAGCCATAATAAACACTCCTTACTTAAATAATATATAGATTAAAACTACAAATGTCAAGCATTAATTACCATTCCTTAAACATACCTGCGTCTTCATTATCATTAAAGCCTTTGGTATAGGCAGTAATTTCCAGTGGAGTCATGTCTTTCATTTCAACACGAGCACCTTTTTGTGTACCTTGAGGCCAGTAATGTGGATCAAAAGATCGTCCATAATAACTGTCAGCGCCACCACGATCATATGGCCCGCCGTGTACATCATCATATACGTTCTCAATTTTATTGAGTACATCAATTGGTAGTTGTGATTCAATAGTCATTACGCAGCTTCCTTTTCTCTACAAATATTTTCAATGTGACGTTCAATAGCACTATCTTTCCAATTAGCAAAGTCTAAAGAACGGGCATAACTTTTACTGACATAATCAGCAGTAATATAGTACGCATCTTCTACAAGTTGAATACGGTTATATTCTTTAAGAGTACCTGAAGGAACACGATCATTCCAATACTCAGTTTCAGTTGCCGCAGGAATCATACCCATCCAACAACCAGGTTGCTTTGAAAACTCTTCAGCTTCTTTGCGTTGAGCGTTGATATAGTCAACTAGTGCAGTTTCCATATTATACATTATAAAACTTCTCCTGTAATTACGTTAACAACTTTAGTATCTGGACCAAATGCTGCTTGCGCCATCATACGCTCTTCGTTCTTTTGTTCTTCTGAACGGTTAGCTTGTGAAATCATGTACTCTTTTAAGAATGATGTCTGTTCAATCTTACGAGTGTTTTCAGAAATTTCAACTTGAAAATCAGCAATCAAACCTAATGTTGCAAAGTCAGTTACCATATCAAGAAATGGAACACGGTCATTGGATACCCAACGAACTACATCTCCATCTAAATATGCGTCAGCAAAGTTTTCAATAACTTTTTGTTCTGTGTAACCTGTAAGCATCATTTTTGTTTCCTTGTTTGTTATCATACTACGACTATAGCACCAAAACGTCTTGGTGTCAAGCAAAAACGCAGGAAAAGTTTCCTGCGTTTTCAATAGGTTATAATTTTTTTTAAATTAAATCCTGTCTATTTTCTATTCCAAATAGCATATAGTACCCAGATAGCAATCAAGCCCATTAGGCCTTCTGCGCTTAGTGTGCCTAGCATCGCTGATACGTTGCTTACTACACTTGTTTCTGGGAAGAACGGAATCGCTCCTAATCCTAGTACTTCAACAACTAGCAGTAGTGCTACAATTGAAAGTCCCAAGTCTGTTAGGCCAGCAGCCCATCCTTTAATCTTTTTAAGAATATCCATAGTTTATCTCCTTTTAGGTTTTACGGGTTATGTCTCCCGGTGTGTGAACAGTCACACAACTTCAATATATTAACATAAATGTTATAAGTTGTCAAGAAGTTTTTAAGTATCTTCTAAATCAAGCCACTGATACCAGCTTGGATGTCGTACAGCAAAATCTAATTGCTTACGTTTGCGTACAAGTTCATAGTATCCTGGTTGGTAAGGCTTATATAGCGGACGCCAATTTGGTCCTACTTTATCACTTTTACTCCAGTTACAAGGCTTACATGCGGTAATACAATTGACCCAGGATGTCTTGCCGCCTTTTGATACAGGTCGGACATGGTCCATTGTAAGTTCACTTTTCAGATGTCTTTCGCCACAGTAGCCACACTCATATAAATCTCGCAAAAACAAATTATTTTTGCTAAATCGGGGCCTACGTGTTTTGTGCTTAAAATCTTTCAGCATAATAACTGCTGGCACTTTTGTTTCCCAACTGGGAGATCGGACAATCCAATCGTCATACCAGTCAAGCACTGTGCATTTATCATGGTACATATACATTACTGCTTCTTTCCATTGTACCACACTTAATGGTAAGAAACTAACAGGTTGTGCGTCTGCATTCAAAACCAGGGTATCGCTCAAGTTTTAGTCCACTTCTTTGTTTTATGTATTTATTCTGGGTCTTGAGCTAAAATTTCAGTAAGCAACATATGTATTGCTTCATCTGTCCAATTGTGTTCCTGATGGAAATTACCAGTTACTGAAAACCAGTCACCGTATTCTTCTACATCATTTGGAACCAGTGGATCAAATCCGTCTTCAATCATTTGTTTACATTCTGCTCGATGCAATCCGCTTTTACGCACTGCTCTCTCTAGATTGAAGTTTATTACATTACTCATTAATCACACTCTGGAAATTTATATTCTACAATTTTACGAACTACTTTTACTTGTCCGTTAAGTTTGTTTGTTACATAGTGTTTTGGTTCATTTGCGCCGTATAAGAACAATGCTCTTTTCGCAAATCCAAATATTTCTCTTTTTGTGCTTGATAATACAGTTTCTCGTGGATCGTTATCTCCAATCTCATCGAGGTATCTTAATGCGTATAATGTTATGTCGTCTACCCCCAAGGGTACTTCGACCTTTGCCATAATTTTGCGCCCGTCTCCAGTATCTTTCGATCTCATTTTTTTGCCTTTCATTTGCCTATAGTTAAGTTATAGTGTTTTGTGCCATGACGTCTTACCATAACCTATTACTTCACATAATATACGGCAAAACGACTTATTTGTCAAGTGTTTTCTTCAGTATTATTTATAATTCAACGTATTCTAGTTTAACACTCCAGTTTACAGTGCTTGTGTCTCCACGTACTCTTATTGATAGTTGATTATTAAAGATCGCTACAGTAGCGTTCCATCCTGCGTCAATCACAGTCCAATCACTATAATTAGTATCTGGACTTGTATAAGAACTTGGAGTGTTAGCAGAAATATTATTAATTGCTTGGTATATAATTAAGTCATGTTCAACTTGATCACCAGTTGAGTATGCGGTAGTTGCGTTCCAAGGTGTTATAAATGCTTCTGCATCTCCAGTATTACGCTGGTAGTCTATACGGCTAACTGCGCCAACAAAACTATCTGCATCATTAATATCTTGTACTACGCCTTGTATCTGCCAAGCTCGATTAGTTTGAGCTTGCCCAGCCAGTACATAAATCTTAAAGAACCAAGTTTTGTTAGTACCAGGGCTAAGTACCAATCCATTAAACAATGCTGGTGTTGATGTTACATCAGTAGTTGTTAAGGTTGTATTTCCTACACCTGGTATAGTTAAATCAATATCATTAGCGTTTTCAGTAATCGTTACACTATTGTTGGACGATTTTAGTTTTCTGAATTGTAAATCATTTGTTACTCTTGATTTAAATATCTCTGCTCCAGTACCTAAATTACTAGCAGTTAGTGTATCACTAATAGTGATGTCACTAGTATTTTGTACAACACTAAGAGCACCACTAACATTAATTTTTCTGAATTCTTGTTCATTACTGACATTTTTTTGTTTGTATACTTCTACACCAGTACCTATGTTAACAAAAATATTACTTTGAGCATTGATATCATCAATTGTTGCTATATCTCTCCAACTATTTGTACTAGCATAATATGCTTCTACTTCATTAGTTGTGTTGTTGTAGCGTAACATACCACTATTAGCTGGTGTTGATCGTTGAGTAGAGCTACCAACTGGTATAGTAATTGAACCTTGTCCTGGTATAATTGTGTTATCAGCTAAACCAATAGTAGGATTGCCACCAGCGCCACTGCCATTAATAACTGTTATTTCATTATTAGTACCATTAATTGACCTTGCTATAGCAACTGCGCCATCTTTTGCTACAAATCCTGTACCAGACAATTCATTAACGTTTTTTCCAAATGCTGTAAATGTTACACTACTTTGTTGATAGTCTGACATTGTACCAAAGTTAAATGATGCTGTATCTAAACGGGCAAATATAGTTAAGATGTCTGTTCTTACTACTAAATCATTTGTATTTGTTTGTAGTGCTAACTGTGCAGCTTCACTATTAACCAAATAAACATTAGCACCACCGCCGCTTTGTACTGAAATAGAACCACTTGCTACTGTTGGATTATCCGTAGCTGTATTTCCATCACTGGTACTTAATCCGCCTGCCAAGTAGCCAGGACTGTTGGGTGCTGTAGGATCGCTACCTAAACTCTTATCATCTTCACGTTGTACTACCTGTGTAGTATAACCAATAATTGTACCACAATAATCGTATACTGGTATTTGATTGTCTACATTACTTTGTGGATCATCTGCTTGATCTAATAATGTCAGGAAGTCATCATCAAACAATAGTTTGAAAATGTTTTCGTATTCAATTGGATCTGATTCTTGTTGTGACAAGTTACTTGCGCTAATTGGTACAGATCCATTTGACCCACCAAGCGAAGTTCCTGGTCTATATGTAACTGGGTAACCAGCAAGTTTGTCATATAAACCTTTCATACTTGAAGCTAACCTAGCATTACTAGCAACACTTCCGTTTTGTGGGTTATGCATAACACCAACACCACTATTACAACTTGGGTCAGGAGTAGCAAATTGGCTTCCGCCTAAACTGTATGATCCATTAATATTATTTTCAAAGCTAATTAAGTTTTTAATACCACCAGCAACACCTTCGATATCGTTACGTATACTATCAATTACACTTTGTCCAAGTGATCCAGCATTAATAGCATCAATATTATTAGCAATATTTCCTAGTATACCACCATTAAACACGTTACCGTTAAAGCCGCCTGTTCCTATACAAGCACACACTTGACCAGGTACAATGCTACCAATTTGATCAATTAAATTTTTACCAGCACCAAGGAAACTGCCCATTGCTCGTTCTAACATATTTGGAATAGCGATTGGATCTACTGGTGCGCTACAAAAGTTAATCATGTTAGCAACATTTTGTGCTTCTGCCAATACACCATTAAGACGTCCAAGTATACTATCTAACTTAGTGTGATCCATAAAGTCGTTCATTGCGCCATCTAATTGTGATAACGCATCATATAGCTCGCCCTGTAATGCTGGAATACCCAGTAGCGCATTAATGTTTGCGCTCATACAAATCTGAATGTTTGGAAGTTTTATACCATTGCCGCCTAGTACACCACATAACAGTTCACGTAATGTAAAACTATACTCTGCTTGTGCTACTGCTCGTAAGTTACTATTACCTAAAGCAGTGGTACCACTTAAATGATGTTTAGTATCAAGATAGTCATTGGCATTTTGTAAGCCATTTTTAAAATCAGTAAAGTCTGCCATGTTACCCTCCGGCTCTTACATCGCCGCTTGCGCTTGTCGCTGATGGTCCACAGTGTTCAGGACCATAACCTGGTCGTCCGCAATAGCTGTCTGCTGATGAGGGGTCATTTAAAATGATGATAGGTTTACCGCCAGCACGAGTTCTACCACTAGTCGCAGTAGCTTGAAGAACGCCCCCACCATGACTGTTGGGGTCGCCCTCTGTACTAATAAATTGTCCGTTTACTCTGACATTATTAACTATAGCTCTAGTTGAGGCTCCACATAGTCTCTTGTCATTATTTCTGTGTACAAAGTTCATACACGTATTTATTAGATAAGCAGACTACTTTCTGCCGCTGTTGCTGTCGTAATACCAGTTGTACTCTGCATATATCCGTCAGCTAAGTTCTTTTCAGTTTTTGTAATTGCTACAACTTGCGCTTTGCCAATAAACACTGGATCATTGCTTTTTGTATCAATACTCATAATCCAAGGAATAAGCATTGCTTTACCATCTTGTGGGTTAATTGTAAGCACTGTTGGCTTTACTACATTTAATGCGTTGTCGTCTTCTGAATCAAATCTAGCAACGACTTCTTCGCCAGTGCTACATTTAACAGTCATTACATCGCCTTTTTTAAAGTTTGAAATCTTTAACATTTAGTTTTACTTCTCCAATAAGTTCACGTACAGTTTCGGGTTGTAATCTTACTAACGCCATACCGCCGCCTTCTACTAATAATTTGCCATCATGATAAATTTGTGGCATTGTTCTGTGACCTTCTGTAATTAGAAACTCACGTGCTTCTGGAACAGACTCGACATTGATCTCCTCAAACTCGAATCCGTTCTTTTTTAAATAATCCTTAGCCATGTCACAGTAACCGCATAAGTTTTTGCTGTATACTGTAATCATAAACTAAATCCTTTAAATGTATCTTGGGTAACATCTTGCTTTGTGCCACCGTTAATATAACTTGTAATCTCTGTTTCCTGTGGTGCTACTTGTACATCTCCACCAGCGATCCATTTCTTTGTCCAAGGCAATGGGTTACTAGCTTGATTGTAAATTTTAGGAAGACCAGCATTGCCCATACGCTTCATGGCAATGTGTTCAATGTACTGACTTAGTAGCTCTTTGTTTAAGCCAAGCATACTACCGTCTTTAAACAAATAGTCCGCCCAGGCTTTTTCCTGATCTACAGCATCAGTAAACATCTTGATACATTCTTCTTCTGTTTCTCGAGCAATCTGTTCAAACACTGGATCGTCTTTCTTGAGTGTTTTAAGTAATAGCTGTGTTGATCCTAAATGTAGGTTCTCATCACGAGCAATAAACTTAATAATCTTAGCATTGCCTTCCATCTTTTTAAGTTCAGCAAATGCCCAACTACATGCGAATGAAACGTAGAAGCGAACACCTTCAAGAATGTTAACACTCATTAGTGCTAACCATAGTTTCTTTTTAAGTTCATACAGATCAACTACAACTTTTTTGCCATTAACTGTGTGTACGCCTTCACCTAGTAGATTGTAGTAACTAGCGCCTTCAATTAGATCGTCATAGTACTTGGAGATATCTCCAGCACATTCAATGATCTCTGGAATATCCATAAGTTGATCAAAGATAACGCTTGGGTCATTATACACATTACGAATAATATGTGTGTAACTACGACTGTGGATTGTTTCACTAAATGTCCAGGTAATAATCCAGTTCTCTAGTTCTGGTAAACTTACAATGCTACCAAACGATTCCACTGGTCCACGCCCTTGTACACTATCCAACAAGATCTGTCTTTTAAGATTACTTGTAAAGATATGTTGCTCATGGTCCGTCAACTGTTTAAAGTCTTTCCCATCACGATATGTATCAACTTCTTCTGGACGCCAGAAGAATCCTAGTTGTTTGTCTGTAAACTTATCAAAGCTAGGATACTTCATTGTATCGTAACGTTGAATTGTTACTCCTCCTGATGGATCAAGGAATGCCAAGTTATTTGTTTGGCTACCTTTGTTAGTTACGTCAAAAACACTCATTCAATCTCTCTCTTTATATTACACAGCTTTCGCATTCATCGTCTTCAATTGTTATATTATCTTCCACTATACTTGATTGTTCCAGTTTGTCAATATCTATTTCGCCGGCTCCGTCATATGTGTTAAAATAATACAACTGCTTGCCGCCATATTTGTAGAACATCATTAGATGTTGTAGCATACTACTCATTGGAATCTTCTCATCTGGGAAGTGCTGTGGATTATAACTTGTGTTTACACTAATACCTTGATCGATATATTTTTGTAACACTGCCATAATCTGTAAGTATCCTTCTGGTGATGTCTGATCCCATAGTAGTTCATACTTGTTTTTGAGATGATGGATACCAGGCACAACTTGCTTTAGTACACCATGTTTTGATTGTTTAATACTTACTAAACTACGTGGTGGTTCAATACCGTTTGTCGCATTACTAATTTGTGCTGACGTTTCAGCAGGCATAAGAGCCATTAGTGTTGAGTTACGGATACCTGTTTTAGCTAATTGTACTCTTAGTTCTTTCCATGGCATACGTTCTTTGTGTGCTACTAGTTCATCAACATCTTTCTTATATGTGTCAATAGGTAGGATACCATCACTATATTTTGTTTGGTCATTCCACAAACATGCGCCTTGCTCTTGTGCTAGGTCTGCGCTTGCTTTAATTAAACTGTAACTCCATGCTTCAGCATACTCATCAATCATTTCTAGATTAGGCTCACTGTATGTCATATTGTTTCGTGCCATCCAGTATGCCAAGTTAATAATACCTACACCTAATGGTCGTCTACCCATGGTTGCCATTTCTGCCGCAATTACTGGATAGTTCTGATAACTGAGTAGAGCATCAAGCCCACGTACTGCTAGTTTACCAATACGGATAAAGTCACTTGGCTTACGTACATTGCCCCAATTAACAGCACTTAGTGTACATAAGGCAATCTCACCATCTGGATCATTAAAGTCATTAAGTGGTTTTGTAGGTAAATTAATCTCACAACACAAGTTACTTTGTTTAATAGGTGCCATATCTGCTTTGAACGAACCATGCTCGTTAGAATGGTCAACATTTTGTAAGTAAATGCGTCCAGTATCTTTGCGTTCTCCCATAAAGTGACTAAACAACTCAAGTGCTGGTATTGTCTTCTTACGTAGTCTTGTATTACGCTCTGCTGTTTCATATAAACGTTTAAACTCGTCTTGGTCAGCAAAGAATGCTTCGTATAGTCCTGGTACATCACTAGGTGAGAATAAGGTAATGTCTCCGCCAGTAATTAAACGCTCATACATTAGTTTGTTAAACTGTACACCGTAGTCCATTTGACGTACACGATTATCTTCAATACCTTTGTTGTTTTTAAGTACTAGTAGATCTTCTGCTTCGAGATGCCAAATCGGGTAATATAATGTTGCTGCTCCGTTTCGCACGCCGCCTTGGCTACATGATCTGGTAGCAGACTGGAACATTTTAAAGAAAGGAACGACCCCGGTATGATATGCGTCACCTCGACGTATGGGGGAGCCGAGAGCCCGTATACTTCCTGCTCCAATACCAATTCCTGCTTTTTGTGATACGTATTTGACAATACTACTAGTAGTTGCGTTAATGCTATCGAGACTATCGCCAGTTTCAATAAGAACGCACGAACTAAATTGTCTCTGCGGAGTACGCACGCCTGCCATAACAGGAGTAGGTAAACTGATATCGAAAGTACTAATGGCATCGTAATAATCCTTAACCCATTTTAATCTTGTTTCTTTGTCATAACTACCAAATAATGTCGCTGCAATTAGCATATATGCCATTTGTGGTGTTTCTAGTTTTTCACCTGTAACACGGTTTTGTACAAGATACTTGCCACGCCATTGTTCCATAGCGGCATATGTAAAGTCTTGATCACGGTCGTGTTTAATATAATCATTAAGTTCGTCCCATTCTGAAGCAGTATATTCAGTGAGCAACGCTGGGTCATACCATCCTTCATCTACATTACGAGTAATTAGTTTTAAGATATGCCAAGGTTCAAAGCTATCGTATACTTGTTTGCGCAAATGATACACAATAAGGCGCCCTGCTACCCATTGATAGTTTGGGGCATCTTCTTCAATTAACTCTGAAGCACTTTTAATAAGTGTTTCTTGGATGTCATCAGTTGTAATACCATTATAAAAATGTAAGTTACTCTTCATCTCAACTTGACTAGGACTAACTCCATTAATACCTTCACAGGCATAAAAAGCTACTTTATGTAGCTTTTCGAGGTCAATTGCCTCTTTACTTCCATCTCTTTTTGTTACTTGAATATTGCTCATACTGTTTTCGTCCTTATAGTATATCATGTTAGTGCCGAATCATCGTAGTTCGGGGTATATTTGTTATTTTATTATGTTTTTTATTTTAGTTCTGTAGGAAACAGAACATATATCTTCAGTGGGTAATGTACTTATACTACCGTGATCAAAGTTAAGCAGGTGTTTATTATCGATCAGCGCACATAGACGCTGAAAACTTTTACCAATACATGTTACATACAGTAGCTCATTTTGTATGTTTGGATTGGCATAATAGATAGTATATGCCATTCCTAATGCGACACTATTTTGACAAAAGTTTCCTTGATGTAACATTTCCCAAGGTGTTGGCCACTGTTCTGGGTTAACAGGATCAATAGATATGTTAACCAATGGAGCACTTTGCCACCACTGTACTACAGTCTTACTTACATCAAGTGTATTTGTTTGATCCAAGCCATTACGGAAGTCACGCCACATACTTAAACGCTTGCTAGGTGACTCATACCAGGCTTGATTATTTAATTGCTGTTCCAAAGTTGATATGTATATTTAAATTTCGTTATAGTATTAGCGCCATCAGTGTACATTAAACGTAGTGTGTTTGCTACGCTAATATCTGCACTAAAGGTCACATCTACTGTTGCGGTTTCGGTATAATTATCATCAATTGCGCTTGTTGAAGCACTAATGTCTGTTGCCATTCTGATTTGGCCAACACGTACACCATTAGTACTTTCTAATGTATAATCAATGATAGCGATATTGTATAGTGTGGTATCAATACTAAAGCCAGTTACTACATTATTTCCATTTGCAGCTAGAGAAAGGCTGTTTGGAATCGTTGCGTAACGTTCCATGCTAATCTCACCATTAAAGTTGGCAGTAATAGCACCAGTTGGAGCAGTAGCAAACGTTAGTGTAGTTCCAACAATACTATAATCAGCAGGATTAACTTGTGAACCGTCATCAAATACTCCTACTACGCCGTTTGTAGTTAATGTACTTGGTACAACAAATGCTGTGATTACGCCATTACCTGTGCCTACACTAATAGTAGTGTTTCCGATAAACAACCTTTGATTGTCTGTTGCGTATCCTACTTCACCTGGATCAAGCAAGGGCAAATCTGCGAAGTTGCCTTGCCTTACTTTAATTTTACTAATACGTGTGTCTGCCATTGATCTGTTCCTCTATAATGTATTTATGACAGGTTATAAAACTCTGCTACCTTGCCGGCCCACTTTTCTTCCCAAACTTTGAACTCTTCTGGGCCTACTTCAAATAACTGCCAGTCTAAATCTCGACTACACATAAAGATAGCGGCATGCTCAATCTTTGTTTCAAATATTTCGTTGTGGGCCATCGCATAAGCGGCGGCTTGCATAAAGTAGTCGTCAATCCACTCACGCTTTTTGGGTTTATTGGTTTGTTTAAAATCCATAATACAAGGCTTCCCCTTGTACATGCCAACTAAGTCAGTAGTACCAGCATACAATCCTGGATAACACAAGTTTACTTCACTACCCCAAACTTCGTCAATGTCAGCTTCTACGTTTTTTATAACGGTCTCTGCCATCATCTTGGCTTGTAGCATAGTTTTACCTGTATACTCTTGGTTAAGGCTCCATGCTTCCAGCATTTCGTGCATTATTGAACCTACGCCAGCGGCTTCAGTTACAATTTGTTGTGCTTTCTTTTCACCTACACGCTTTTTCCAAGCATTGAGGTGTGTCATATCCTTTGTTTTACTCAGGATAGTAGTAACACTGGGCACAGGATCGCCATACGGATTTTCGTATAAACGTTTGCCGTTTACGCTTTTGCGTTTAAATTCTTGATACGGGTAGGGTGTGGTAATTTTTAACATATAGTGACTATAGCACTAATGAACTACAATGTCAATAGTTGATTACCCATTTAAATGTAGTATTTGTAGTAGTATTTGTCTGACGTTGTATTGTATAACCCAAGTTCTCAAAATAACTAATAACTTGTTTCATTTGGTCAACTTTAGCAACATCAGCAATGTCAGTTCCTTGCCATACATTAAAATATGCTTTGGCATCAGCGGTTGCTGTTGGGTTACTCTCTGTCATTGTAGTTCCATCATCTACTATTGTTTGGTAAGCGCCAGCACTAGCATCAACTATAACTTGACGCATCAATGCTGATGTTTCATCAAAGATTGTTAAATCATTTCTTGCTGTTGTTCTTGCTTGCTGTGCGCTTACTTGATAACTCATAGTTTCTTATCTTTCTTTGACAGTTGTTTTGATGCCATTTTACTAACAGTGTCGTCAGTAGGATCAGTTTCAGTGGGGAGAGCTGAATCTAATTTTACTTCTTGTTTGTTAGCACTACCAACGGCAGAAATACTGTTTAACATACGGATTAGTGATTTCATTTCTAAATAATATCCACTAGACTGTAATTTAGCTAATAATGCTGGTGTTTTAATTGAAGTCATACCACGTGCTTTAGATCGAACAATTAATTCTTCGATACCATTTAGGACATAGTCCTGTCCTTCAGTTATTATGACTTCATTAACTAACATTACTTGTTACCTGCGTCCAGTTCATTAATAATATTGATAAACTGATCGTGTGTCATAGTGCCGCTTTCAACCATTTTAAAGAGCTTGTCTTTACTCTCTAGAAACTTTTTTTCAGCTAACGCACCTTTTTCCATGTCTGCTAAAGCACTTTCGCCTTTTAACTCACGTCCAAGTTGGTTGTCATCACCAGCGGCAGCATCGTCGCCACCAAATTCGTCACCCATGTCTAGTTCATCTGTGTCGCCCAGGTCCATGGTATCTGTACCCATGTCTGTTGGCATTGTTTGTGCTGGTTGCTCGCCACGTGCTACAAGTGTTGCGTTTTCTAATTCACCTTTTGCTGATTTAGCAGAGTCAAGTAATCCACCAAGTGCCGCTTCAGCACTAGCATTATATGCTTCTGCTTGTTCAAAGCCTAGTTGTTCTTTCATTGCGTCAACAATTGGCATAAGTTTTTGTACTTGCATTCCTGCTAAGTCTTCAACCATTTTTTGTAGTCCATCAACTAACTCTTGTGCGGCTAGCATTACTTCTGCTTGCTCTAGTTCTGCTGATTCACGTACTTTAGTTTTCATCTTTTTACCATCGTTACGTGTTGGCGCAACTTCACTGATGTAAGTACGTAATGAGTGTGAAATTAAACTTAATTTATTATAAGTTTTATCTTCCCAATAAGCACTGTTGCTTTCTTTAATTGCTGTAATCTTTGCATTAGTTGCGTTTAACATACGCCCTAATGATTCACTGCTCATTTCAGAAACATTAACATTATGACCAAATGTGTTAGCCAATACTTTGTTAATTTTTTCTACGTTGTGGGCAGCTGAGTTTAAATCGTTTAAATACATTGTATAATTCCCCGTTGTTTATTATATTTATACACATCTGTTACAGACGTGATAAAATTCTTTGCTTTGCTTCTTGTACTTTTTGCTTCGCCCTACTGGCTTTAGCAATGGCAATATCTTCATTGATACCACCTCTGTTTGCTCTAGATTGTTGTGCCCAAGTTTCATATAGCGCATTACTATAATCATGGTCATACTTTTCTAATTCTGTAATTCCTGATGTTTTATTAGTGATATATTTTTTAACAATACCCATTGCTGTTTCAAACAATGCTAAGTCACTGTGTATTACTTCGTTGCCATCAACTACATTATAAAAGTTTTTTTGTCTACCAGCAAACTGCTCACTGATAATGTCAATGCGATAGTTTTGTACTGTAATTGATTGCTCTGTTATAGTTTGTGTCATAGCAACTTTTAGATCAACGTCAGCTTCTGCAGCCTCGTTAAGCATAGCAGATGTTTCCTCAACCTGCGCAGTTAAAATGTCTTTAAGAGATCTAGTCATTATAATTTACCGTACTTGTTAATGTTAAGTTTATAACCTGTTGTTTTACTGTCTACTACTTTATCTAGTACACCACGTACAACTAAGTTTTGCGCAATATACGCATCACGCTCATTTAATGACTTACGCTCTAGTATAATGTCTTCAGTAAAATGACTATCTAAAAAATCACTTTCACGACTATTAATAAATGTAGGAAAGCCACCTTTGGTTACAAATGCTCTCATTGGTTTTGTATCCCTCTGCCTCTCAACAAATCCTGACGCATATTATCGTACGCCGCACGATTTGGTGTACCTGTAGGAAGACGTCTTGCGTCTCTATTGGCATTTTTATTCATTTGTGTTTGTTTAATTGTAAGCTCTCGGTTAGTATCTGCCATTTTATTGTTGATACGTTTATTCATATTTGTTTGATCACTATTAAATTTACCCATAGCTGATCTGCCTTGAGCTAAACTATAACGTTCATTAACTTTGTAACAGTCACAATGTTTACATTCTGGACCACATTCACATTCAGTAACAGGTTGTCCACAACAGTCTTTGCTGCACATTTCAACGCCGTCCTTCATCCATGTTTTTTTGTCTTCATTTGTTAATGTTTTATATTTAAAATTCTCTAATGAATCTGGTCCTTCGTGGTTAAATACTGCGTTGTTCCAAACATCATGTGCATAATTATTTGCTGATGCTACATCACCTTTAATTGCGCTAGGACCACCGTTATATCCTCTAAGTTGTTCTTCCCAATTGGCTGCACCATAATGATCACCTTGTGCTTTAAAATACAATAATCCTACCTTAGCATTTATATTTGCATCATTTTTTATATCATCTAATGAATAGTTTGTTCCATATAATCTATTAACATCGTTTAATGCTGGTAATCTAACTTGAGCCATTCCGTATGCATTATTTGTACGATTCGTGTCACCGACTACAGTGTTACCATTCTTATCAAACTGACCTGTTCTACTTTCTTTATTAAAAAGTTCCATAGCTATCGCAAATGGTATATTTAGATCAGCCGCTGTTTTTCTAATTATATCAGATCTGTTACTATTCTCATTTATGATATCAAATATCTTCATGTTACTTTACCTTGTTTAGCCTTTGTATTGCTTTACTTGCTGGATTCATACGTTTTGTGCGCTGTGCTTTTTTAGCTATTCTAGCACCCATCTTTGCTTTAGTTTTACGTAAAGTCATTCTTTTCTTCATATCAATGGGTTTAGCACATTGTGATGGATCGCTCACAACTCTGCCTTTTCGTTGTCCCACACTACAGCGAAATTTTCTAACAATTTTATTACCTTTGCGAGCCCAGACTAGCTGTGCTTCAACAACAGGTTCTTCTGATGTGAGTTCGTTTAAGTTCATATAGTTATTTATTAGATTTTTATGACATTAATAATGTTGCTAGTAATGTTAGTACACCAGCAAGAACTGTACCACCAGTTCCCATCATTATTTTATTTGTTGTGGCATTTGCTTTAATCATTTCTTCACGCATTTTAGAGAATTCACGGATGCCTTCTTCTCTCATGGAAGTCACACTTTTTTCAATATTATTAAGGCGGGTATCAATATTGTTAACTTTTTCTTCCAAGACACGATACCTCTCAGCACACAGGTCAACGTGAGCTTCTAAATTCTGTTTCTCTAACTGGGTTGTCCCAATTGTAGCTATAGACATAATTCTTCTCAACTGTGTCTTCAGCACATCGTTGTGCCTTGTTAACAGTAGCCTTTTATGTAGCCTTTTGATATCGGAGGCTTGTGGCGAACTCCGTAGTCTTGTGCCTTAGTTTTTTCTTAATACTATTTATTGATGTCTACGTTTTCTTAAAGTATATGTTTAATAGTTTTTCGTCATAAGTCTCAAATGTATTAGTGACAAAGTTTGCGGTTTCTGTCAGATAAGGAGTAAATGCTACGCCGTCAAAATCATTTTCTAAGAAATGTACTGGATTATCGTTTAACATGTAAACGTCGGCATGCTCTACTGCAAATTCAATTTTCCACACATGATGTAGTCCTTTATGCGCTGAACCGAAGCGGTAATCAACTACATCTTGTGCTTCAAGGCACTTAACTGCAATAGATATTGGCTGGCTTCTCATGCCAGCTAGCTGAATAAGTGTATTAAAATTTTGTTTTTGATTATATGCTATAACATTTTTTGATTTACTATTATTGTCAGTAATATCAACTAGTGTATAGACTATGTATTGTTGTATCAAATGACACCTTAAACTAGACTTCTTCCAAATGCTCTGCCAGCAGCAAATCCACCAGTGAACGCTGCAGCACCAACAGCTGCTCTTTGCGCAATTTTTCTAGCAGTAATTTTTGGCTCTGCGCTAGCAATATCTGGATTAATTAATCCGCCTGCTTTACTAAATTGTTTAAATGGTTCATACAGTTCACTACGTATAGCATTGGCTCTATAATATTGAATTATTTTAGTTGCTGCTAATTGTTTTTGTCCTGCTTGTAATCCTTGCCATCCAGTTGCCATTCGTCTAATAGACTTATAATTAGCTTCTTTAATATCAAGACTGCGTTCAAGACGCATGAATAATCCACTAGCTTGTTTGGGATTTTGCCCAGCAGCTATGGATCTTAAATATGTTTTTAACTGTTGCTCTGGTATACCAACTCTTGCTGCTTGTGCTTTTTCAGAAGCATCGATACCAGTTTTAGTTGATATTTTATGAAGTGCGTGATAAAGATCATTGCCGTCTCTACGATAGTTTTTAAAGTTACCACCGCTAGCAAGTGTTCTTTTAGCATAATCTTGCGCCATAGGTTTAGTACTTGGATTTTGTGACATTATATGCATTGTTAGCAAGTTCATGAACGCAAAGTCCGCAGTGTTTTTCAAATCAACAGTTTCAAGTTGTTGACGAGTTTTGTACATTTTACTAGCTTCATTGAGATCATTAACAAACCCAAATTTTGGTTCGTTAGCCTCACTCATAGTATGTCCGCCTTCGATTTCTGCCCATTGCTTTGCTGTATATTGTTCCATAGTAGTATTTATAAGTTTGGCGTCCAGCGATGTCTTGGTACAAGTTTAATTTTATCTCTACCTACTACATATCCTTCGCCACCACTTTCACCTTTTGTAGTTGCTGTTACATCAGCTGGAGCATTGTCTAGCTGATCAATAATATTATTTTTTACTGTCATAATTTGTACAACTAATCCTAGTATAGCATTTAATCCATTACTGTCACTAGCCATTAGTTTTGCTTGTTGTCCAGCACTTACTTTACTAGTTTTTAACCAGTCGAAAAAACCACTTTGTAATTGCTTTAATTTACCTTGTTTTACCATTTGATTTACATATGTATAAATGATATTACCTTTATTACTAAGACCCTGTTCAGGTGTTAACCAACCGTCAATTGCTTGAGCATTAGCATTAGTTGCTTTTATAATGTCTTCTACACTGCTAATATCTACACTAGCTTGATGTGGTACATATGTTTGACCCATAACTACAACTTCATTAGTATTAATTCTTTTTGTATCTTTAATAGGAGTGCCAGTTTTGTCGCCAAACTCTCCGTATATACTGTGTGCCGCAATACCAATACTACTTGCGCCAACTCTTTTACCAAGATCACTGTTAGCGTCTATAGTATATAGAACACTATTTGGTTCAAATTGATATGTGTCGTTGTTTGATACGTATGGTTTGCTTGGTGAGTATAATAAATCACCATATATAAAGCCACGCAGATCGTTTGGTGTATTACGTTGCATGATGTCAAATACATCACCCATGTTATTAGCAAAGTCCTGTCTCCAGTCTTCGCCTTTACCAGTACTCATAACAAATGATTTTAATTCATCACTGCTAGTAGTTTTATTTTTACCCCAGCCATTTTTACCAGTTAGTACAAACGTTCCGTCTGCTTCTCTGCCCCAATAGATAGTAGGATTGCCGTCCCATTTAATGGCTACATCATTTGAATCTTGACCAAGTCGTTGTAGTATACTTGCCGCTCTAAGAGCACCAGCACTGCCTTCAGCAAATACTAGATCTTCTAAGTGCTGGTATTCACGCCCTACTTTAGCTTCCGTTAAAAACTGGTTTGCTCGCATTAGCTTTGTTCTTTCCAATTTGGATCGTTAGCTCTGATATTTGCTAATAGCTCTTCGCCTTCTTTACCCAATGCTGCTACAATAGCTTCCACACTGCCCATGTCTTGTTTGTGGGCATTAGGGCCTAATAATAATTTAGCAATCTCATCAATGTCACTTGTAATAAATCCATCTGGATCTTTTTTACCGTTTGGTAAACGTTTAAACAATCCAACATAGTTACTCCATAACATGCCTTTTCCTTTAGCAATAATACTAAGCATCTGTTGCTTGTTAACACCTTTAAACGGCGATCCTTTTGGAATATTATGTGTATGGAATTGTGCCGCATTAGCAGCATTTGGTACTACCATAATGTCTACTTGGTGTGTGTTATCACCAATTGGTGTTTCTACGTGTACACTAGTACCACTTTGTCCTGTGTTAAACCCTGCTAAGTCAAATACTTGACGTAGCTTTTTACGGATGTCAGCATCTTTAGCGTCTTCCATATTAAAATGTTGTTTTAGCTGATCTACATCTACGATCATATCCAAGTCACCACTTACTTTACCAGGTGTTGGAGTTGCTCCACTACCAATTGGTATAGCAGTACTACCAGTTTTTGCCAGTACTGAATTAATTGATTTCATAATGCCAGGTATTAGTTTGTGATCAAAGCCCACACTGTCAGGGAATACATTACCGCCTTCTCTAAGATGTAAATCTTCTTGTCTTAATCTTTTGATGCGGCTTCCACGACGGATTTTGCGTTTGCTCATTCCGCCTAGTATGTCTTTAATCTTCACAGCTTTGATACCCCTCTTTTAAACTTCCGAGGATCCTTGGTGCGAATTGAATTAATTAATCTTTTATTCAAATCCGCCGCAGTTTCATTATCAAATGTCTCATTAATTAATTCAATTAAGTTAATTGCCGTAGCAATTACTTGTTCAGCATTTGCTTCAACAAGTTGCCGTCTGTCACGCTTTGGTGACATAGAATTAATTTCTTCTAAAATAGATCTCGTTTTACGTTTCATATCAATACTATTTATAAATATTGTTGTTAAAACATTGGTGGATAGTACTTATAGCAACTTTGCATTTCCTGATCGTGAACTTAGGATCCATAGGCAATAAGAATTAATACAGCTATGGGATGCGGGCAACAATTCAGGCTAATATCTTCGCCCGTTGTTCGTACATCATATTATAGATACATATAAGGTCAACGGCATCAATGTTTTAACAACTATTCCCTTCGTTTAAGTAAATTTTGTAATCTTGCGGCGTTTTCCACTGCGGTATTATCAGGCTGTGCTGACTCAGTACCAGCAGGGCTAACAGTTGCTTTATTCTTTAAGCTCTGATAGATGCTTGCTACTTGTCCTTCTTCACCTTGTTCATCTTCATCCAAGTCTGTAATACGCAGTGTATTCATATCATAGCCCAAGTCTAGTTTAGATCCAACACCACTACTACTACGTGTTTTCATAAACTGTATCTGTACTCTGCCACGTTCACGCATTGCTCTTGAGCTAAAGATACCAATTAGGTTGTCTGCTGTATTAATCTTACTAATACCACCAGCAATGTGACTGTGATCAAACTCTACTTCATCAACAGCACCACGATTCAACTGAGACGCTGTAACAAACAATATGTTAAGCTCAATAGCTAAGTTACGTAGTTCTTCACTTACATACTTGTCTTTAATAAACTGATCGCTTGGATTAACTTTAACGCTAACAGGCATCATAAGATCCAAATAGTCCACAAACAATCCATCAATTTTAATGTCGTTTTGTATCTGATATTCTTTAATATATGCCTTGATATCATTAATAGTTGCGCCGTTAGGCATTTGTATCATTTGTAGTACGCCTGCTTTTTTGCTTGCCATACGTACTTTAAGTGCTGTGTCATCAGCATTGCGCATAACATCTTTAGTACTCTGGTTAGTAACCATAGCATCAATACGCATACTACATAGTTCTTCACTAAGTTCTAAACTTACATACACTACGTTCTTGCCAGCTAAACTCCAGTTGAGTGCCATGTTTTGCATAAACAAACTCTTACCACTACCGGATCCGCCAGCAAAGATGTTTAGTTCGCCTGGATTAAATCCACCATATAGTATCTTGTCAAGGCTTTCCCATCCAGTACTGTTTTGTCCACGATTGTCTTTAATTGCTTGTATACGTCCTGCTGGATCGTCCCAGTAGTTAAGCCCAAAGTCTTTTGCTAGTCCAATACCAACAGCATCTTTAATTAGTTGCTCAACACTTCCGTATTCATGTCGTTCTAGTTTATCAGCACTTTCCAGGATAGCACCCTCAAGTGCCTTGTGTCTACAAAACTTTTCGTATTCATCCATAAACCATTTTTTATGGTCATCAGTAATCTTTGCTCTTACATCATCAAATTCAATTCTTACTTTGGCTTTAATTTGTTCATGTGTTGGTAAATCGCCGTAGCCATCTACATGTTCTTGTATAAAGTCCATAACAGGCTGATACTTACGAACAAAGTATTTGCTGTTTGTAATCGCATTGCAGCGTACAAACAAATCTTTGTCAGCAAGTAAAAACTCTAGATATAACTTTTGTAAATCTTCTGTGTACTCTTCACTCATTATTTGTTAGCTTCTTCAATATATATTCCTCTCGAGTGTAGATCATTCGCCAGGCGTCACCCTTGAGCGGCACTTTACCATGCATATCCATAGTTATAGCGTATTCCCAGTAATTTGTCAACCAGATAAACTTACCACTGTGATCACTACGGGTTGGCATCCAAGCAAAATGCTTGGTCCAATAACTGTGTAAATCAGCATATGCGCTAATGTGTTTCATCTTATCTACTTGTCTCCAAAAATTTTCATCTCTTATATTATAATCATCTACAATAGGATTTTGCAAGTAATCATCTACAATAGGATTTTGCAAGTAGCTGGATCTTCGTTGTGTTTGTTTCTGCACTGTCTATAATGCTCCTCACTGTGAATAGTCTACCATATTTTACAGCAGCATCTGCCGCATCTTTACAGCTTTCCCATGGAGGAAAACTGACTGACCAACCTCTGCGAATAGCTGTTTTAACTAAGTCCATGCCTGCGCTATCTGCGTCTGGCACAACTATAACTTCTTTTTTTAGATCGTCAATAATATCACACTGTACATTACTTGGTGTATTGCCACTAGTAGCAATGCCATTTACTAACAATGCGTCCATTTGACCTTCAGTAACGATCGTATACTTATGAGTACGCTGTTTGTCTAGATTATAAACAAAGTTCTTGGGCATCTGATGATAGTATTTTGGTGTAGCTTTGTCAGGTGTTTGTCCTACCCAACGTGCTGTATATCCTACTGTTTTTCCTTTATAGTTAAACGGCAATATGATACGATTTCTGAAATGGCTTTCTGGTGTCCACTGCCAACCATTATAGAAACTCATTCCACGCTCTTCAACATACTGTACTGCTTTTATAAAACTTTCCAGTTGTCTTGGAGTTAGTGTATCAGTATCCCATTTATCAAAGGTAGTTGCGTTTTTTGGCAATTCCATAGGTTGCCATGTAATTTTAGCTTTTTCCTTACGTTCAGTAGTTGAAATAAACTGTTGTGCTACTTGATCTTTTTCGTTCTCTTTAAGTAGTTCAAAATTAACTCGTTGTATTTGGGCTGGATCAGCGCCAAACGCTACTAGTAAATCAGATAACATTGTGTTGATTCGGTTACCAGGGCTCCAACCTGTTTTGTAATTACAGTTAAAACAGTTATATTGAACTTTATCGTCCTGGAACATTATACCGCCACGTCCACGAGTATCTCTACTGTGTCCACGAGTATGGCACATTGGACAATTACCACTTGTCCATCCACTTGGGGACTGTTTCCAGCCACCAGGAATGCTCTGGCGTACAAAATCTAAAACTATCATATATGCAGTTTAACTTCTATATAGCACTTTGTCAAGTGTTCCTTCGTTGCCAACTGCTGCAACATAGCGGAAACGTACCCACATAAACATACCATCAAATGTAAACGGCTCTAGTCCAGTGGCACCAGTAAATGTCCAATAATCTTCTGCGTCACCTGGATTAAGCTGAATAGTAAACCAATCGCCAACTGCTTCTGTTGGGCTTTGTTCAAGTGATCCTTCAGCATAAAACTTGCCACTAAAGTTAGTAGTGTACGCTACAACAGTATTTGTGCCGTCACTATTCTGACTTTGGGCTGTACCAGTAAAATTATTTGTTGTATCAGTATCACCAGTTAAACTTTCATCATCTTGACTAGGGGTAATAGTGGTAGCTGTGGTAGCTTTTACTTCTAATACATATGTTAACCGTGCGTTTTGGTCACTGTATAGTCCAAATACCATTGCTTCACTATCGGTATAAGTAATGGTAACATCATATAACGCAGGAGACAATTTACCTAGATCGGACTCAGTTAACCGCATTAATACACTACCAGTATCAGTACTAAGTGTAACAAGAGTTTTAGTTATAATAGCAGTCTTGGTTGTTCTATTAACCACACTTGCTTTAAAAGTTTTATTAGCTAAACTTACTGGTTTGCGACTGTTATCGATAACAAAGAATTCAAAATCATTAGTAACCCCATCATAAGCAATTAATGGCTTATGATTTTGTGAACCATAATATGTTGTACCTCTACGATTTGGTATAACAATTTCACTTCGTTGGTTGTAACTATATGCTTTGCTTTGATAATTCATGTTTCGGATCTCCACTACTATTTATAGTGATAAGTAATAATAATAATGACACATATACCAAACAAATATCAAAAACTACTAGAAAATTTTCCGTTCTTAACTTTAGTTTCGTACGGCGGTAACGAGTACGTTGGAATAATGCAAAATCAGGACCATCAGATGGCCAGTATGTATTGTTTTGATAATATTAAAAATGACAAAGACAAAGAAGAATTTATTGAACTAGGCGAAGAATGGTGGTGGGGGACAAATAGAATGATCCCTATTAACATTATTTTTAAAAGTCAGTGGAGCAAATATAGATCATCACTGGTTACATTTAGTCTTAAAGACTTTCAAGTAGTACATGGGCCAACTATTAGCCTAAGTAACATTTGTCAGAAACGTATTAAACGCCGTAATATTCAGTTAGTACGTAAAGTTACGTAGTTCTAATATTACTGTTTACTTGCGGATCAATTACACTTAGTTTACGACTAGTTGATTTTTCTGCCGCATGCAGTAATAATGCTCGTCTAATTTCATTGCTGTTATTAGGCATGGTACTGTGTAGTAGCCTCGGATGCCATGCTACAAAACTACCAGCATTTGCTGTGTACTGTTGATAATTATCAGCATAGAATGTATACCAACTTTTATCATCTTGTATGCTTCTTGGATCAAATATATAGTTGTGAGTTCCTGGAACGTACCCTGTTGCTCCATTGTGTTCATTAAAATCACACATCATTACCATAAACTGTAGACCTAATAATTCTTGATTATATCGAAATTCTGGAAATCTATAAGGTGTATCAATATGTGGACGATAAAAATTCATACCTGGATGTAATACAATAAAATCTTGCACATGCCATACCCAATTATGTTCACCGAATGCTGCGTCTGCGTATTGTCCTAGTGTGTTTTTCATTTCATTGATTATTGGATGCTGAACTTGTTCAGTCCAGTAATATGCCCAGTCAATGTCAGTCTTAGGGTTTTCCATGTCTTTTACTTGATTCCATCCAATCCATTTTTTATCTTTAGTGTGTCCTCGCTCAGGTCTTATTGTTTCAGCAAATTCATTAAGTTCGTTTATCTTGCCTATATCAAAAGCATCACGCTGAACTGTAAACCCGGTATGCTTCAAATCGTGTAAAAAAATGTCTCTGTTCATGTTAATATCCTAATTGTTCACATATTAAGTTAATATGTACTATGCACGCCATTGCGTAAGAATGGGCGTGACTTTTCTTAAAGTAGTATTCGTTACCAACTGGCTTAGTCCAGACTTCTTGTAGTATTCGTTGCCAGCTTTGATTTGCTAAATGCCGTTTAGCTGGACGTATAATTGCTAATGTTGCCGCTAGTTGCTCTAGTGTAGTAGGACGTAATTGTTTTAGTAATTTTTCATGTCCTGAAAGATGAAAAACTTTATCAACAAAGTCTGTATGCTCTAGTAATTGCCACACTGGCTCTTTATTCATTAGTTGCTCCAGATGATCATTATCCCTTACATCTTTATATATGCTGACATTTAATACGTCTAGTTTAAAAAAGCCTTTGTCATCAGCCATTTTATGATCAATTGTACAAAGCCCATTAACTGGATCTACTGGTACACGATGTGTATATACACCTGTATTATGTTTTTTGCTTTTTAATCTTGCTGGTACATGTTTTACTAGTTTTAGTGCTAGTTTTCTGTCAGCAAAGTCTAAGTCAATATCTGGCATGCTTTACCCTAACCAAAATAACTGTACCATAGCGATACTATTCATTACAACAAACCATATTGTTAGTACAATAGCAAATCCTGCTCGTCTAATCCATGTACTGATCACACCAAGTATACTGCCTACCAAATACATAGGAATAAAGATCTTGGTTGCTGGATCTAATACTGTATATGTTAATACCGCACTAGCACCAATCAGCATTACGGCTTCAACTAGTTCGCAGTAAAACGCAAACGGCGAAAACTTATAACTATCTTTAAAAAACTCTATTACGTTATTATACATCTTACGCATTACTATCTCCGTCTATTATTGTTTTAACCCACTGTACATCTTGTGGTTGTTGTTGTGTTTTTCTACCCCAATGAGTAGCATCAATACTATTTGCTACACGATTGAAACATTCTTCATTCATATTGTTTAGTGCTGATTGAGCTCGTTTACTACAAATAATAATCCAGGGGGATATTTTTCCACTCTCTGCCCAATCTGCGATAACATAACCACCAGCACTTTCCCAGAACGTATCAAAGTAAGACGTCTTACTTGCGTGTTCTACAAATCTTTCTAATGCTCTATCAACTGTTTCTTTTTTTAGATGTTCTCTAATGAACAGCATATACATTCTATCAGTTGCCCAGTCTTTGAGCTTTGCTTGCTTACGTACTAACCAACGTGTGTATGCTTCTGCGTCAATAACATTGGTATTAATACAATAACTACCAAACTTTACAAACGCACTAAAGTACTGACTATCAACAAACTGTGTATACTCTCTTGGCTTGCCTTGCATACCCAAACGATAAAACAAATCAAATGCCAAGAATCCTGCTATAGTTTCAGGAAACTCTTTTTGTAACCATCTTCTTTTCTTTTCACAGATGTGTGACATAAGTGTGCTTTCACGCTTAAAAACCTTGCCACAATACTCGCACTTCATTTTTTCAACAACTCTTTAATCTCTTTTGGTTTCATACCTTGTTGTTCCATCATATCACGAAACTCTTTCTTGTCACCTGTTAGTGCTAAAATTACAAGTTCATCATCATTACATTCTGGATACTGTGTTACTAACCATTCAGCTAGTTTATTCTTTTTACCTTTTTTACCAGGCGGCATCCAATCATGTTTTTGTGCTTTTCCTACACCAGCAATTTGTAAAGACTGTAGTTGTAGTTCTGGATGTTTAGCTAGTAGATTAAAGTTTACATTTGAATAGTCATTAACTAGAATTAGGTACTGTGCTGCGTTACCGCCCTGTACACTACTTGCCCAACGCTGTTGTATCCATAATTGTTTGTCGTACTTTACACGTTCTTCATCATCAAGTGTTTTATACCAATTACGATTTTTAGTATCGATTGCTCGCATTTCGTTAGCAATGCTAAGTTTACCTACCATATTCCAAGTGTCCTTCCATTACCAGCTATTATAGCACAACATGTTAAAATATGCAAGACAATCCAGAACGTTCTGAACCATAATGCTTTAATAACATCGTTGTGTCGTAAAGGCAAAAACTCTGGCTTATCGTCGTCATTAAGTCCAGCTGGCATGCCAACTGTTCTACTCCAAACTTTAAGCCATCGTCTTTGCCCACTCATTACATGGAGTTCTTACGTTCTTGGATTTCAGCACGACGAGTTTTAGTTAGTTTACCTAGCTCACCTAGTGCTTTACGAGCTCTACCAGCAGCCGCTTTAGTGCTTTTGCCTTCCCATAGTTCATGCTCTTTAGTATATGTTTCGTATGCTTCTACGATTTGTTCGTGTAATGTCATTAAATTCTCCTTTGATATTACCATAAATCATCAGTACTCAGTACATCAGGTATTTTATTTGTTTCTTTTACAAAGTAAACACACAGTGGTTTTACTGTGTCTTCAAGTGGTACTGCTAGTATATGTCCATACTTTAATTTAGGAAAATACCATTTCATATCTTGATAAATGTTTACTATTTCTACTTCGTTAAACTCAGGCATAAATCCACTAATTGGATTAATCGAAAATGCCTTAAATCCACGATCATTTAAACTTGTAATAGGCAATACTTCTGGATCGCCTACCATTGGATCACATACAATTATATGCCAGTCTAGTGGTACACTAACTGTATGTTTTCCTATTTTTAACACCGCGGCAGGAGAACTAAAACTTTCCAAAAATACTAATGGTACAAATATATAATCTGCGTTATCCTTGTCGCTGTAATCTAATACACAATAACGTATATCTTCTATTTCTTCTGGAACAAAGTCTAAGTCATAACTTTGATTCTCTACTGTTAATACTTTCATTTATAATTTACTTTCTCTACCCTAAACGGATAATTTGCTTCCTTGTAGAACTTTTTACGTTCTGTTAAGTGGCGTTTACTAAACTTAGCACTACTGGTAATGTCCCAAATTTGTACACTGTCTTTATCTTGTGCTTTACGTATTCCACGTCCAATACTTTGAATTACTCTTACAAAGGACTTGCCAGGCTCCAAGAGAACCAAGTTAAAAATACGAGGAATGTTAATACCCACGGCAGCCACTCCATAGGTTGCGATGATAACTTTATTATTTGCTTCACTAACTTCATCATATTCTTCTTTCCTGTCTTTTGATTTCATACTACCACTAATAAACACAGCATCTTCACCTAGGCGTTCAATTAGTCCTTCGCCTGCTTTAATTCTATCTACCAATACAAGTGTATTACCTGTTTCAGCCATATTAGTAATAAGGTCTCCTAAGTAGTCTAAACGATTTTTATCAGTTGTCAAGTATGTTAGTTCACTCTGATAGTTGCCAAAGCTCACACTGTCTTGCATTTGTAGTATGTTAACGTCACACTGCGCAAGTACACCTTGGTCTTGTAGTTCACTTGCAGCTAACTGATGCACAACTTCGCCCAAACTTACTTCCAAGCTCAAACGCTCATAATCTGCTTTGGGTATTGTACCAGTTAACCCCCAACGGATAGGTACATTACGGAACGGACCTGTTAGTAGTTTTTTAAGTACGTCAGCTTTTGCTTGGTGTACTTCGTCTACCATAATACATACTAGACCTTCAGAAAATTCATCCAGTCCCCAATCTTGTTCTCCATCACGGAAACGTTTCTCCATGATGTTTAAACTTTGCCATGTACAAATGGTGTGTGTCTTACCAAAGTCTTTGCGGTCACCAAAGTACACACCTACATCTAAACCTAAGTTGATGTAATCTAATTCTGTCTGTGTTACCAAATCTTTGTTTGGCACAATAACAATACTGCGTCCATAAGGCTCAATTAGATTACTAAGAGCCGCTGTCATTAATGTCTTACCAGCGCCTGTAGCAATCTCTTGAATACTTTGTGTATTATTAATAAACTTATTGATAATACCTACTTGATAGTCACGTAGTATAACAGGTTGTCCTGCCGCTGGATGTTTATCAGGCCATGCTCGGTCAGCAAAATGTTCTTCAGTTATTTCTGAAAACTTTAAATCCCAAGTATTGCGATTGTCTTCTATATCAAATTCGTATCGTTGTTCTTGTAGTATTGGAATGATATGACTAAGCGCATTAACAAATGTATTACCGCCCATAGTAAAGTAACCAACACATCCATCCCAACGTCCTAGTTTATAAGCAGGAACATGTCTGGCGTATGGTAACATAAACTTTAATTTCTGTTCACATTTACGACGAGTTTGTAAGTCGAGGCCTTCAACTTTACAGTTAACCTCGTCTTTAAGGATAATTTTACATTTCATATTTAATATACTACACTACTTGTTGGGGGTTGTCAATAATACTTATAATAAAGAAGGCTCGGTAAGATGTCTTACCGAGCCCCAGTTTGTGCAATAGCGTTGAGTGAGAGTGACGCAGACAGAGGAGGTCTACTATTGCACTGTCTATTAGGAATTACGGCGCATACAAGTCATTTCTACGTACCGCTTCCATTTATCGCCGTTCATCTTCTTGAGATCGGCAATCTTGAGTACCATACGCAAGCTCATTTCACGTAGCTTGAGTCGGTTAGTGTGTATATAATCCAGTAGATCTGATTGATCAGACTCACTAAAGTTATATTCGGTTAACATACCGTCACTGACGATCTGCTTACAACGCAACCACTTTTCGTGCATTGTATCCAGTGTAAGGTCCAAATAGTGACACCGTGACATAATAGCGTCTAGGTGATCTTTAATCTTACCACGTGTCTTTTCAAACTTGAGGTTAGTAATAAAGATAATCGAACCTTTAAACTCGAATTTGTCTGGAATGCCTTCGTTGTGAAGCACACGGCTTTCACTACGCCAGCTCAGGAACCGCTTTGGGCTACTGTCTAGTGCCGCTTTAAGCAAGTTAAGTGATGTCTCATCGTACAATACACTATCACAGTCATCTAGTACAAGCACACTGCCTTCGTTGGCATATTCAAATAGTAGCTTGTACAAACCAATGGCACTTGCGGCACCTTTTTCCATTCCATATTTGCGTCCAGTACCTGTGGTACCCCCGCCCATTTTATTCATCATTTCCGCTTCATTCATTACCTTCTCTACACCGTAGGATTTACCTACACCTGGAGGACCAGTAACAACCATACCACGGACAACACCATCACATGATGCGTATGTCATATCTTCTAATACTTGAAAACGTTCACGCAGACGTTCAATTATCTCTGCGTCTGTTTCAGTTTTTTCTGGCGTTTGTACTTCACCATTTGTCATTAATGAAAAGCAAGTTGTTCCTTTTACATTAATACGGACATTGCGATCTGGCATATCATTATGCTCTTTGCCACATACTGTAATATAAGGGCCGGTTGCTCCGTCCTTAAATTCTTTAGTCATCTTAAAGACTTTGTCAGTTACTGGCATATTGCGGTATGTTCCGTTATGTACTATTACTTGTTGCATCTGTTTCTCACTCCATTTGCTCTGTTTATACATTCATAATAACATCAAGTATTCGATAAGTCAAGCACTTTCTTCTACTCTTACGTAATTAATTACAGTTTCTTTACACTGACTAAACTTGCTGACGTCATGTTGCTTTACTTTACCAGTAAGAATAACGTTACGCCCTTCAAGCAATCCTGCGATATCAGGTTCTTTACTAAAGAAGAACTTCACAATGTTGTCATCTTTATCAACACAAGTTACCAAGTGAATTCCATATTTGGCGATAAACTTTACATCACGAACATATACACCAAAACGTAGACGTTCGCCACGTTTACCAATAAACTCACTTTTGTCACGTAGTTCGTCAAACCAAGTGTCTAGGTCATCACGCTTTTTACTAATACGTAAACTGTTGGGTAAACTAGCAATAACACTGATGCCAAAACTATTGGTTTCGTTATTGCCTATTGACTTAATAACACCGTCTTCAAAACTATTAAGTGTACCCATGAGCTTCTTTGCTACTAGTGTACCTTTAAAATATTCACGTATTTCAACAGCACGTTCTTTTTGCTGATCAGTAATTTCTGGCATATCAACTGTGCCATTCATATACTGAAAGATCGCAGTTTTATTATCTTTAGTTTCTTCTCCACGATCACTGTCGTAAAATCCAAACCCACTTTTAATAAACCCTTGCTGATCATCAACATATACAGACAATTGCAAGGCTTGATCCACATTGTAAACTGTTTCTGACTTTTTCATACTGATAACTTTCCACCAAATTTACGGATACGTTCGTTAGCTTCTTCTTGCTTCCACTCAGCTACTTTATCCCAAGCACGACAGCTAGCCCAGTTGCCACTGTTTGACATTTTTGCGATCATACGGTGAGCTTCTTTCATTGTCAATCCAGACTGATAAAAGTAATCTTTTTTCTCACCGAAATTTCTTGCTTCAATTGCCCACATCTGATTAGGCTCCTATGCTTAGTGGTGTTAACATTGATGCTGTAACTTTCCACTGTGTAGACGAGTTGTTATCAAGTACAACTACAGTCTTTTGATTAACTTTGGTAACACGCCCTGTTACTGTAGCATTACGGCGTCCTGTAAATGATACAATGTCACCTACCATAAACGAACGTGATGCTTGACGAGCAAGGAATGTTTGACGCAATTTAACTGCTGCAATAATCTGATTTAGTTCATCACGATCACTGTTTTGGATTGCTTGGATTGCTGTGTTTAACATTACCATTGTGTTATTCCTTTTGCTTTGTTTATACTAATACTATACAGTAAGACGTCTTGGTTGTCAACCTACGATTTTAATATCTACGCTTTCACTGTAGTATCCGTTGCTTTCACCGTACCAGCGAATATCTACTGAGCCTTTTATAGTTCTAAAACGGTAGTAGGTCCAAGTTTCGCTTTCACTGTATTCTTTGCTTTCGCCGTCGTAGTTGCTTACTTCTTCAACCAACAGCAGTGGAGTTCCAACAAGATCATCTAAGTCGCCTACAATGTCTTCGATGTATACGCTTTCACAGCAGTCCTGCATATGATACATACGCACATAGTGATCTTCAGTCAAGTGGAAGCGAAGTTCGTAGTCATCAAGTTTTAATACTTTGCAAAGAATTCGTCCCTGCAAATCTTCAAACGATTTTACTGGATCTACTACTGTTTTAACCATTGCCATTTTGTATTCCTTGCTTTTGTTTAACTTATACTAATGTTCTAGCAGTTCTAGATCAGGAAGTCAACAAAAAACAGAACAAAGGTTTCCAGTGTTTTCAATAGGTTATAAAATAGTTTGAATTAATTTAAGAAACTTTTCCGTATTCTTGGATAGTTTCTCTGGTTAGAATGCCATCTATCCAATTACTTGCCGCATCTTTGACATAATTAATATGTTTATTTGGATATTCAATACCGCCTACCCATTTATCATTTTCATAATATGCTACACTAAAGACTTCGTCTTGTAGCATAATTACGCTGAGTTTTTCTTCTTTGGTATATGAGTCGATAATTTTCATTGTTATTCCTCTTTGGTTAAGCTAGTACGACAAACTGTTGGATATTTAGAAAAAGTTTCGTAAAGAGTTGTAGGCGAGTCTTGTGGCTCACCAATTAATAATACTTCACTAGTAAGAAGTTTTGTATACGATTCTTTATCATAACCTAACTTAATTAGTTCATCTTCATATTCTTCAAATATATTCTGTTGATGATGGAATAGATTTTTAAATATTGTTGGAGCAGTGGAATTTTTGTTTTGAGTTAAGTTTAAGTTTAAGTAAAAATTTGACGGTATTTCTAAAACTCTATTGTTAACAGTATCAAAATCTTCCTCAATAGCTAATTCATTATTTTCTTGTGTATAATCAATTTGACTATGTATATAACTATTGCTAATATTATTGTGATTATAGATGTTATCCATAAACAATACTAATGCTCCCCAACTTGTGCTGTTTCTTTTTCCAAATCCATAATCCATTAACTCACTATTGGGTAATGATATTATGTCTTCGTCAGGCAATAGCGAGATATGCTGTAATAGCATATCCATATCCAAATAATCTTTATTAAAATGGAATGGCTTATGCCGTGTGTTGATCATCTTAAGGTGTGGTTTTCTGATAATCTTTTCCCATTGTTCAACTAATTTAACAACTAATGGATTTTCCATATTCAGTTTCCAGGAAAGTGACGCTTTTTCCACTTCTGGATTCTGTTTGTATAGATTATAAGATTTACGATATTCAGGTTGTTCATGTTCTGACTGTACAATCCATTCACCATTGTTATCTATTTCATCAGTCAATCCAATAGTAAAGATTAAAGTCTTAGCTGTCATTATTTTTTCCTGTTAACTGTCTTAAAAAAGCCTTCATGGCTTTGAAATGATGCTATCAGTTCTTCCCATTGTTGTGGTGATATTGCTATAGCATGTGGTATTTTTTTATCATCTTCAAATTGTCTAATATAGACAATGTCATCAAAACTATTAATAATAAGGTCAGAGTAATTACCGTGATCGTCCATGATTGTGATCGTAATCTCATCATGATCCATTTCTACGCTATACATCTGACCTTATACTCCTGTCCACTGTGTTCTTATTTAAGGGATTCAGGTTCATTCAGAAAAGTGAGTGTTTAGCATTTCAATACGATCAGTTGCTGATGCCATTTTATCAAGTTCTTCTTGAATAGCTTCAACAATATCGCTGTGTTCACCAATACCAACTGCGTGGTTCATGTATACCAAGATGTTTGTTTTGGCACGTTCTAGTTCACCCTCGGCGTGCATACGTGCTGCTTTTACTAATTGTTCTTTCATTTTATTATCCTTCTGAATCCTTAGTTGATAGACAACCAAGTACAATAGTAACAACTGATCCAATAAATGGAATCAATGTTGCGGCGGTCCACCATGGATTTAATCCACAATTACGGCATCGTTTAGCTGTTACTGCTAGCATAACCCACAGTAAGGAAATCAGTGCCACCATACTAATTAAAAGTACCATTGCGCTACCACTTTCAACAAACGGAGTTACTATAATTACCGCAAGAAACGTAATTACTATTGTACCCCAATATTGACTTCTAGGTGCGGAACCATTAAAACTAAAGTTTCTTTTAAAATCTTCTGTTAACATATTTTTTCTTTCTATTATTTGGCTGGGTCGATAGGACTCGAACCTATACTCTACGCTACCAAAAAGCGGTGCATTACCATTATGCTACGACCCATTACTTGGCAGTCCCTAGGGGAATTGAACCCCTCTTTCCAGGTTGAAAACCTGGCGTCCTAACCGATAGACGAAGGGACCATTATGGTGCGGATGGAGAGACTCGAACTCTCACGCCGTGAAGCACAGGTACCTAAAACCTGCGTGTCTACCGATTCCACCACATCCGCTTATGGTGCCTGTTGAGAGACTTGAACTCCCGACCGGCTTATTATGGTGCTGATGGAGAGAATCGAACTCCCAATCTACTGATTACAAATCAGTTGCCTTACCATTGGGCCACATCAGCTTAGAAACTTTGTCCTTCATAATAGCGTTTCATTCTACTATGTCGTCCGTTTCCTTTATTCTTACCCTTGTATGTTAATGTCTGACTATGACAGTTAGGACATAACAAACTTAGGTTATCTTCAGCGTTATTTTCTGAATTGCCATCTTTGTGTTCTAATTCTAACACAATTGGCTTTTGGTTCCACTCAGTAATTCCGCATTGCCAGCAACCACTTACTTGTTCTGCCAAGTACCGTTTAACTGGTCCTTTGCTTAGTTTACCTGTTTCCTTCCAAACACGAACGTATTCGTTATGTTGGAAACTATGTTGGCACTCTAAATTACAAAATTTATTCTTAGTCGAGTGTGACCATTTATTTTCATTTCCACAGTGCAGACATATAAATGTTTTTATAGGTCCTGCTCTGCTAACGCTATATCTACTTCCTTCTTTATGTGCTACCATATGTGCGTTCAACGCTCTTTGGGTAGCATATTCTTTATTACATTCACCGCACTTAAACATCAGTGGCTCCTTATTTGCTCAAAAGTATTTATGCTTTTAAGCAAAATTTGCTCTATTAGTTGAGCAAGCTACCAACTGAGCTATTGCGGCGTTATCTTTTTACTCTACAAATTGGACAAAAGTCGTTGTGATCCAATTCAAATTTACATTCAGGACATTTATTCATATTAATACTTATCCTGTATCTTGGCGGGCAGCCAGGGATTCGAACCCTGGGAACGCTATTAACGTTCGTCCGCTTAGTAGGCGGGTGCTTTAAACCACTCAGCCAACTGCCCGTAAACCGTCCCAACCTCCAAGTATTGCATGTTCTTCTGCATGACAGTTTGCACATAACAATGCGCACTTATCTACTTCTTCTAAAAAGACCTGTAAGTTTTTAGATCTTCTAAACGCTTTTGGGTCCTTCTTAGTCGGGTCTTTGTGATGAAACTGTAATGCTCCTGTGTAGTTGTTATATCCACACTTTTCGCAACAGCCACCTTTATGTTTAATCGCTTGCAACCTAACATCTTTTTGTGTTTGGTGCGTTAATTTAATGTGACAACTTTTACACCGGATCTTCTGACCACCATAAAAGTTGTCTGGATTAGTTTCGTTACAAGTCTTACACAAGTATGGCTTTACCACACCTTTCTTACCTGAACTGCCTATGCCTTCTAAGTTCATCTTACTCTCCTATACTGTTATTTAGCATATTAAAGTAAATTTACTTTAAGCCACTCAGCCACCTGTCCGTATTCTGGCTCCCTCTGCTGGGCTCGAACCAGCGACAAATTGATTAACAGTCAATTGCTCTACCAACTGAGCTAAGAGGGAATAAAGACTGCTTATTGCTAACACACCTATCAACACTTCCTCCCTCACCTAGCCTTATTGACATTGCTAGTTACGTTTGGTTGCTACTTGTGTGTAGCAATAAGCAGTCTTCCTTATTCTTGGTGCCCTCTCCCGGACTCGAACCGGGACGCTGTGAAGACTGAGGATCCCCATTCTCCATCACTAGGGTTATTCTTTGGTGCGGGCGGTGGGACTTGAACCCACAACGTGATCATTAATCTGTGAAGGATTTTAAGTCCTTTGCGTTTCAACCAATTTCGCCACGCCCGCTTATTAACTTTTTAACTCTGGAATAGTTGCCCCCTTTTGGAGCAAGTCCAACTTCTAACAACGTTTGTCTTATATTACTATGATTATCGTATGCTGTCAATAACTCATTGTCAGAAACTTTAACTTAAACAATGTCTACCATTCCACCAAGAGGGCACTTTATTCTAATTACTGTGTATGTGTGGGAGGTTCTCAACGCTTTCGCTCCGCCTATCCACACTAACGACAAACACTTGCCGGCATACTTGCATCGAGCCTTTTGTTGTGATTGCGACATCACTTCTCATCATATGGGACTTGCTAACCCATACTAGCTGAGGAGCAACCTCAACACGTCTCTTGGTACTCCTAAGGAGTACTATTGGTCCTAGCGGTTGGAATCGAACCAACTCGGTCATTACAACAAAGCGTTATGAGCGCTGAGGCTCCCCATTTGCCATCACTAGGTGTATTCTGGCGGTCCCTGCAGGATTCGAACCTGCAACCTACTGCTTAGAAGGCAGTTGATCTATCCAGTTGATCTAAGGAACCTTAATTCTATTGTTTTTAGTTTTAACATGATAGCATTAACTGAGTCTGGTGTCAAGCCTGGAATAACATCATCATTGTCATTTATGCCAGGTAGTTGTACAAACATATTGTCGTCAAAAACTGCCGCTTCATACTTTGCTTTTCCAGGCAAAAGTACTACACTAAGCTGATACTTTCCAAACTGCTGTTTAGCTTGAAAGTGACCAGGACCAACTTCATTAAACTTGAGTGTATTGAAAAGTTGCATCAGTTTACACCTCCAATGTATATGGTTTATTCCACTTACCAACATTAACGTCAGTGTAGTGTGAACGACTAAAGTAATCAGTCATTGCGTCATCGTTGTTAAAGTACTTTGGACCTTTCATAGCATCTACAAGCTCTTCTAAAAAGTCACTAGCGGCACCGTATGTTTCAGGATAGTAAGGGTTTACTTGAATGTATCCATCATTTTCATAGTATGGTGTACCACGGCGTTCTGCGATCTCCTGGTTCTTTTTATTGGCTTCACCAATAAAGTCAATTGGACCACTCTTAATGTTTACACAAATTGTTGAGTGATTATTAACACTAATGCTGGCTTTCATACGATACTTTTTTAGTACTGCTTTGATGCCTGGTGCTAATTCTTTTTTCATTGCTTGTGATACATACGCCATTTGCTAACTCCTGTTTGCTTAACTTATACATAATGTCTAGCAGTTCTAGACCAAGATGTCAATAGCTAATTTAACTTTTTTTATATTTTTTTAACATTTTTTCTTGTTCAGCATATGCTTCAATTTCCCACGGACGTTCAAAGTAAGGAATATCACTAGGCTCAAACATAGGAAACTCACCACGTACATCTTGTTTAATGTGTACAAACTCATGGAAGATAGCAGTAATAAGGTCTTCAGTTTTCAGACCTTTGCGAACACGGATCTCATACTCACGATCATCATCGCCTTCTAAACAGTCTGCTTCGGCGGCCAATCCTGGCGCAATCTCTACATCAACTGCTAGTTTACGGTGTCGTGGTAACCAGTAATCTTTAGCAAACCATAATGCTTCTGTTACTAGTTGTCGTTCTTTTTTAGTACCGCCGATTACACTATAAAGCATTGTGATCCTCTTTTAACTTATACATATACTATAGCACCAATACGTCTTGGTGTCAAGCCGGTTTATTAAAAAAATGCCATTAAAATTAGAATTAATATTAGCCAGCCAACCCAGTTAAATCCGCCACCAATTAAGCCCTTACTTTTAGCACAATCGTAGCAGTAACGATACTTCTTTGGTGTCTTTTTTGTACAAAAAAATGCGTCACATGTTTTTTTACTCATAATGAAATATCTTCTAATCCTGCTGATCTTAATTTTACAATGTTATTAATCTGAAATCCTTTAGTATCCAGTGCTTTGATAAGCCCCATATACTTGTTACGGATCAAGGCAAACTCATTACAAATGTGTTGCTGGTCGATAACATCAGGTTCACCTTCAGCATACTTGTCAGCGTCACGGCTACTTAGAGCACGATTATAATGCTCTAAAAACTTTTTATATTTTTGTGTTTTTATTTTACGAAGTTCAATATTCAGATATTCCAGAATTGCTTCTATCTCCTGTAATTGATTAAAACGATATTCAATTATACCAGGCATGTCTCGTGAATGTCTTTCGACACTGCCTTTAAGGCCACACTCTTTACGTGCTTCGTCTAATTGTTTTTCGTAATAATCAATTGCAGGGATAATGTTACTGATATCTTTTCGTATATCGTTAAACCAGCTCATTTACCATTCTTCATCATCTTCGTTAAACTCGTCCAAATCTACATATTCAGTATATTTGTCTCGGATAACTTTGTCAATAGTTCCGTCAAAACCAACTAGTTCATCAGATACTTCTTCAATATCAATTGAATCTTCTAGGGTCATTAAGAACTTTTGACAAGCGTCATATTTGTCCTTTGCTGTAATGTATGGCTTTACTGCCATCCAAAGATTCACGAACTGTTCAATTTCGTCTTCACTCAGTTTCATATGTATCAGTTTCCTCAGATAATGTGTTCTCGTTATTTAGTTCATCAGCATCTTCAGTAACGTCATCTACTTTTTGGTCGTCCCATTCGCTCATAATAAGGTCTAATGCGCCATCTTTATTAGCATTCCAAGGCTTACGGAACATTTTAATTACTTCACCAGTTACGTGACTAGTGTATTCCAAACTGTTACCGCTCTTCTTTAGAATATCTTTGGCTTCAAAGAACTCTACAAGTCCACTGTATGGACTCATACCTGTTTCATATGGAATCTCCACTTGTACACTTTCAAACGGTTTAGCATAACGTGTTTTCATTACCTTACACGCCGCTCTAATACCATGTACTTGTGAAGTCTTGTTGCCGTCTGCGTCTACTTTTAGTTTAAGTTTACGCATAGCAACCACAATACTACTTGCGTAGATAAAGCCTTGCCCACCACTAATCTTATCATCTGGATCAAACATATCCTGTGATGCGTATGTGTGGTTAGTTGCCATTAGTCCTACGTTGTATTCGCCCAACATGTTAACAGTATTACGAACCAGTGATGTTAGTGCTTTAGGCTTACGGCCCAAGTCACCCTTCATATCACCTGCTTCAAACTGTTTAACATCAGTTGGTGTCAACATCATACCTAATGAGTCAATCACAAACAATACTTTAGGACGTTCGTCCTTTTCCTTGTCTGCCCATTCCTTTTTGTAGTCTGTCATGAAATCACTCATAACTTTGGCTACATCGTCAATCATTGCTAAGTTAAGTTTTAGCAACTTATCTGGACTTGTATCTACATCTAATGCGTGTAGCCAAGTCTCATCTAGTGCGTTTTCAGTATCAATTAGTACAACAAAAATGTTTTGATCCTGTGCTTGTTTAACAATATTACCAGCCGCAATATACGATTTACCTGCGCCTGATTCACCAGCTAGTACTGATACTTTGCCAAGTGGAATACCCTTTTCAAAGTCTCCACTAATTAATTTGTTTAGTGTATAATTACCTGTTGAAATCCATGTATCTGGATCATTAAACCCAACACTTAGTCCGGGCACCGCTTTAGTAATACTCTTGCGGAATTTACTTACATCAAATGGTCTTGCCATTATTATCTCCTAGAAAGAAAGTGTCGGGCGACATATTTGCCGCCCTTAACTATATGTTATGGATTTATGCTCTTGAGCGGATTGCCGCTAAGATGTCCTGCGCACTTGGCTTGTCACCTTCAGCTGCTACTGGAGCAGGTGTTGGTGCAGGCGTTGGTGCCGCTTCTGCTACTGGAGCAGGTGTTGGCGTAGGTGCTGTTGCTACTGGTTGTGGCGTTGGCGTTGCTACTGGAGCAGGTGCCGCTGCTGGCGCACTACCATTATTTGGTGCGCTGTTTGATGTATCAATTTGTACACCTGATGGGCGATAAAAATTACCCCAACGTGATGGATCATACATTTTACCATCAACACTTGCTTCAAACATTTCAGCAATTACTGCCAACTCTGCTTCGCTTGGTTGCTTTGGTAGATAATCATTTAGATTATACAATCCATGTGTTTCGATAGCTGCACGTTCATTGCTATCTAAGCTACGTTCTCTACGAGCCCAACCACTAGTTGAGTAATCTGCGTATTGACCTTTTGTTGTCTTAGTAAGACGGAAGTCTGTACCACCTTCGTAATCTGTAGGAAGTTCTTCAAAGTCACTACTCATTAGAGCACCTTTAATAATATTGAAGATACTTGGATTAATTACAAATCTACGAATTGGATTTTCTGGAGACTCTTCTTCCAAAGAGTTTTCAGTTACAAAACCTTGGAATACGTATGAACGTTTCTTCCAATACTTACGACCCATGTCTTCTAGACTTGGATCCTTAAACCACTGACGTACCTCTGATAGTACTGGACAGCTTCCAACTGGTCCCCACATTTCATTACATGGAACGTTTACAACACAACGACGACTGTCTGGTTGTCCTTCGATTCCTTGAAACTCCATGCGAATCATTTGACGCTCACGCCAAAAGAAAGTGTTTCCTGTATCTCCATCTGGAAGGAAACGAATTACACTTGTTGAATTTTCTGGGATGTTCCAAAACGGATAGATTGCGTTATCGCCTCCGCCGCTTTGCTTGCCTGGACCGCTGTTGTCCTGTGCTTGTAGTTTTGCTTTAATTTCTGCCAATGATGCCATAGTTATTCTCCTAATATGTTTGCCTATGTGTGTTGCTCTAAGAGCAACTTTTGCCTAAGTTTGCCTAAGTGACAATGTACTTATTATCACTAATATATAATACATGCGTTAGTTTGTCAACTAAAAAGTTTATTAATATCATAAGATTCGAATACTTTATTGATATCCGCTTCCCATTGATCACTTTCTGCATGTACTGGTGTCTCATTGTGTGTTGGCTGTAGCCTAGGCATCAGCGAAGCAAGTGCTTTTGCTGATTTACCCAGTATAGCATCGTCGTTGATGCTGTCAACCAATTTACTTGCTTCTGCAAGACAATTTGACATTGTGCTTTCGCTCTCATCAAGAACGTTAGCAATATACTCCATCACTGCGCCTAATTGGGCTCGTGCTGAAGAATTCTCAAATGTGTGGTTCATTGGATTTTCAGGATCGCCGACAATGTCAGTTCCTTCTTTAACCCAAACTGTTTTACCACTATTTTCAACAACACTTACAAGGTTGTTGATTGTTTCTGCTACTTTTGTATTGTGTTCACGTACTGCTTGCATTTCTTTTACAAGTGACTGAACATAAGGTAGTGCGCCTTCTACATTTTCATCAAAGTGATGTACTGTAAATTTTGTTTTGATATCATCTAGTCCATTTTCGTCCAGTTGCTCATCGCTGGCTTCAAATGCTTCAATCATTGATGAATAGGTTCTTGCGCCCTTCATACGGTTAAGTGTTTCACGTATACTGTTAATACGTCCAATAACTGCTTCTACAATATCTGCTGTATCTTCGTTAACAAGTCCATTCTTTTCACTATAACGTCTAAACTCTTTAAGTTTCTTTAATTCTGAACATTGTTCTGCGATATGTTTGCCGAAGTCATCCATTGGATTACCACCAGCTTGTACGTGACGTAGCATAGCTCTGCCGCCTGCTAAGTTGTTACTTGGAAACTTGTAACGTTCACCTTCGCTGTTTTCAATATAGATGGCTTGAATGTTTCTACTACGTGATCCACGTTGTTCTTCATTCACTGCTTTGTTATGTTTAATAACAAGTCTAGCACTTTCTAATTTTTGGTAGCTACTTTTGCTACTCCCGTATGCGGCTCCGATGCCTTCATTTACTTTATCTTGATTCATGTCTTTTACCTTTTGAGCTTGGTAGTCGAAATCTTTTGGTTCAATTGACTTGGTGAAATTCTTTAGTGTGTATTCAATAATACTACGGTTGGCCAAAGTTTTAATCTGTCCTAGCGTTTCTTTTATTGATTGATGATCTACATTTGATCCTAAACTTACTTTTATATTACGAGTATTTTCAGTTTCATCTAAACTAATCATAGTTCCAGTGTCTATCATAAAAAATCGTCTAGCTTCTGCAGGGTCTACTGTATCAGCACCCTCATCAGTATACAATTTTAAATCGTGACCGTTGCCTTTGAGTATTTTAAACATCTTTTCTGCAACTAATTCTGAACTCAACATATCTCTTTAACTTTCTATATAATGTATTTATACCAAAAACGTAAATGGCATAGGTGCTAAATCTTCTTCATCACTAAAACTATCTTTAAGCTCGTTATATGTAACTTCATCATACTGTGCTACTTGTTGTGCGACTCTAACCACCAGCAATGCTGACATTACTAAGTCATCAGTTTCGCCTTCTTTTGCGCTGTAACTAGCACCACGAGCAACAAATGTTTTTGTTTCACGTAGTAGTGTACTACTGGCTATTTCCATTTTATCAGTTTCAATCCAGTTTTTAAATTTACTACATGCTGCTAACTTACTTTTGTTTGTAGTAGTAAACCCTTTTCTATAACCTCTGCTTGATCCAGCACGTCTAGGTTCAGATATAAATGTGCCAGGTAAGTTTTCCTCACCCATTTCATTAATAACAACTAGTGCCGCTTCTCCTAGTGTATTGTTTTCTACACTCCAATATATTTCAGATTCAGGTGCTCCTGATTGTATTTCAGTAAGCATTCCACGTAATATTCTTATTTGCTCTTGTATAGGAGTTTTATTGTGCATCCACTCTCCTACTTGTCGCATACCAGGAAGCTCGTATATTTGTATTGCGCTGTTGTCGCCACCTGTACCCAAACTTGGATCCAATCCAGCAATATAAGTTTTTCCATTTTGGAATGGCCTATACCAACGTACTTGTCCAGTTTTCTTGAGTACATCTTTAGTTTCCATTAACGATAACTTTACACTGTCAATAAGTGTTTCATCAAAGGCAATGAATTCATTTAGGTGTTCACGACGGAATCGCTCCTCACCAATTTTACCTGTTTCTTCATCTGCCCATTTTTGGTCACGGTCTGGATGATGTTTCCAATCAGCACTGTATGCTTTAAACCCATTTTTACCAGTTTCTTTTTCATTACCATATGCGTCAGTTGTCTTTAGTGCTTCTCGCCAAATACGAGCAAATTGGTCATCGTCTTGGTTTGGTGTACTTGTAATAATACATTTACCACCTGTACTAAGTGTTGGTGACAATGCTGTCCAGAATTCACGAGCAATAGTAGGTCTTACAAACGCAAACTCGTCTAAGTACGCTAACGATATACTTAAACCACGTCCAGTATTGTCTGTAGTTGCTTGAGCAATAATACGGCTACCATTGTCAAACTCTAGTGATCCTTTATTATATGCTGTAACACCAGCACGTATAAAGTTTGGTAAAAGTTCGTAAGCAAAACGTATACGCTGCATAATCTCTTGTGCGCCACTATACTTGTGCGCCGCAATTAGAATAGTTTGGTCTGGAATAAACATACTATACCACAGCAAGTATGCGCCCGCCGCAGTTGATTTACCCATCTGTCTACTAATAAGAGCAATACTGTATCTGTGATTGTGATACGAATTTAATAGTTCTCTTTGGTAATCAAACAACTCAAATTTAAGTCTACCCTTGGTAGGGTGTTGAATCCAAACATATTCAGTTATAAAGTACTGCGGATCCATAGCACATTTAGCAAGTTCTTGTAACTCATGCGTTGTGTATTTTTCTTTTGTGTACGGGGTTTTAGTTAATTTTGTATCTACTGACATACTAATACTTATGTTAAGTTAAAAAGGGGAAGCGACAAATTGTTTTGTCAGCTTCCCCAAATGTAAACCTTAAGCCTGTAATTAAGGGTTGTATATTATATACCCGCTAGTTTGCGCAAGTAATCTAATTCTTCGTGTGCGTGTGTATGCGCATCATTATTGCATTCACATCCTGTTTCTGGTTGGCCAATTGTACATCCACAATCTTCACATGTTGCTGTTGCTTCTTCGCCTAAGCCTTCGCCCATTCTTGACAACGCATCTTGAATAACATCTGCGTCTAAGGCAGTTAATAGTTCGTGCATTACTTTTTCAATACCATGTTGTTCGATCATATCGTATACTGGTTTTGTATAATAGCCGCCTGCTTCGTTAGTTTTAGCTCTAGCGTTAGCTCTTTCTTCAGCAGCACATTCATCACATGTATCAATTTCACCATCAGTTTCGTCTTTCATGTATTCACAATCTGAACAACCTTTGGTTTCTTCTCCTAATTCATCTCTACCCCATACAAACTTACCATCTGCGCCAGGTTTCATACGCTTAATAATCTCCGCATTTTTACCTAGTCCATCATTTTTACGATCATCTGCTTTTTTTTGATAAAATGGATTATCTGCATGTGTATATGAACTATCGCCTGATACTTTACGTACTGCGTCTTGTGGCATTGAAGCATTGCTTTTACCTACTTTAATAGCGTTTGCTGTACTTGCTACTGCATTGTAACGATCTTGATAGTTTTCTACATATACTTCTACCATGTCATCGCCATTACGTAGTCCGCCTTTTTTAACTTTTACGTTTTCTTTGCCGTATTCTTTCATAGCTTTTGCTGGAGACATTGATGTTTGTTTCCAACTCTTTTCGCCTTCTTTTAAATATTCAGTAAATGTTTTCATTATTCTAGTCCTGCTAATTTTTTCATATATTCAATAGCTTCACCAAATCCACTATCACGACCAATACGACTATCTAAGTCACGTGCTACTTGATCTCTAACATCTGTATCGCCTGCTTCAGCAAAATTATCGTTATCATCTGCTAAGTTCATTAAGTCTGACATAGCGGCATCAATAGCACGCTCTGGACTATCAAATTCACCTGCTTCGTGTCTTTTAACAATATCGTCTACAACTTCAGCAACTTCAGCATTGCCTTCGTCACTAAACATACCGTATTCACGGTTGCTATCATACTCGCCACGTGATGGGTTGTAGTCTGGTGCGCCTGCTTCTTGTACGTCTTCGTTCATGCTTTTCCACATTTCGTCACATTCTTCTTTGCTAACGCCTTGTGCCATATACTCTTGACAAAAATCATCATGGTCCATGTTTTCAGCATCGTCCATCATTTTGTCTTTCATGCCGCCTTCATTTATTGACTCTTCCATGGTTGCTTCTGTATGTGCTTCACGCATTGCTCCCATTAATTCTTCAAAAGCAGATCTTACATCTCCTAAATCACAATCATCGCCACAAGCTGCTTCTAGCTTGCCGCCATCACGGAATACACTATTAAGTTCTTTTAGTTTATCCATTGCTCCATTAAATGTATTATCTATTTTTGAATGTGCCATATTAAATACCTGCGTTTCTTCTAAGTACTGCTAGTTCACTGTCTATGCTATCTGATAGTTTGTGTGCTGTATCTTTTTTCATTGTAGTTTTATGTGTCTTACCACCAAACTCAAAACTGTCTTTACCAGATCTTGATGCTGCAGCAGCCGCTTGATTAAAAGCATTTTCGTCAATATCATCTTCTTCAACTTTTGCTTCGTCTACTTTATCATCGTCGTCTTTTTCCCATGGTGCTTTTTTAAGAGATACTTTTTTTCTTTTCTCGCCACGCTCTGGTTCGTCTGCTTTATCAAAAGCACGTCTTATTGCTTTCTCATCTTCAGCACTACCTTCTTTAAATGATGCATATGCTTCACTTACACTTTCTACAGTGTGGTCTGGATACACAGTTTCATCTACACTAACATGATCGCCTTTTGCTTTCAAGTAACGGCGTAAACTTGTATCTACATCACTACCCATTGATTGCATTGGGTCGTCCATCATTTGTTCATCTGGGGCTGTTGTTGCTTGCTCGAATCCTGCGCCCTCTGCTTCTTCAACTTCTGCTGTTGTTTCAATTCTGTTAAGAAGTTCTGGGTTTACAATTCCTGCTAATTTTACTAAGTCTCTTAAATCCATTTTTTTATACCTTATATTCTTTATTTAATTCTGATTTAGGTAAGTTCTTAACAAAGTTTGAAACAAATTCATTTCCAAAGTTGTCTTTATGTTCTACTTTTTCAGCTTCGCTATAATCAGCATCTGCTAATACACTTTTGCTTTCATCATCAGTAGCGTTCTCTAAATCCTCTTCTTCGTCGATAAACTCACCTTCATTATATACTCTAATTGCTCCAATACTAATACCAGTTGACGCCGCAACTTCTTCTTGCATTACATTTGGAGTACATGGTAGGTGTGTTACGATTTCCAAAGTAGACACTGCGCTCGGGCCAATGTCACCAAACCCGGCTGGGCTTCTTTGAATAATACTAGTCTTAGGTGCGCTTACGCTCTCTACATTGTATCTTGCTAAGTGCTTCTCTAATTTATCTAGTTGATCATCTGACATTTCAGCCACAGTACGTAGTCTGAAGTTGTATGTTTTCTCAGATTCTGCCAAATATTGCTTTAAACTTTTCATAATATTATCCTATCTTATAGTTATTTATCACCGTTCTTAGATTCTGCCACTTTTGCCATAATGTCGTTAATAAGGCTAGAACGGTCAAATTCTTCAGCAGCTCCTTCAATAGGACCGCCATCAATCGGGGTGTCATTGAGCTTGGCAATTTGCATTTCAACTTTCTTTTCTTCTAAATCAAGTTTACGTTTGCGCATTTGCATCTCAATCATCTTTAATTTTTTGTCCATCTTTGCTGTTTTAGCTGTAATGGCATTTGTCATCATTTTACTTGCGCTATCAAACACTGGAGCAGCATGTCTGTCTTCTACGTTTTGTCCAAGATCCATAAGATCTTTAAACGCATCCATTGCTTGTTGAGCATACTCATCCATGTCTTTATCAAGTGACTCTAAATCACGCACTGCTGGTAATGCTTGGTCAATTTTATCAGCAGTGTCTAATGCTTGTTGCATTGATTCTAAATCAAACCCAGTTTCTTCTGCTGTAGTTTGTGCTGGCGTTTCTGGACTAGCCATGTTAAAAACTTCTTCAATTTTTTTACTCATTTTTTTCTCTTCTTTGTTTTCTTAGGATTATTAAAAAGTTCATTCTCAGTTAGCACTCTAAATCCTACGCCTTGTTTTGAAGCAAATAACTTTGCGGCTTGCCATTTAGCTTCGTTTACTACTGCGGCGGCTTTTTGAGCTGGACTTCTAGCATTGCCAAGTATTTGTCCAGCAGGCTTAATTTCTATAAACTCAGCATGTCTTTTTTTGTTTACATCTTCATACACTATAAAAAAGTCTGGCACATACATTGTTTGCTTATTTTTAACTGGATGAAAATATGGTATGCGATGACTTTCACTTGCCCAGGCTACTACACTAGGATGTGTATCACAAAATCTCATAAATTTTAATTCCCATCCACTACGATATCTCGGTGAATGTTTACCAATATACCTAGATAAATTTCTAGGTGTGAATATTCCTTGTTGAAACTTAGATGCCATTATATACGTATTTATGTTTAATTAAAAGTTTTCAAAAGCAACGTGTTCTGGTTGAAATTGTGCTGTAAAAGTAACTGGTGCGCTGTCTGAATAGTCTAGTCTATCATGAGTAACATTTGTCATCATACAGTTAGACATAATAATCCTTCGTCCACGACCATCACCAGCAGCTGCTGGAGTATTTGGTGGACCAGCAAAAACTGATTCACGTGTGTCAGTAGTAGTTATAATAATTCTATTAAAGAAAAATCTACCTAACGAATTTATTGCGTTAAGACCGCTTGGTGTATTAATTACACCAGTAGTAGCATTTGAAGCAAACGGAGATTTAAGTTTACTTAATCCTTGTGAGTAATAATAAGAAGCATAAGAAGTAAGTAAATTTTGAAAGTGACCATCAACAGTATCATAAAATGTTATTGATGATGGTGAAATTTCCTGTCTAGTTGTCACAAATCTTTGATGATTGTATTGATTTAATCGTGTTACATTGTATTGATAGTCAGGCAGTTCAACTCCTGATACTCTATCAAATACAAATGATTTTCCATAACTTTCATCAGATAGTGTAGCAGCATCGTCAATTTCCATAAACACAGAAAAGTTAAATTTCTGTCTTGGCTTCTTGAACATTACGAGATCGTCGACTCCGTAAATCGATGCTGCTGCATTAAGTGGACCAGTGCTAGAGGTTATTCCCATTAGTTATTAGCCTGTTGCGTTAACTAATGTGTTGTCTACTGTGCCGCCTGTAAGTGTGGCGTTTCCAGCAGCGTCATAAATCTCTGCGTTGTCGTATTGAATTTGTACTGTAACTTGTACTTGGTCACTTGCGCTATATGCCATATCGCCATACTGAATGTTTGTGATGTAGCAACCGCTAAGTTCAAACTTGTCTAGTACACCTGGTGTTGGATTTGCTCCGTCAAGTGTTTCTATTGAAGTTGAAAATTTATAACCAGCACCTGCTCTTACACTACTTTGGTTAGCGTGGTCTACTTGTCTGTTAAGTTGGTTATTTAATTCTCTTAGTGTAACGCCATCAATGTCGTCACGTAATACAATACTTACAGGTTCCCATGTGTGTTTGCCTGCTAAGTAAATTCTACTATTGTACGCATCTACTGGGATTTGTTCGTGTGTTAATCCAGGTCTGCTTGTACTAATAACGTTTCTTGTTGGGGTAGCACTAAAGCCTTCACCCTCAAAAGTAACTCTGAAACGGTACTGTAGTTTTGGCATAATAGTAGTGGTGTTTCCTGAATTGTCTGGAACACCTAGTGTTGTTAATACTGCCATGTTAGTCTCCTCTATACTAGCTAATACTATTTATAAGAAATCAGTGAAAAAAAATGGACGCACTAGGCGCCCATTAAGTTTGTAGTTATTTTAGTCTTTTTATGCGTTAGACAGTGTACCACTGTTAACGATACGGATTGGAATGTAAATAAATTCTACTGATTTAGTTGGCTCAATTGCCACATCAATATATAATTCGTTACGGTCAATACGTGCTGGTGTGTTGTTGCTTGTATCACACACAACAGCAAAGTCTGTTACACCTCTGCGGCTTAAAATATCTGCCAAGAAACGTTCAAACACTTGTGCTGCTCTTGCTCTAGTCTGTGTATCGTTTTGTTCAAACAAGAATGGTCTAGCAATCTCATCAAAACGTTCACGTAAGTAAGCCACCAAGCGAGCAACGTTAACACGGTCAAGTGCTGTTGTTGTACTTGCTAATGTTTTCTGTCCAAATATAACTGTACCTTGTCCAATAAATGTTGTAATTGGATTTAGTTTGTTTTGATACATTTCATCACGTTGTCCTTGTGTAAGGCTAATTGCTTTAAACTCATTCTCACTAGTAATGTAACCAACTGAGCTTGCGTTTTGTACAACACCACGTGTTAATCCTGCTGGAGCAAACCATGGGAAACTAATGTTGTCGTTATAAGCAAATGTGTATAGTGCCATGTGACTTGCTGGAACAACTACTGTTTTACCTGTAACTGGCTCTGTTGAGTTGCCTGATGGATAGTATGCGGCACTGTAAGTATTATTTGTTACTAAGCCATCTTCTCCATTTTCAGTAGCAACGTTACTATTTTTAACCCAACTAATTGCTTCAGTTGCAGTTTTGCGCATTGGTGTATCAATAATAATAAATGCTGTTTCACCACGGTCACTGTTTAGTGTTACTAATTCGTCTGTTAGTTCAGGATAGTTAGGTGCTGCTAGTAAACTATATGCGTACTGCTCTTCACGTAAATCTGCTCCTGCTACTACTGCTTGCATGCCAGCCGCTACAACTTTACGTTGAGCAAATCTACCAAATGCGCCACTGCCATCTGAATGATTAGTTGCCGCATTTCTCCATGCTGTGCCGTTCCAACTACGTACTGTATTTCTACTTTGTGCCATATTAACTACAAGCATTCCATCTGGATAAATTGTCGCATCTGGAGCACCTGCAATACCAGCACCGCCGCCGAAAGTGTCGTCAATGTCAGCAAACAATACACCGTTTGCGCTTGTTTGGTCACTATTTGAATGTTTAACCCAAGCAGAACCATTATGCTGATAAATTTTAGGATAGTCACGGGCATTAGCACCGCTTGCTAATGTTGTGTCGACCCAAACATCACCATCCGCTAATGCGGCGCCTAAGGTGTCTGTTGTTGGTGCTGTTGTGCTATATTGTACATCAGCTGCTGCGGTCCATGCAGAACCATTACTAGTATAAATGTCTAAACTATCAACTGTGTTATCAAACCAATATTGACCAGTTGATGCTGTTGCTGTTGGTGCTGCAATTTGTGCTAATAATGAAGAAGCTAATGCCAACGGTGCGCCTGCGCCGCTTACTACTAAGATATCAATTTGATCTACTGCTTCACCTAAAAGTATACCGCCTGCTGTGGCACTTGATGTTAGTGCTGTTGCGCTTGCGCCATCTTGTGGTACAAATGTAGTAATATCAGCATTATCTGAACCATCACTTACACCTACTACTGATTGTGGATTCCATGCTGTAGTAAATTTACTAATAGCAATACTTACACCGTTACCTGGGCTTGTTGTTTTAACCCAAACATCGCCATTACTTGGTCCTACTGGTACGCTATAGTGTGGTGCTAGTGTTGCGCCTGCTGTTACCCATGCCGCTCCACTTTCTTTATAATATTCAATACTATTACTTAAAGTTGAAACTACGACGTGATATCCGCCAGTTACAACTGCTGCCGCTGGTGCTGTGCCTGCCGCTGTACTAATTACTTCTACTGTTGGTAGTTTGTTTTCCCATAGTCCACTTGTACTGTTATATACGTGGATACCATACTTACTAGCGTCTGTGTCTAACCAGTATGTATTTGCTGTTGAAAATGTACTTGTTGGTTGAATTGTTGTTGAATCTAATTCTGCTAGGTCAATATTAGCACGAACGATAAAGGCTCGTGATCCTTGTCCTAGATAACTGTATGCGGCTAATAAGCCGTATTCACTTGTTTCGCTACCTTGTACAATAGCTGTTCCGCTTGTAGTGAATGTTGGATTACCAAAATATTGTGTAAGCTCACGCTGTGATGTAACTGAAATTACATTACCAGCTTGTGTTGCTTTTGTAAATTTTGCGATACCATCTGATTCACTACCAGTTGGATCTGTTTTATTTTCTCTTGTTGCTACAACAATTAGTGGTACTGTTCCGTTTCCGGCGGCGCCATATGCGCTTTCATCAGTTACACTAACCTGTACACCTGGTGATACTAAAGCCATTTTATTCTCCTCTGGTCATATCTATCGATGTTAGTATTTATTAGAATAGCTATATATCAGGGGGGAAACAGGGGTTAACTACGTAGTTATTTAATTAATTAGCACTATATGAGTCAATATGTGAGATAAGAGCATGTACATTAAACTCAAGATCTTTTAGTGTACCATTGTTACAAATAGTAAAGTCTGACATCCACTGTTCTAAACTCATACTATTTTTATTCTCTGGAGGTAAATGATCACTACGGTCAACCCAAATACAGTAATCAAACACACCTGTATTTTTCATGGCATGGAATTCTTTTTTGTTTCTTAGCCCACAATAGATGTCATAAGCGTTAAACATTTCTCTACCTAGTGTAGCAGGATCCGGTACATTGTAATCACAGATAGCTTCATACCACTCTTGTCTGTGGTTATGTCGGTCAGCATAACATTCTTCTTCAGATTTATATCCATACTTGTCTTTAAGATCGTTGTATATAAATTGTAGACTACAAAATTTTGAACTGCTTTCAAAACTGTATCCATACGTGTCTCTGAGTATCTCACAGACAGTATCTTTGCCATGGCGTCCATGACCTATTACTAGTAATTTTAATTTCATGTTTATATAATAGCAAACCTAGTTGTAGTTGTCAACCGATAATTATACCTAAGCCAGCTTGGCCATCAGTATAAGTTTTAAGTTCATCATCTAGTTTGTCAATTGCCATTTGCGCATCACTACGCAATGCGTCAGCATTAAGACTAGTACCACCTTGTGGACCAGCAATAGTATTAAACTTACCACGAGCTTCTGCTAACATTAGTTTACTATATGCTAGTGCCAATTCTTTAATCCATGGCATGGCATATGTATCACTTAGTAATTCTTCTTCACTGCGCTGTTTATAAGTGTGTAAGTATACAGTGTCAGCGGCTTTAGTTCTGCGATGAATTGTTATTTTTTTACTAACAGTATTCCAAGTAAACAATAACTCTTTACCAAAAATACGACCAAGTGTTTCACGATGTTGTGATAAAGCATCAAATGTTGCTAGTCCGCCAGCTCTACCGCCGTGTAACAAATAGTTGTTTAAATATGCTGCTTCGAATGGTTCCATATCAGCACCACCACTACCATTAAGTGTGCCACTTGCTCGTCTGTAAATGGTATAAACATCTATAACTTCATCAGGTAAAGTATAGTCAGCAACATCAATTACTAAGTCTAATGTAATGAAGCTTTCTTCGACAGCGTTTTCACTACGCTGTCTATATTTTTCTAATGCCTTGCGAATGGAAAGATCGTAGTGCTCTGGGTCGAGCTCTACGTCTACCATTTGTCCGCCTAAGCGAAGTTCGATTTCTTTAATTAATTCATCACGTTTTGCCATGTAAGTATTTATACTATTTGAAGGCTTTTAGTAAAATAGTATCTTCATTAATCCTACCGTTCATTTTAATATCAGTAGTTTTCAGATATCCGAACTGTGTTTTAAGTTTATGATGTGTTACCTTTTTCCACTGTGGCAATATTTCACTTGGCTTACGTACTGTTTTTTGTCGGCTTGTCTTCTCATCAAAGAACTGAAGTGTAGTACCTTTAACTTGTAGTGTAGCTTCGTGTTGCGCATAGTAGATACCAAGTTTACGTGTTTTAGTATTAAACACAACTAGCGCACTAGCACCAATGATGTCTTGTGGAGGAATACTGCTAATACCGTAGTCTGGATCACTTGGCTTAAACTTCATCTTCTTAACTAAATCAACAGCACTTTTTTGTTTAGGCTTACGCACAGCTCTTGTTTGTTTCTTCTCAGCACGTAAAATGTCAAGTGCTTGAAAGATACGTTGGTAAAAACCATGTAGCTCTTTCTTTTCTTTTGTACTCAAGTGATTAAAACCTTCAGCAAGTTGCTGTTGCATATCGTCTTGTTTTTTAGGAGCAGGCAAGTTAATAAGTTCTTCTAGCTCTTGATACGCACCTTCATAAAACTGCTGAATAAATCGAGCATGTCCTAGATTAACTTCTAACTTGCGGAATAGTTGTAGAGGTTGCTTGTCTTTAAGTGGATTCTTTTTAGGATCACGAAGCCAATCATCTGCCCATTGATCAATCTCTTCCATTTTATCAATGGTTGCTTCTTGAAGTCTTTCCTGAATTGTAGGAACATACTTTACTTTTTTTGTAGTTAATTCAATCTTTTTAAGCTCAACAATCTGACGTCCTTCTTCTGCTAGACTCTTGATCCACGCATCTAGTTTACCTACATAATCAGGATGAATTTTATCTGGAGCATTTTCTTCAATAAATGCGGCTGTTGCCCAATGGCTTTTACCACCAACTTTGTGGTCTGGTAACTTATTAATAGCTACTTGTACTTCTTTATCGTAGTTTTTCTTAATATAGTTCTTAACTTGATTTAACCACTCTTTTGACTCCATCATATAATGAATATGATATTGTGCTGTATGCCAATCCTTTGTAGGAACCATATCCCAAGCGCCTTTGCGTCTTGTAGCACGTACTGTTTTTTTCTTACGAGTTGATGTTTTAGCCATGTTATTCTCCTGAACTATATTGCCGTTACTTATAAACAATACACTATTTAAAAACCTTTGTCAAGCCATAAATATACGTATGCCACGTTTAACATTATATAAACCAACTAAAACTAACGATTTTCACTTTATGGATCGCCAGATCCGTGAGCAATTTTGGATTGGAGGCACAGGAGTTAACGTACACAAGTATGTAGGGCCAGCCGCACAGCCCAATCAAAATGATCCATCACAGCCCAATTATATTGACGGACGTGAAGTGGATCCACTCAGTGGAGATTTTATTAATGTAGATAGTCTCATTAATGAAACTAAAATACAAGACTTATTATTCTTGGAAAACAGAGATAGAAAATACGATCCAGACATTTACGATCTGCGTGGTATATATAATGTACAAGACAATGATTTTGACCTAACACAATTTGGTATGTTTTTAGCAAACGATCAATTTTATATGACATTCCATACTAATGATATGGTTGAATTACTTGGAAGAAAACTATTACCTGGTGATGTACTAGAATTACCTCACTTACGTGATGATTTGTTATTAGATGCTAATAAAGCACCTATAAGCAAGTATTATGTAGTAGCAGACGGCAACCGTGGTGCTGAAGGATTTAGTCAAACTTGGTATAGTCATATTTGGAGAGTAAAACTTAATCCACTTACAGACTCACAAGAGTTTAATGATATACTTGGCAATGCCAGTGACAGTGCTACAGTAAATTACGATATAAGCACATATAAGTCAGAGTTTAATGTTAGTGATGCGATTGTAGCAAGTGCTGCGCAAGATGATCCAGATGGTACAAGTTTACTAGATCATTTATATGGTTTTGAACACGCAACTGCTGGTGGTGTTGTAATACAAGATAATACATATAACCATGGCGAAACAATAGCAAGTGGCAGTGCTTTTCCAGCAGATGCCAATGAAGGCGAATATTTTATTAGAACAGACTTTAGTCCGAACCGTATGTTTGTGAGAAGAGGTTCTAAGTGGAACAGAAGTTACGACAACGTAACTGACAAGACTTGGGTAGACCGTACATATAACGCAAGTGATTATATTACAGAAGATGCCAAGTCAATGGTAAACGATGAAGAATTTAATAGGAAGCAAGCAATAAGTGATGTCATTATGCCACGTCCAGACAATAAAGTTAATAGCGAATATGTTGAAGACGGGTATACGGATGACGATTACGTGCTGTAAGGATAAAAAACATGGCAATAACTAAAAGACTAGTAAAAGGTAGCGCATTAACGCATACAGAGTTAGATAGTAACTTCACCGATTTAGATGGTCGAGTAACTACTCTCGAAAGTACACCAGGTAGTGACAGTCAAACATTAACATTAGCAGGTGATGATTTAACTATTACCGGCGGCAACACTGTTAGTTTAAGTACATTAAGCACAGAGGTAGTTGATGATACATCACCACAACTTGGTGGCAATTTAGATTTAAATGGCAACGAGATTACTGGTAGCGGTGGTTCTGCGATATCAGAGGTATTAAACGTATTAACACTAGTGGGTGGTAATAATGGTATCATTATGCGTACAACAACTGGCGCAGGTAAAATTGTAATTGGCGACCAAGCAGGTTCCGTTGTACTTGGTAACTCTGCCAATTCAATAGAATTTGTAGACAATGTAGATGTTGACTTTACAAATACTAATGTTGACTTTACTAGCGCAACTGTAACAGGATTAACAGTATCACAAAGCATCGATAGTTTAACTGATGTAGATACAAGCACTACACCACCAGGTGTTGGTCAAGTACTTAAATGGGATGGCGCACAGTGGGAGCCAGCAAACGATTCATCTGGAAGCGGCGGAATTACATTAACAGCATTAAGTGTAACAAGTGCTAGTGCTAGTGCTAGTTCAAGTTTAGTTTATAACAATACAACTGGAGTATTCACATATACTCCTGCTCTTAATACTTGGGCATCTATTACTGGAAAAGATGACGCAAATGGTCCAAATGAGGTTACTATTGGAAGACTTGCAGGTTCAGGCGGCGACAGTTCAGTAGCAGTTGGCCAACTTGCAGGCGAGACATCTCAAGGTGATTATTCATCAGCATTTGGTCCCCTCGCAGGCCGGACAAATCAAGGTTCAAACTCAGTTGCGATTGGTAACCAAGCTGGGTTAAGTAACCAAGGTGACTACGCAGTAGGAATAGGTACCTTGGCAGGAGTGCTCACCCAAGGCGAGCGTGGAATAGCAATTGGTTATGAATCTGGCAGATCAAGCCAAGGCGCAGACTCAATAGCAATTGGTACGAAAGCTGGCAGAGGATCCCAAGGCAACAACTCAATTGTACTTAATGCGACTGGGGTAACTTTGGAAAACACAACAGCAAGTAGTTTAGTAATTAAGCCAATTAGAAATGCAAGTGGTACACATAGCATGGAATACAACCCAACTACAGGTGAAGTTACATATGACACACTTGGTGGCGGCGGTGGTGGTGGTATTGATTTAACAGCATTAAGTGTAACAAGTACTAGTGCTAGTGCTAGTCCAAGTTTAGTTTATAACAATACAACTGGAGTATTCACATATACCCCACCTAATTTAACAGAGCTAGGAAGCAATTTAGACCTAAACAGCAATGATATTACTGGAACAGGAAATATTAATATTATTGGTTCGATTACATCAACTGCGGTAGGTACACCAACTATTACTAGTAGCACTGATATCATTCTTTCAGCTAACAGTGGAAGTGGAATAGTTAATGCTAGTGGAAGTAAAATTACAAACTTAGGTACACCAGTAGCGGGAACAGATGCTGCAACTAAAGCGTATGTTGATGCTAACGGAGGAGGATCATTGTCGTGGGCAACTTTAGCTGATAAAAATAATGCCAGCGGACCTACTAAAATAGCATTAGGACTAGACGCCGGTTCAGTAACTCAAGGTCTCAACACCATAGCAATTGGTGAAACTGCTGGCCAAACTAATCAAGGCGTCTCCGCCGTAGCAATTGGCACTGGTGCGGCTACAACCGATCAAGGCGGTGCCGCAATAGCAATTGGCAACGGCACTGCGGTTACTAATCAAGGTGCAAGCGCAGTAGCAATTGGTAATGTGGCTGCCTTAGCTGGACAAGGCGACAACGCAATAGCGATTGGGAACAGGGCAGGCGGATTTGTAAATCCGCAAGCAGCAACTTCGATTATATTAAACGCAACTGGTGCCCAATTAGAAAATACAACAGCAGATAGTTTTGTAGTTAAGCCAGTACGTAATGCTAGTGGTACACATAGTATGGAATACAATCCAACTACAGGTGAAGTTACATATGACACACTTGCTAGTGGTGGCTTACCTAGCAGATCCCCTCCAATCGGCGCAACAAGCAGTTTAGCTGATGCCGCACAAGCAGACTTGGATATTACAGGATTCAAATCATACACATTAATGGCTATCACAACAGACAAAGCGGCCCGTGTAAGATTGTATGTGAATGCTGCAACAAGAACAGCAGATGCGGCAAGGGCAGAGGGTATTGATCCAACATCAGACGCAGGTGTTATTGCTGAAGTAATTACCACAGGCGCAGAAACTGTTATTATTAGTCCAGGTGCTATTGGATTTAACTTAGAAAGTTCGCCAACTACAAATATACCATGTAGAGTTACAAACAAAAGCGGTAGCACAGGTACTGTACAAGTAGGCTTAACCATACTACAACTGGAGGCGTAACATGGAATTGTTCCAAGTAACACTAAAGCATGGCGAAGACATTAATGCTTTCTATGAGGATATGGAAACACCAGGTGGTGCTCTAACTATTCCAGATCGTAAAGTAGAGTGTGCCGCAAGACGCCCAACTTCAAGAACCACAGGCTATATGCTTACTATGGAAGAAGCAATGGAAGTAGCTGATGACGACAGAGTTGAACAAGTTATACCACAAAGTGTTTTAGATAGAAACATAGATAAACCAGCAAGTACTTTCACAGGCAGGTTTGACAAAGGTGTTCCAAGCGGTTCAGCGCCGTTTACAAAAGCAAATGGTCAAACAGGAATGAAGTATACTGTTGATCACAAAAATTGGGGCATACTAAGACACAGTGAAGGCGCAAACAGAACCAATTGGGGATCAAATGCTTCATTATCAGATAGATATGTTGATGACAGTGTAACATATTCAGCAAGTGGTAAAAATGTAGACATTGTTATTGTTGAAATAAAAACATTAAGCGACCACGCAGACTATTCAAGTAGAGTAGTGGACTACAACTGGGGTCAACACTACAACACAATCACAGGTGGTACTAACTATACATACAGCAACGCAGACGCTCGTGACAACTATGGCGCAGAAGACAAACATCCCACAGCAGTCACAAGTTATGCGGCAGGCACACTATACGGACTTGCCAATGATGCAAACATATACATGTTTGACAAGACTTACGAAAAATCAAAGTCAGGCGGCAGTAGTGATGATAGAACTTATGCCTACATCAGAGAGTTTCACGCAAACAAAAGTATAAATCCAGCAACAGGTAGAAAAAATCCTACTATTGTTAATATTAGTTTGGGAACACAGACCCTAGTAGGCGGCGGGGCCGCTTTAATTCACTTCCAGGGTGTAACTACAGACAACGGCACAGGCAATGATCTATTAGCCGCAGAACTAAATGCAAGAGGTATATATGCAAGTGATCCTGAGTGGACAGACAATCAACAATTTAGTGTAAATTCGCAAGTCCTACTAAGTGATATGCAAGATGCTATAACAGATGGAATTATTATTGTAGCATCGGCAGGCAACGAAAACAGATACACTGATGTGTCAGATGGCGACAACTACGATAACTATATTGTTAGTGAGGGGGCATATTTCTTTAAAGATTACTACTTTGGCGGTAATTATCCATTTAGATATTACTATCATCGTGGCTCCACTTATACGTTCAATGGTGCTATTTGTGTAGGTGCGTTAGGAGTTAACACAAATCAAGGCAAAGCAGGTTTCAGCAGTTGGGGACCAGGTGTCGATGTATATGCCGCAGGAGTTGGTTGTTTTGGCGCAGGAGAAAGTAGCAATATTATGTTTGGTGTTCCGTATCCAGGACAAGAAGCAAATACATCAAACTGGGACACAGTACAGTCTGGATCAGGAACAAGTTATAGTGCGCCGTTCGTAACAGGTATGTTAGCTTGTTTAGCAGAAATATATCCTAACCTTACACACGCACAAGCAAGAACATATTTACACGACAATGCTGTAACAGGATTAATGGTAGACACAGCAGACGCAATAGATGTAGACACAGACACAAGAACAAGCATAGACGGTAGCAGCATTGATAGAATAGCATTGTGGAAGAATCACAGAGCCACATCAGGCAATATGGCGTTCAACACATATAACAAAGATGTTAACAATAAGCCTACAACTGGTGCTATCTATCCTCGTACAAGAATACGCAAGCGTGGGTAAATAGTAGTATGACAAATATAACCGCAGTACCATACTTTTATGACAAACAATTTAGACGCTATATTCAGCAATTTATTCGTATCTTTGCGGGCTTTCAGTATGTTAAAGGATACACTGAGCAAGGCGAGCCAGTGTATCATACAACACCCGTTCGTTATGGTGATATTAGTCGTATGGCGGCACATATACAAAGAGAGAACAGTGAGAATACATTAAGCACTGTGCCTTTTATTAGTTGTTATGTTACTGATTTACAACCAGATGTAAACAAACGAGTGTTTCCTCAGTTTGAAGAAAAAATGACTGTTATTGAAAAAGAGTATAATACTACTACTAACAGTTATCAAAATAAACAAGGCAGTGTGTACACAGTAGAACGTCATATGCCAGTACCTTATACGTTAAGAATGCAAACTGACATATGGACAAGTAACACAGATCAAAAAATGCAAATGCTAGAACAAATACTAGTATTGTTTAATCCAAGTCTCAACATACACACAACAAACAACCCACTAGACTGGAGTAGTTTAAGTGTTGTTGAACTTGTTAATACACAGTGGACAAACCGTGGTATACCCAGTGGTGTTGATGATATAATTGATATTAGTACTTTAACATTTGAGTTACCAATCTTAATTAATCCTCCAGCAAAGGTAAACAAAAGTAGTATGATTCATACTATCATTACTAACTTACATGAAGTTGCTACTGGAGATGCTGATAGTATCAAGGTGTTAAATGATATTAATGCTATCACTACTAGCTATACAGTAGTAGCAGTTGATAATAAAGTAAAACTAGATGTATCAGGCGGAGTAGCAACAGCACAAATACTAGGTAAAACTGGTGCTGTTGAAGCTGGGCTAAGATGGGATACTATTTTTAAACAATACGGTGCTGAACTCAGAGAAGGCACTAGTCAAATAAGATTTAAACAAACAGACGATCCTGGAGATATGACTACTGATATTATTGGTAAACTTAATGGTGACAGTTCATCAGATACATTAACAGTAACATTAGATAATAGTACTATAACCGCAGATTCACAAACGGCAGTAGATGCTGTAATTGATCCACAAACAAGTTATCCAGGCGATGGAACATTAACTGCTGCTGTGTCTGGCGACCGTTACCTTATACTTAATGACGTACCTAGTGGCGGCTCTTGGGGTACTATATCTGCTAAGAAGAACGACATTATCAGCTATAATGGCACTACATGGAGTGTCTCTTTTGACGCCAGCACTGTTAGTACTACCGAGCATACAACAAACACAACTACTATGGATAAACTTAAATGGAATGGTTCACAATGGGTCAACGCATACGAAGGTACATACAATAGTGGTTTTTGGAGAATATACTTATAATGCTAACAGCTAGTGGTTGTTGCTTTTTAGCTCTCAATACAGGACGGTTAATGCTACAACAACGTAGTAAGACAGTAAGCCATCCACTTACTTGGAGTTTTTGGGGCGGTAAGTCTGAGAAAAAAGAACGCCCTATAGAAACATTGCTACGTGAATGTAATGAAGAAATGGGCGACTTACCTGATATTGAAAAGGTATATCCCATACACACATTTGTAAGTAATGACAAAAATTTTACTTACCATACATACTGTGTTACTGTATTTGAAGAATTTATCCCAGTTACTAATAATGAAACAGCAGGCTATGCTTGGGTAGAAGTAGACGCATGGCCTAAACCACTACATCGTGGTGCTCGTGTAGTACTGGAAAAGGCAGACATGGTTGATAAAATTGTCGCTATATGGGAAAGACAACGCTATAAAGAAGACTTGCCCAATTGGCTTGATAGTTTTTGATACTCATCACTATCCTCACCATAAATTTTCTTAACACGAATCATACGTTTGTTTGATAACTGTGTTTTTTCATCTGATGATTTTGTATTCCATTCAGTAAACCTTTTTAGTATGTGATCCCAATTAACAAACGTATCATAATCAAATTTTGGATTTAGTATATCAATTTCAGCTTGTTGTACACCAGCCTTAATTAAAGTGTTTACTCTTGAAGGTTCTAATCCAGTATATGCTGTAAGAATTTTATTTTTCTTCTTTTTAATATTGTTATCATTACCGTGCTGTACATGCAAACATGTATAATATGCGTTAGCCCATGCTTTAAATGGATCTATAGTGTCATTGACATGCCCAATTGTTTCTTTAGCAATCTCAATATTACAAGGAATACTTACTTTTGATTTAATAAATTTTTTAATATAATCTATATTAAGTAGTAATACTGAATCATCTGCATATGTTAGTCCAGTACTTTGGTGTGCTACAGGAAATTTAACTATATCAGCATCTCCCAATGGATAATTTAGACCAGTAATATTATCAATTTTAACATCAGCATTTATTAACCAAATATGTTTATCAGTAATATCACTTAGTGATTCAAATACTTCAGTCATTGTTTTTTTATTATTAATCAGATGACATGACCGCTCAGTAATATTAGCTAATCTATATTTTTTCATAACAAACTTATCATTGAACGCATAGATATACATTGGGATTAAATTTACTTTATAAGCTGCAATTTGATTACTACGTATTACATTAAGAGGATCAGGCGAATGCGTTGGTACAAGATACAGTGCTTTCCATGATACTGGTCTTTTGCTGTGCGGATTACAACTTGGAAAAGAGTGTATACTATTTTTATTGTGCTGTTCTGGATAAAAGTTCCAGTTAAAATTAGGTTGTATATCATAATCTTTATTTTTTAACCAAACGTAAGGATAGTTATTTTTATATTTTTCTATAACTGACAAGTCTGTAACATCTGATGTTTCAATCACAGGATATCTTTTCCATTGGGAACGTGTAATACTAAATGCTGTTTTAATCATTTATATTTTCCATTTTTATTGCTATACTTCCTATATGTCCACAATTTTTACTTAGGTCAAAATCAACATATAACTTGTATTCATAATTGTGTAGTTGACTACAGAAGTATACATCTTCTCCTGTAAACGTTTCGTGCTGTTCACTCCAAGTTACCTGAAACCATGGACGTGGTATTGTCTTAAAGATACTTATGTCTATTAACATTAGTCCCATGCCAACAGCATATACTGAATGTAACCCACTGTTGTTATCCACAGTATCAAATTTATCAGATTTAAAAGCAGTATTGCGATAAGGCTTTGTTCTAGTACTGTATGTTGCAGCAACTGCCATTTTGTTGTGGTTGTTTAGTCGTTCGTATATACTTACTGGAAACAACATATCACTATCTAACCAAAGTATTTGTGTACACTTATCACTCATTGCGCTTGTTGTCAAGCGGTAACGTTGGTCAGATATTATACTGCCGTTTTCAAAATATAATTTGTAGTCTATATTATTTTTTGTTAGATGAGACGTTAGTTGTACTAAGCAATAAGCAAATCCAGTGTGTAACGTATCTCTAACCGGAACACATATACCAAGCATATTACATCATGTTTAGTGGCACAACGTCATCTTGCTGTACTGTTTTTTCAGCATTTTGTACTTCGTTGTTAAGTTGAGAAGAAATAATAGTTGCTTTACGTACACAGTCAATAAAGTAATCATTACCTAAACAAGTCATATCTTCCATTGTTTCTGTGCTTACTTTACCGGTTGCTAATAATTCAATAGCACTGCGTTTAGCTAGTCTTTCTACATAGTATTCAACTTGCTCAACATTATTTTTAAATTGTAATTCATCTGATTTATATTCTTTTTCTAAATTACTTTTAACTTTTTTTAGCATCTTGATATGGCTACGATTCTTTCTCCAGAATGGTGTAGCTTTTGTATCAGTAATATCTTGGATAACTTTCGCATACTTAGATGCGGGTGTTGAACATCTGCCCAAGACAAATGTACTATATTCAAATTCAGACATTATTTTCTCCTATGAGTTTATGGTTGTCCACCGAAACTAGAACTTAGCAAAACTGTATTGCCAGCAGTAATACCTACTTGTGTACCAAGAGCACTCATTGTTCTAGTAGTACCACTAGTAAACCCATAGTGTATTTGCACTTGGTTTATTGATATTTGACTACCTGTTGCTGGTAATGCCATAGTTTCGGTCCTGTTTCATTCTATACTACTATATTTATGTATCATTGTCAATACTATTTTATTATTATCGACTCATTAAATCCTTGACAAGTTTTTTTAGTTCGTCAATTTCTGTTTGCTGTTCTTTTACTGCTTCAATAAGCAATGCTGTTAGTTTTTCATACTGTACAGTTTTATAATCAGTACCTTTTTCAGTATTAATAGCTGCTTCTTTAACTATTTCAGGAAGTACTGCCTCAACTTCTTGTGCGCTAACACCAACTTGTGTACTATCATTATTGTATCCCAAATCTTTTGCTAGTTGATTTTCTGTAAAGTAATATCCATTTAGTTGTTTTACTTTATCCATAGCGTTTGGAATAGTACCATGGAAGTCTTTAAGTCTTTCATCTGAGTAATACGCTACCACATCACCAGCTGATCTTATTGTGCCACCAAAGTAACTTGTTACAGCATCAGCAATATAAACACCGTAAGCAGTTGTAGGCAGTACACCTGCGTAGTTACCGTAGTACAAGTATGTAGTATTTGTTTGCGCTACAGTATCGTTATTGTCGTATTGTGCTTGGAAGACATGTGAAGTACCGTAATGATCGCCTGTGCCGGCTGCTATTTCTATTTCACCGTAAACAGCACTTGCCGTAGTAACGTTGCCTGTATCTGCTATGTTAGTTGTTTTAAAGTATCCACCAATTAACGTATTAGTATCAGAAGTTGCGTTGTCGCTTTGTGCTAAGCCTTGAACTCCAAACACACTACTAACAGCGCCAGCACCACCGTTATCTTCTGCTTTAAAGTAACCACCTGTAACCTGAGAGGTTTGGCCTGTGCTTGGTGTAACTGTCGCATCAGCAAAAACGCCGTAAACCATATCAGCATCACCTGTGGAATCTACATCTAAGTAGGCTCCGTAGACTCTGTGTTCGTGATTAGTACCACCGCCTGTCGCTGTACTATTAAGGTCTATCCAAATGCCACCTTGCTCACGGTCTGCTGTAGTAACAGTTGCGCCTGAAAGGGTTGAAACGATTTCTTGAGCAAAGTAGAAGTCTTGCTCAGGGTTCGTTTGGTTTACAAGAAGACGAAGACCACCGTTGGCGTTGTTGTCTGTATCAATGGTTAGCGGACCAGTCATAGTACCGCCAGCTTTAGGTAAAGCGGCGTTGGCTGTTGTATTAGCTGTATTGGCTGTTGTATAAGCTGTATCCCAGTTAGCATCTTTTCTAGTACCAGCGCCTGTACCTGTTGCTGGTTTAGAATAGATGCCCTCATCAAACATCAGCTTACCATCAGCGAGGATAGTTGTAGTTGCTTCGGTACTACCTAAGACAAACGCTGCACCAGAGCCGTATGTCACTGTATCTGAATGTGAAAATCTCAAATGACCAATTTGACTAGCAGGGACGTTTGAGCTGAAAGAAACACCTACACTGCCACCATTGGTTGTATTTCGTAAATGAAGACTGTCGCCATTCTCGTTAATCGTAAGGCCACCAGTTAAAGTGCCGCCAGCTAGTGGTAGCTTAGTAGCGTCTGCTACAGTAATGTCAATAGACCCGTCAAATGCTACACCGTTAATATTTCTAGCTGTTGTTAGGGTATCAGCGTTGGGGTGGTAATGATCACTAAAATACTGTGTCCAAGTTGTATCCCAAGTGCCGCTTGTTTTACGTCTGCCATAAAGACTTACTGTGTTAGCTGTGCCACCATATGTTTGTAATAGCTGTTGCGATTGGCTTCCGTCTGGTAGTACTAACATAGACCCGTAAGCATAAGGGCTGTTGGCAGGATTGCTGCTACTCCAGTTGTATAGTCCTCTGGTATTGTAGGTGTCTAAGTCATTAGTGTTATTAATAGTAACCTGGTCTATGTTTGCCAAGGTGTGATTATGACTATCATCAGCAATAGCAACGGTCAGTGTAGCATTACCAAGGTTAGTAAATGTAGCTGAGCCAGTGGCATCGCCAGTTAATGTTAGAGTGGGGTCAGCAGTTAAAGGCGGTGGATTACCTGAACTGTAGTAATAAGAACCCTGCTGCCCATCCAGCAAATCAGCATCTAATCCGGAACCAGTACCATCAACAGTCTTGATGGCTGTCAGAAGTTGCGCAGCAGTTTGGTCTGCTGTGGCGCCTGCTTCAATAAGATCTAGCTTGTCTCCATCTACGGACACGTTACGCCCGTCAAAGGTGCTGTTAGTTGTGATAGCACCTGTTATGGCTCCACCAGCTTTTGGTAAAGCCGCATTGGCTGTTGTTGTTGTACTTGTAAGTACGCCGTCTCTTGCGGCTATGTCTACACCATCTACTGTGCCTGATAGTGCTATGTTACCTGTTACGTTTACGTCTTTATTAAAGTCCCACTCGTCATTTGTGCCGTCATATGTGATAGTAGCGTTAGCTCCATCTACAGTAATACCAGCTCCATTAGCGGCTGCGCTGTCAGCGGCGCCACTGGCAAGTGTGATATTTAAATCATCTACTGTTAGTGTTGTACTGTTAATTGTTGTAGTTGTACCATCTATTTGTAAGTCACCTGCGATAACAACCTTACCTGTATTATCGCCAACACCTGCTGGATCAATAGTTAATACTGCTGGGCCAGCTATGTAGCCTGATACAGTTATATTACCTGTTACATCTATACCTGTAGCTGTTGTGGCTAGTTTCTCATTACCGTCATTTAATAGTTTAGCACTTCCAGCTGTAAATGATGCTACTTGCTTTGTAAACGCATTTGTGTATATGTTGAAATTATCTGCGCCTAAATTAAGGTTACCGGCGGCGTTTTCAGATATGTAAACATTATTGTTTGTAGCATGAGCGTATATCTCTAGTTCACCGTTGCCAGTACCTCCAAATACAGCTTTATTACCATTAGTAAAAGATACATCACCTGTTATAGTGCCACCAGCTTTTGGTAAAGCCGCATTTGCTGTTGTTGTTGTGCTTGTAAGTACGCCGTCTCTTGCGGCTATATCTACACCATCTACTGTGCCTGATAGTGCTATGTTACCAGCTACATCAAGTTTTTGACTAGGCGAAGTCGTCCCAATACCAACATTACCTGATGGTAAGATGCGCATAGCTTCTGAGCCATATAGATTAAAAGCTATTATATTGTTTTGACGTTGCTCAAAAATTGCTTGGCCTCCGTTAGAGCCACTACCACTAGTAACAGCAAGGTGAAATCCAGCACCTGAGCCATCACCTGTAGCATCATTCCTCAACGCAAAACGAGCCTGATTAGCGCCGCCGTTTATGACTAACCCCGTACCTCCGCCAACCATTATAGGGTTAGTTGTACCAATACCAACATTACCATTTTCTAATATTCTAACTTTTTCAGACCCAGAACCTGATCCTGGTGTAGCAGCAGTTGATATAGAAAGATTATTTCCATTATTCATTATAGAAATTGCTTTACCAGCTGTTCCATTATTAAGGAATAATCTACTAGAAAGTGTGGCATTGTTTGCATCTGCATTTAGAGCAAGTCCGTGAGCACCACCCACGTTGGCAATATCTAATATTGTTGCTGGAGCATGACCACCAAGACTTAGAAATCCAGCTTCGGTAAGCCGCATTTTTTCAGTACCTGTACTTGTTCCAGGTGTAGCTAGAACTGTAAATCTTAATGCATTAAATGAGTTGTATAAACCAACAGCTTTTCCTGCAGTTCCGTTATTAAAGAATAATCTATTAGAAGCTGTTGAAGTAACAGTATCTGCATTTAAAGTAATACCATCAGCACCAGATGTTGAAATATCTAGTTTCGTGCTAGGTGTAGCTGTACCAATACCAACGTTGCCTGTTGAACTTTTAACAATAAACCTCGTATCACTACCATGAAGATATTGCAAAGAACCACCAACACCACTACTATCATTTAATACTTTTAACTTATGACCTGATGTGCCAGATGTACCTACATCAAACAAAAGTGCGTTGTGGGCCGATGCCCTAGCTGCTATAAGTGCACCGCCAGTATAACTATAGCTATGAGAGTTAGCAGCACCTGCAACAAATTGGGTACCTAGAAATCTTAAAGTGTTACCGTCACTGTTAGTACTTTGACGAATTTCT